AAAGTTGATACAGTTCCTGGTGCTGCAGCTAAAGTTGATACAGTTCCTGGTGCTGCAGCTAAAGTTGATACAGTTCCTGGTGCTGCAGCTAAAGTTGATACAGTTCCTGGTGCTGCAGCTAAAGTTGATACAGTTCCTGGTGCTGCAGCTAAAGTTGGTGTAGTTCTTGTGTAATCATTTACTTTCACTAATAGTTCTGCGCCAATTCCTTTATCTAAATTTAAACGAGGACCCCCAACAGCTTGAGTCACCGCTCGATTTGCTTCCTCTTGACTTTGAAAAATTTGGTTTTTTAAGTTAGAATTGGTCATATATTTAGCAGCAATTTTGGCTGCAATTGGAAGATCATTTGCTAAATCTGGATTATTGATTAAATCAATACCAAGCGCTTTACTCATTTTAACATAGTTATCTTTTCCAGTAAGTTGTATAAATCCTCTACCACGATATTTGTAGCCATCTCCGGGTTCTTTGTTTCCCATTTTTCCACTATAAACTAGTTCTGCTAGTCCTTGGGGATTTTGCAAATATGGTTTTAATTGTTCATCGGACATGTTTTTCGTTACGGTAGGAAAAACTGTTCTTATTCTATCTATCGTGTTAAAGTGCAAGTCTTCAGATTTAGGAACAAAATCACCGGTTTCTTTTTTTATATTTCCCAAAACAGCTAGTTGTGTTTTTTCGTCTGTTATACCTTCCTCTTCTAAAGCTCTTATAACAATTGTTTCACGACCGTAAGGTGGAAATCTCAATTCTTTTGTTGGTGTGGTTGACTGAGCAGCTGCGTTATCTATTGCTCGCACTGATGCTTGAGTTGCAGTGGTTTGTAATGCTGGTGTTGGTGCCGCTGGTGTAGTTGATTGAACAGTTGCATTATCTACTGCTCGCACTGATGCTTGAGTTGCAGTGGTTTGTAATGCTGGTGTTGGACTTATTATATTTTTTTCTTTCGTATAACGCTCAATAGCAGTTTTGCCTCCTTCAATTTTAGCAAAACTTAAATTGTTTAATTGACTGACTGTAAGTGTTTCTCCACCACTTAATTCTTGCACTCTTTTAATTTCATTGGAATAATAATTGATTAAATCTTCACCTTCAAGTGGTGTAAATTTAACACCAGCACTTCGACCAGTACCCTTTTTCATATAGCCTGGAACACCATTCTGCATTACAAGTCTTTCACCCTTTGGTCCAATTCTTTTTTGTTTTTCAGCCTCGTCTTGATTTGTGCCTAACCCTGTTGTTGTGTTTTTTGGAACCACTGGTGTTTCTTCCGGCGACATCGTAACTGTTCCTGGTTCTTGTTCTGCTTGAGCACTTCCAGTAATAGTTTCTTCACCTTCCTTTCCAGACATTGCATCATTTTTAACAAGATAAGAAATTAGTGATGCTACTCCCGCAACACCTAAAGTTGCTAAAACAGCTGGATTTAAAATAAATGGTATTGCAGAACGAAGAACTGATCCTAAAGTTTTCGGTGATGAACTTGGTGGAGTTGTTGGTTTAGTTTGTCCAGTGGGAATATTTGGAGGAATTGGTGGTGTTTTTCCAGGTATTAATAAACCTCCGAGAGCTGCCGTTGCTGCACCGAGTGCTAATTGAAATGTTGCAAGAGCGCCAACTGTGGCCGCTAAAATTGATCCTAAATTAAATTTACCCAAAGGAGTTTCAATTTCTGTTCCTAATGCTACTTTAAAAGATTCAACAACAGCGTCAATCATCGATTTAACAGCACTTTGTAAGGATTTAATAACTTCGGAATCAATTAAAAGTGTTTTTAATTCTTTAAATCCACTTTCTATAGCATTAAAAGCGCCAATAAGCATATCTTTTAAAAAGTCTCTTATTTTTTGTTTTGTATCTTCATCTAAATTTTTAAAAATTAATCCAAAAATTCCGGCACCAATTATGGCTTTAATAAGTGTTCCAAAAAAACCAGATAAAGAGGGCAAAAGGCCAGTTAAAAGAGAACCAGCTCCACTGATACCTTTTCCTAATAAAGAAAAAATTCCACCAAATAGGCCTCCAGTTTCTTCTTTTTTTACCGGCGTTGTTCCTGGCATTATTTGAGAAGATTTTTCTCTTTTAAACTGCGATTCATATAAAGCTTCTCTTTCTCCAGCTAATTTAAAGAAAGCATCAGATCCTTTACTTGCTGTGCCACCCATCAATTTAACGAGTTTTTGAATATTAATTCTTGTTACATTCATGTCTCTAGCCAAATATGGTAAAACTAAAGAATTTTTTGCCGATATTTTAGCGTGAGTTTTTAAATCGGAAGTTTCGTTAATTAGTACGTCAAGTTTTATATCGATCAATGGAGATGGCTTAGTTGATTCTTTTGCCTTCAAATTTTCTTTTATCGCAGAAGGTTCTAAAGGATTTACAGGAGCTAAACTACTTGCGGTTGGCACAGTGTATGCTTTAAACAAAGAAGGTAAAACAGCTGCTAAAAACCCAGTTTGATTGAAAATTTGTCTTGGATCAAATTTCTCCAATCCTCTTTTACCTAAAGTGCTAAAAACTCCGCCACCCTTCTTTTTCTCGGCTTTGTAAATTTCAGCTAATCTACTTTTTTTATCTTTTGCCATTTTACTTTCTTTGACGCTGCTGTTCTTTTAATCGTTCTCTTTCTTCTTCTAGATATTTAACAAGCATATCAATATAAATTTGTCTTTCCCAAGGTAACATATTATCCAATTCTGTCAAACTATATTTGTGATGTTGCATTAATGAAAAATTAGTTTGATAGTAATTACCAAGGGTATCATAACCAAAATTTAAACGAAAAAATTTTGTATTCCTTCTACAACAATTTTTTCTTCATAGCCACATTTTCTACACTTAAAATCTAATTCTTTTTTTATTTTTGGCATTGTATTGAAAAAAATTTGTATTTTATTTAAATCATCTTGTTGCAAATTTTCTACAAATTCAATCAACTCTTGTTTTTCAGTATCTTTAGCATAATACATTTGATTTTCATCGTAAATATAGTCAATACAAGAAGTAATAATTTCTATTAAACCATCAATATCATTAAAATTTATATCTTTTATATTTTCTAACATTTTTATTGTTGGATACTTCATCATGATTCCAAGTTTTTTAGAAATTTCAATTTTTTTAGAATGTTCTTTACTGATTTCGGGCGCAATTTCTAAAAGATTTAAATCGAAATTTACTAAAGAACCACACTTCTTTGTTTCATTGTTTTCATCAGTAACATTGTTATTACAAGTGTATTTTAAATTAATTACTTCTCCGACTGATTTAGCGCGAAGGTTCATAAACAAATTTTCTAAATCAAATGTTGGCAATTCATCAATGTCAACTTTAGAAACAAGACAATTATTTAAAACCTGTTTTATTACACTTACAATTTCATTTTGATCTTCAGATTGTGCAGCCATCAAAAAGAGTTTTTGCTCTTTTACTAAAAATGGTCTAAACTTTACTTTTTTTCCAGTCGAAATCAGTGTTGTCTCATAAACAGGCACATCAATTTTGGGTAACATATTAACTCTCCATTAGTTAAAAAATCTTCCAAATGCTTTTCCAAATGGGCTTGAAACTTTATTTCCAAAGTTAGTTACGTTTTTTGCAACAGAATTGCCAAACAATTGCGTGGCAACTGCAACTAAATCATAATTTCCTTCATAGATAACTTTATAACGTTGATAGGCAAATTGAACACCAAGACGATGAAAGCCATCATCGCTCCACGCTAATGGTGCTGGTGATATACCAGTTGGAAATGCATCAATCAATTCAACTGCATAAATTTGTCTTATAAATTCATCATATTGTACAATTTTAATATTTGTTAAATAACGAGATTTTTCACCCTTTGGATATCGCAAATTGTTTGTATCACTTGGCATAATTGATTCAAGCCATTTTTCAAAAAGTTTACGCTCATAAAATTCGTTTGTACATATAAAATTTAATGTCATATCATTATATTGCATTTGATATGGAACTTTATAAGTAGGTCCATATACTTTAACATCGCTTGTCAATAATGTTTTACCGGGTAGTTCAGCACTTTCACATTGTAAAGCCAAGTATCTAGAAAGTGTAGCATTATCACTGAGCGACTGTGGGTCACTACTTACGCCACGAAATGCTTGTGTAATTTCAGCGACCAGTGTATTGGGTAAATTGATAAGTTTTTCCAAAAGCGAATTACCAACGAATTGATTGATATATGGTGGAATTGGCAAAACAACCTCAAAACGATTTGTCTTAGCAAAGCCTTCTTTAGCATTGGCGTTAGCTAAAAATGATTGTGGTGAAAATGCCATTAAAATTTCTTCCTAGATTCAGCATATACTTTATTTGCTGTAGCACCAACAAAAAGAGAAACCGGCAATAAAGCTGCTATGTCCCATTCGTCAGCAGTAATTTCTAAAAACCTAGATTCGACATGATTAAACAGATAACGTTTAATACATGCATTTACTTCATATGTTTTGCTTGCTTTTGAAAGTAAATCATAACTCAACCTAAGTTTTGTGGTCTTATCAAATTTATTGTTATTTGCATATTCGCTTAATTTATCTAAAAGAATCATACGTTGTTTTGGATGTATGTAATGCAAATTCAGCCCTAAAAATCCATCATTATATTGCTCTATTGGTAAAACCAGTGGAAACCTGTCGTAATAAGGCAATTTATCTTTTGTTTTTGGATCGTAAAAATAAAAATACATACGGCCAATAATGGCATTATTTTTTAATCTTTGACGATCCGCTAAAAGTGCTTGCCGACTTGGTTTTAGTGTTTGTACTTTAGAACGTAACCATTCACGAGCCTGATTTGTGCGGATGCTCAAACCTTCTTTTGCAAGAGAATCTTTAATTCGGTTGATTAAATAAGCCATCATTTATTTAGGCGAATTCCCAATATTACCTTATTTACACTGATTTAGCTGTATAAGTATTGGTGCCTGATTTCAGATAATACCTAAATTTTTCTCCGTAAGAATTCTAAACTCCCATCCACGATCTTTACAAAATTCAGTAGCAGCTTTCCATTTAGATTGATTGATGGTATAAGTAATGTATTCGTTAATAAATTTTTGAGTTTGTTTTTTACGAATTGGTTGTTTAGTTTGATGTTCTGGTTTGACTTCAATTACATGTGTCATTACTGTTCCATCTTTCTTTTTAACTTTTATAATAAAATCAGGAAAATATCGATGAATTTTATTGTCAACTGGATTGTAATATTTGATTGCTAACTCTTCGGAAGACCAATAAATTACGCTCTCGCTTTGGTCAAGCCAATCCATCACTTTTCTTTCCCAAGTAGAACGCCAGATGATGTTTGTTGCATCACCAGCATACTTCTGTGGATTTTTGGGTGTAAATTTTCCTTTATATGACATAAATATATTTATTCTCATAGGAAAAATAATGGCCTTATTCTCTTTTACTGACATACGATTTAAAACAGCTGCTAGAAGAGTGGGATTAAATGGAAGATTAGTTGGCGGTCAATACGATTCTAATTTATATCGTTATCCAATTGATTTGGGTGAAGCTAACAAAGGTCATTATATGGTTTTTCACATCAATGTGCAAACCAAAACAGAATTCAGCTCGCCACTTTCCTTTGACACTCCAGATATACTTAACAGTCCAAATCGAGTCACCAGTGGATTAGCCAATATTACAGATACTACGAATTGGCTTCGAGGACAACTTGATAATGCAGCTTTAGGGCTAACAGAGGGGTTACAGTTAACTGAATCCACAAGAACAGCTATAGAAACTGCTAAATCTGAAATTGGTCAAGGTTTAGACTTTGTTGGTGATTTAGCTAAAAGAGTATCTATTCAGGGCGCAAGAACAATTCAAAGAACTGCCGAGACAATAGCTTTATACATGCCCGATACATTAAATTTTGGCTATGACCAAAGTTATGATGGTGTTTCTTTGTCGAGTCCTTTTTTTGATATTCTTAATGCTGGTAAAGATGTGTTGCAAGCCGGTTCTTCAATAATCGATTTGGCAAAAGGCGGTCAAGTTTCTGTTCAAAATATTTTAAAATCAATTCCTAACAATTTAACGCCTTTTGCTGTTGACTATTTAAGTAGGTTTGCACCAACTAATGTTTTTGGTTCTAATTTCGGCCGTTTTGCCTTAGCATCATTAGGTGTGGCTCGGAATCCTTTATTGGAAGTTATTTACACAAGTCCATCGTTAAGAAAATTTCAGTTTGATTTTATTTTTTATCCAAGAAGTGAAAGAGAGGCTCAACAAGTTCAAAGCATTATAGATTCGTTTACATTTCATCAATCGCCGGAAATTCTTCCTGGTTCTGGTGGTGTATTTCTTATACCTCCTTCTGAGTTTGATATTAAATTTTATTACAATGGAAAAGAAAATCCAAATATACCAAAAATATCGACATGTGTTTTAAATGGTTTAAATATTGACTATGCACCATCTGGTTTTTCAACTTATGAAGTTCCAGGTGAAACAACTCCAAGTGTTGGTAGAACTGGTATGCCTGTTGGTATTCGTTTACAATTGAATTTTACAGAGACACAAATCATTACTAAAAATTCTTTGAGGCCTGATAGCTTTGCATCACAAGCTGAAAATGTTTATTCTCCGAGAGATGAAAACGGTGAAGTAATTTACATAGGATAAAAAATGGCAAGTTACTTTTCAAGATTTCCTAAACTCTTTTTTTCAATTAATGATGGCCAAACAGTTGATCGTGTAACCAATATTATGTCTAAATTTTCTTTGAATGAATCTATCAAAGAAAATACAGCCGTTTATTATGAGTATGATGTTAATGAAAGTGATACACCAGAGATTGTGGCACATAAGATGTATGGTTCAGCACAAAGACAATGGATTGTTTTAATGATGAATAATATTGTTGATCCACAATATGATTGGCCTTTAACGACAATTACACTGAATAATTTTATTGATGCTAAATATTCAAATACACAATATGCTAATTCAAACACCTCTGGTGCTGGTTTATCATATGCTAGTTCAAATATACACTCATATTATAAAATTATTACAACAACAATACCAAATGGTTCTAAAATTACTAATGAATATCAAGTCGATGCAAATACTTATGCTAATGTTACCGTATCATCATCAAGCGTTACACTGCAAGACAATAATGTAATTACAATTTCTACTACAAAAACCACTAAAACTTATTATGAACATGAAACTGAGATAAATGAATCTAAAAGAAAAATTAAATTATTAAAGCCAGAATTTGTAGTAACTTTAGAAGATGAAATTAAAAGAGTGTTTTAAAAATGGCAATTTCGTTTAAAAGTACCACACAATTTAAAATTGAGCGACTAGAATTAGTAATAAACTCTAGCCAAAGGTTTTCAATTGATGGTCTGTTTAGTGAATTAAATCTTTATGATAATCTTTTTACTCCTTGTATTTCTGGTAATATTTTAATTACTGATGCACTTGCTCTTGTCGATCAATTAAAATTAAATGGCGATGAAAAAATATACATACGAATTTCAAAAGATGAAGAACAAGAAGACTTTAGATATGAAAAAGAATTTGTAATTTATAGTTTAACAAATAAAACAAATTTAAATATGACTTCAACTGTTTATATTTTAAATTTTGTATCTAAAGAATTTTTATTGTCTTTACAGAAAAAAGTAAATCAAAATTATTTTGGCACATTTACTGGTATAGCATATCAATTGTTAACAGACACAGATTATCTTGGTGTTGCTGAAGAACCTCCGCAAAATGGAGAAAGTGGAGTTGGAGTTTTTTGGGGTTCTGATGGCCTACAAGATTTAATATTTCCTACGTTGACGCCATTTGATGCTATCAACTTTGTATCTCAAAAAGCTCTTTCAAAAAATATTCCTGATTTTTTATTTTTTGAAACACATAAAACTGGTTATAACTTTGTTACACTGTCATATCTTTTAGAACGAGAAAGTGTTTTTCAAATTAATTTTAAACCAAAAAATTTATCAAATACAGCTGCTGCTAATCAAGAAGAGTTTTTAGGCGCTCGTGATTTAAAAGTTTTATCACAATTTAGTGTTTTAAATAATGTTGAAAGTGGTGTTTATGCCGGCCGTTTTGTTGGTTTCGATACACTTACAAAAACAACAAAAATAACAACAATTGTAAGTGATAAAAATTTGTCAGATGATAAAAACAAAAAATTCAATGAAATGACAAATTCAAGAGTTGTTTCTTACCCTTTTGCTTTGCCTAGAACTACAGTAGAATATATTAAAGAAAACAATCCTGAAGCATATGATACGATTGATCGTTCTGAAAATTATGTGTTTCAAAGAAAAGCTATATTTACAAATTTAATTCAACAGCGGCTTCAATTAGTCATGCCTGGAAATTTTGAACTTTTTTCTAGTCGTAACATTTATTTAAAAGTTCCCAAATTTTCCACACAACTTGGTGATGATGCTTTGGATCGATCTCTAACAGGTAAATATATAATTACAGGATCAAGACATATTATTAAACCAAATCGTCATGAAACCATTATTGAAGTTTGTGCAGCACAACTATTGGGTTTAAGAAATAATCAACTTGGTGCTGAAGATTTTACTTCGTTTTACACTAAAGAAGAATTAGAAAATATACCACTTTAAGGAATCAATTTAATGTTATCGCAAGATTTTTATGGTAAAAAAGGGTTTATTTGGTGGATTGGTGTTGTAGAGGACATTTATGATCCATTAGAACTTGGAGGAGCTCGTGTTCGTATTATTGGTTTGCATAGTGAAGATACAAGTTTAGTGCCAACTGAAAGTTTGCCGTGGGCTCAACAATTAAAACCTTCAACCGGTTCAAACACATATTCTAGTTTAAATGTTGCTGATTGGGTTTTTGGTTTTTTTCAAGATGGTGAATACGCACAAATACCAGTAATTATGGGTGTTTTTTCTGGTATTGAAGGTGCTCAATCTACAACAATCTATCAAACTTGGGCTGCAAGTCAAGGTGGGTATGTACCTAAACAACCAAATTATTCTGGTTCATATGATCCGGCTTTTTTGGAAGATGAGTATGGAAATGACGCAAAGGCAGTAGAAAATGCCGACAGTGAAATATCTGTTACTGGTCAACCAGCAGTTTCACCGGCTTTTCGTGGTGTAAAACCAAAAGTTATGGCGGCTGCAAGTAATAAAAGAAAACACATCTGTGATATTTCTCCTTTTGTTAAAAAAGCTGTTTCGCATGTAAATGGTCTTTTTGGAATAGTCGTCGAAGGATTAAGGCAAGTTGTTTTGGCGGTGATTAAAGCTTTAGGTTTTGACCCAACTGGAATCGCTTCTTTTTTAAAAGAAATAGCGGCTTATATAACAGATTTTATTCAAAAAATTAGAAAAGTTTTAAAACTAATAAGGGATGGTATCAACAAAATAAAAGAATTGGTAACTTTGTTTACAACAGTCATCCGATACATTTTAAGTTTGCCCGAAAGAGCTAAAAAGTTTTTGATTGGATGTTTAAATGATATTGTTGATGCAATTAAAGCTGGATTTGCAAATATTTTAGTTCCTTCTTTATTTGGGCCTGGAAGTTTAACAGATGAATACAATAAAATAAAAAATGAACTTAAAGCTCTACAAAGAGAATCGATGCTTGTAACACAAGATTTAATTTCTGTAGCGGGAGCCGTAGGCACAGTAGTTTCTTTAGTTAATAAACCAAAATATAACCAAGCACAAATTAATACTATAACTGGAGATGCTCAATTAGCAAAAAGTGTGGATGAAACACAAAAAAAAGTAGATTCTAAAAATCCCACACAATCTGAAACACAAATTCAAGGCCAATATGGTGATTTAATGTATTTACCGCCAGCACTGGTTAAATCAATCATGTCTCCCACAAGTGAAGAAGAAATTTTGTCTTCTCAAAAATTAACTAATGGCTATGTTAATGCTTTAACTAAAACTTCTACGACGATGACTAGTCGAAATAATTATAACAATAGTGTCTTATGGTGAAAAAATATGGCAAATGAAATGGATATTGAATTTCCCGATGGTTATAATGCTTGGGTAGAACCAGAAAGTTCTCCAACACAAGAAGCTGATAGAGCAAGATTTCCATATAACAGAGTTATACAAACAAAAACTGGGCACATTTTAGAGTTGGATGACACTCCAGGTAATGAAAGAATTCGTATAACTCACAGAATGGGTACCTACACTGAAATGAGGCCCAATGGAGATGTAGTTCATAAATCTTTTGGCGATAATTATGAGATAATTATTGGAAATAAAAATGTTTCAATAGATGGCGTTTGTAGTATTACAGTTTTAGGTGATGCTATTTTTGATATAAAAGGTGATAAAATTGAAAAAGTTTCTGGTGATTACACAATTGAGTGTGGTGGTAAATTTACGGCTTATGCCCATGATGAGGCGGCTTTAATTTCTGATGTTGACGTTAGGATTTCGGCTGGTAAAGATTTAAGTGAAGGAGATGTGAATTTAACAACAGGTGGAAAAGTTGTAACAAGTGGAGATTTAAAAGTTCAGGGTACAATGACCGGTGAACTTATAACTTCTGTAACAAGGGTGAATGCTGGTACCGGTATTTTTGCTGGCCCTTTAGGTTTTGTTTCAATTCTTGGAGGGTTATCAATTGGTGTTCCGGCTGCCATTCCCGGCACAATTAATTGCATAGGTTTAATAAATGCCTCTGTAATGAATTCAGCAAGTGCTAATCACCTTTTAGGCTCATCTGTTCTGGGTATTTCAATTGTTAATGATTTGTTATATGATGGTCACGTTCATTTTTGTAAAGTGGGACCAACAACACCAACACCAATGCAAGCTGTTGGTTAATATTATAGGAATTTAAAATGGCAGTAAGAATTGATTTAATGGGAGATGTTCACCGAAATGGTGGGTCTGGTGGTTCAGCGGAATCGATGTCTGGAATGATTTCAACAGAAACACCATCAAGTTTATCTTCGTTTTTAACAAACAACGCAAGAGACACAAATCAAAATCGTAAATTTTCAACAAGTTCTCCAACAGCCTCTATTTTAAACAGATTAGGATATAATTTTGATCCTGCGGATGACAATATTTTGAAATTGTCACCAGAAGTTTTAGAGCAATTAAGAAGAATGCCAAGGCTTTTTAAAGATTGGCAAGCTGAAGATTTAAGAAGTGGAAATGTTGGGAGTTACTATAAAAATCCAGCGGCTGACAACGTTTTATCTATCAATGGTGTCTTGGAAGAAATTAAATCAAAAATATTAGTTAATCCGGGAGGAACCACATTTACGGGTGAAGAGGTGATAGAAACCGGGCCTACGTTTATTTCTCCTTTAGGACCAATTTATGAAGAAGCAAATTTTGCTTTAGAAGAAGGACAAAAATTTTTATCACACACAAATAGATTATCAAATGTTGAACCTGTAACTTTTGATAACGCTAATTCTCCACATTTTACGGTTTGTTCGGGTTTATCTAAAGTTTTGACTTTCATGTGTTATCAAGTAGATGGAACCGAAACTGCCGAACCTTCAGTTGGATTTTTTACAAGTTTGTTTATAAATCAAGAGCTTACAGATTATAGAAATACCGTTATTACATATCCAGATTTAATAAAAAACAGTATCGTAACAACAACTGTTCCAACTGGTGAAGATGAATATACAACTACATCTTCGAATCTAACGGTGTCACAAGTTGAAACAATAGCTAATACAATTAGATCAATAAAAGTTTTATTTCAAACTAGAAGACAACATGATGAAAATTATTATACAAAAGCTCTAGATATAGTTAAAGAACAGAAAATTTTTATGGGCATGAATAAAGGTGGAGAATTTGATGATTATATGTTTAAAAATGTCATTGGTACTGAAAAATTAAAAGCAAGTAGAAATGTAGCAGATAATCCGGCGCCATTTGAAAGACAAATTATTGTTTCTGAATTTGGCCATATGAAAGTTTACAATAAAACAACAGGCGAAGTCATTGAAAGTGATGATGACATTATTGAAATACTTAGAACGCCGGTAGAAGATGATGAAATTATACAAACTGTTTTTGTACAAGGTGATCCACCTATTCCAACAGAAATTGTTAATGAACCTTTAGTATTAACTTTAGATGAATTTATCGAACAATACAATACAAATGTTCTTACCGTAAATGTTGGAACAAATGAATTAAATGTAAACACTGGCGCAATTATATTCAACACTTTTAATGGCGTTTTTTCTGGCACCAGAATTATTCGTGTTACAAATATTAACGACAATGTTTACTATTATTCAAATTCTACAACAGTATCTAATTTTTTAAATTCTGAAGTTGTTGTTTCTGTTGAAGATGTAATAAGACGTAGACCAATTAAGACAGTTATAGTAGCAAACACTGGTTCTGGCTATTCTAATGGGACAGTTGTAATTACTGGAGGAGGCACTGATAATATTTCAGCAACAATTACAGCAAACGTAAATGCAATCAGCGGCTCTATTAGAACTCTTAATATAATTTCTCAGGGTGCTTACACCACTGTTCCAACGTTAAATGTAGCAGCTCTTGGTGGGTCAAATGCAAACCTTATAGCTGTTTTAGATGACCCAACTAATTCTATTGCAAATGGTGAATCATTTAATATTTCGGTAACATTTATTAGTTTAGCTTCTGGTAATACAGTTGATTATGGAGTAATTACAATCAATCCAGGAATTGATTTACGAATAAAAGGTTATAGCAATGTTTCAACAGCTGGTATTTTGTTGCCAAATTCTCGTTCTCTTGCAATCAATGTGGGCACTACAGATTTAAAACCAAAAGTAAATGTATTTAATGGGCCTTATGCTATTGTTGATTCTTCTGCAACAGGGACAGAAAAATGGACATTTAGAAATTTAAGTGCTAATTCTTTAACTATTTTAAGTGTAATTGAAACTACAAACGGAATAAGCACAAATAATAACACACACATGAATGTTCAGTTATATCAGGCTTCGGTACCAAATACATTAAATACAAATGATACCGTTCTTTGGTATGCTAATGTCAAACCATTGATTGAATTTCCAAATGTTTCTACTTTTTTGGTGACAACGTCTGATGGACAACAAAGAACTATTACAATTGGTGTTGATCGTGGTTTGGTAGATGTTGGAAATAATTTTAATGAAGTTTTAAACAGTAACCCAGATATTATTGTAACAAATTCACCATTTACAATTCGTGCTTTTGGCGCCAAAGCTAATACTCGCTATACTTATAGTGGGCCAAACATATCTGGTTTTGGTTACATTGGAGCCAACGGTTACGCCACCATTGCTAATACAACAATTACAAGTAATGGTTCTTATACTTACACTGTAAATTTTGAAGGTACCAATCATCGAAGAACACTTACAAAAGTTATTACCATTTAAACTAGTATAAATAAACAATGGCAACAGTCACAACAAATATTGCTCGTCAATTTAAAGATTTGGATTTAAATTTTACAATCCACCCTTTAAAAAAAGACATTAACAAACACCTTGATGCAATGGCTGTCATAAATGCTATTAAAAATTTGGTGTTAACTAGTCATTACGAAAAACCATTCAACCCAGATTATGGGTCAAATGTTCGTAAACTTTTATTTGAAAATTTAGACATTATTACAGCTTCAGCAATTGAAAGAGAGATAAGACAAACTATTGAATCGTTTGAACCTCGCGTAAGAATTATTGGCGTGGCAGTAATACCAGATATAGAAAATAATGGTTTTAGTGTTCGAATGGAATTTTCAATTATAAATCAAACAAACCCAGTTTCAATAAGCTTTTTATTAGAAAGAATACGATAAAATGGCCTCGAATCGCTTAACGGTCACCGATCTAGATTTTAACACAATTAAAACAAATTTAAAAACTTACCTTCAAGCACAAGCTGAATTTACGGATTATGATTTCGAAGCTTCTGGTTTAAGTGTTCTTCTTGACATTTTAGCTTATAACACTCACTACAATGCTTACTATCTTAATATGGTTGCCAATGAAGCTTTTATGGACACCGCAGTTCTTCGCAGTTCGGTTGTATCACACGCTAAAAGTTTAGGCTACACTCCACAATCAGCCACAGCGCCAAGAGCAATTATTAATTTAACAGTGCCCTCCGGCTCTTCAACGCCAGGATCGCTTACAATTCCTAGAGGATTCAACTTTAGAACAAATCTCTTAGAAAACACTACCTATAACTATACTGTTTTAGATGATGTAACTGTTAATAAAGTTGGTTCTGATTTTATTTTTAGAAATTTAAGCATTTATGAAGGTAATATTATTAATTATCAATATGCCTATAATTCAATAACAAATCCAAAATCTATTTTTATAATACCAGATACGAATGTAGATACAACAACACTTCAAGTTATTGTACAAACATCTTCAAGTAATTTATCGTCACAAACACATACTTTAGCTTCAGATGTTTTAGATGTAACTTCAAATTCAACTGTTTATTTTTTACAAGAAGGTCAAAACGGACAATTTGAAATTTATTTTGGCGATGCTTTTGTTGGTAAAAAACTAAGCGATGGTAATCTTATTAAAATTAGTTATTTGGTAACTTCTGGCTTTGACTCCAATAAATCAAATAATTTTACAGCATCATCTTCTGTTGCTCCATATACGACATATACAGTTACTTCCGTTTCCGAATCAGCTGGTGGCTCATCAAAAGAAAGTGTAGACAGTGTAAAATTAAATTCTGTGTTACAGTATTCAACACAAAATCGTTTAGTTACAACAAAAGATTATGAAAGTTACATTAAAAAAACTTATGGTGCTGTGAGTTCGATTTCCGTCTGGGGTGGTCAAGACGAAATTCCACCAGTTTACGGCAAAGTTTTTATTTCAATTAAACCCAAAACTAATTATTTTTTAACCGAAGCTGAAAAAACAAGAATAATTGATGAAATTGTAAAACCTAAATCAATTGTGGCGATTGATGCCGAAATAAGAGATCCAGAATTTTTATATCTAAAGTTGACAAATAAAGTTAGAATTGATCGCAAAAAAACATCACTGAATGATGAACAAATAAAAACATTAATACGAGCAGCTATTTTTAATTATTCAAATATCAATTTAAATAAATTTGGTGCAACTTTTGTTTTGTCTAAAGTCCAAGATTTTATTGATGCTGTTGATTTAGCATCTATTATAGGTTCAGAGACAATTTTACGCCTTGAAAAACGATTTACACCAGATTTAAATAACAGTAAAACATATACAATTAATTATAATGCTAAACTTTATCGAGGCACAATTTTAAATCGCTTATTTTCTTCTGAATTTACAATTAATGATTCTTTGGGCACAACAAGAACAGCTATACTTGAAGAAATACCAGAATCATTTACCGGTCTTTCATCCATAAATGTAACTAATGCTGGTTTTGGCTATGTTTCAGCACCAACAGTTACAATCACTGGCGATGGCACAGGTGCTACAGCTACCGCAACAATTGTTAATGGTCGTGTCACATCAATCACAATTACAAATCGTGGTATTAATTACAGTAAGGCTGTTGTTTCTTTTTCTGGTGGCGATGGTTATGGCGCTGCTGCAATTGCTGTTCTTGATGGCCGTTTTGGCACTTTAAGAACAGTATATTTTGATGAGCTGGCTCAAAGACAAATTATAAATTCAAAAGCGGGAACTATTGATTATGACACCGGTGAAGTAATAATTACCGATTTAAGAGTATTATCAGTTATAACTTCTGATGGCGTTATTAGAATAAGTGTTGAATCAGAAGATGGAATTATTTCATCTGTAAGAAGTACAATCTTGTCAATCGATCAAACAGATTCTACATCGGTAACTACTGAAATTACTGCTGTTTAACATGGATCAAAAATCATCTCTTTTAATTGAAGGACAAGTACCGGCTTTTGTTCGTGAAGAATATCCATTATTTGTCACTTTTCTAGAAGCTTACTATGAGTTTTTAGAAAATAAACAGGGCTTAAATAAAAATGATTTGATAACGCAAGCCAAAAAACTTAAAACAATTTTTGATGTTGATGAATCCATTAATGAATTTGAAGAGAATTTTTTTAACACTTACGCATCTTTGATTCCTGTTGATGTCCAAGGAAACAAAGAATTATTAATTAAAAATATATTGCCACTTTATCAAGCCAAAGGCTCCGAAAATTCTTTTAAATTGTTGTTTCGTTTTCTTTTTCATGAAGAACCAACAATTTTTTATCCAAGAGACAGTATTCTTCGAGCTTCTTCTGGTGAATGGAAAATTGATAATTCCATTAAAGTTTCAACAGATATTTCTTCTTTTTATACCGCCGATGGTAATACGAAACAATTTGTAATGATTTCACAAGAACCTTCGGCAAATCTTGACGTTTATGTAAATGGTACTTTAACGACCAGTGGTTTTAAAGTTCTCAAAGAATATAATTTAGTTGAATTCAACAGCAATGTGGCTGCTAACTCAACTTTAGAAATTTTTTATAATGTAATTGATCGTAATATTTTTAATAATCGTCAGTTAATTGGTAAAACTTCTGGTGCCACAACCGTTGTAGAGAAATCTTTTAATCGCTATTTAAATAATGTTGAAATATTAGAAATGTTTGTTGATGTTAAAACTTCAGTGGGTGATTTTGAAATTGGTGAAATTTTAGAAACCAATGTTTTTATTGGTGATACTCTTGTTGACGTTAGATTAAGAACAGTATCAGAACTTAAAGAAATTACTATTGTTAATTCTGGTGCTAATTATAATGTTGGAGATCCAGTTATCATAACAGCGCCAAGATCACAAAGAATACCTCAAGCTGTAGTTTCAAGTGTTTCAAAAGGTGTGATTGATTCTATGACTATTTTAAAAGGTGGCGCTGGTTTTAAGGTAAATGCTCCAATTAGTGCTGATGGTTTTGGTAAGCCATTTGTTGATATTGATGTTGTTTCTGTTTTAACCACATCTTCAAATTCAGCTAATAGTTTTAGAATTTTTTCGGATGTTATTTCTGATATTGATCCAGCTAATACATTCATTAATGCAGCATCATATGGTTTAAGTGGAGTATATTCGGGAAATTCCAGTAGTATCATTAGGCATACTTTTTCAAATACTTCTTATACGAACATTGGTGAAATTATTGGTGTTCAAATTAATTCAGTGCAAATTAATTTTGGATCAATACCCAATTTTAATGCTGAAGCGGCTAACTTAGTAATTGCAAATATAGGGTCAACAGTAACTAATACTACAGTTTATATTAATAGTTTTGGGTCACTAGGCAAAACTGCAATACGAAACGGCGGCACTGGATATAGTATTGGTGATGAACTAGTTTTTACAAATCCTTCAGGTAGTTTTGGTGTAGGTGCTGCCGCCGAAGTTAGAACTATTGGCACTGGCGGAGCTATTACAAAAATTGAATTTGTTCCAAGTAAAATTGTTGGAACAGCCAACGTTTTTACAACAAACGCAAATGTAATTGGAACAAATACTTTTTTTCAAGCTAATTTAATTGTTGGTGATTTAATTATGGTCAACGGCGAATCTCGCAGCATAAGCACCATAACATCAAACACTCTTATGACCGTAAACACTGCTTTTGTTGCAAATTCAACAGGTAAACCAGTTCGTGTATACGGAACTCATTTAATTGGTGGCCAAGGATACAATCAAAATAGTTTACCTACTGTAACAATTACATCCACTGGCGGTTCAAACGCTAACGTTGAAGTTGTTGCCATCATGGGAGACGGTGAACAATTTACTGCAAACATTGGAACAAATAAACCAGGCAGTGTTCAATCTGTTTTAATTATTGATGCTGGAAAAGGTTTGAAATCTGTTCCAGACTTTGATTTAAGTCGATCTGGTGATGGCACAGCGACTCTCCAAGCTGTTTTAATTCCAACGGTTGAAGAATTTCCTGGAAAGTGGATTAGTCAAAAAGGTTTAGTTTCGTCTTCATATACAAAGTTACAAGGTAAAGATTATTTTATTGATTATTCTTATGTTATAGTTTCAAGTATTCAATTTCAAAAATACAAACAAGTATTAAAAGAGTTATTACATCCGGCCGGTTTAATTCCTTATTCTGAAGTAGCTAGAACAAACGAAATCGAATCTCAGCGATTAAAAGTTTCAACAGAAATATCTCAAGTAGCCGCATAAATAAAAAAATATGCCAACATTTTTAAGAAAAACGTCAAACTACACAGCAAATGTAGGTGATTATTTAATTGCCGACACAACAGCTGGTTCATTTACAATCACTCTCCCAGCCAATCCGACAACTGGTGACTTTGTTCAAATTGTTGATGGTGCTAGTTGGGAAACTTACAATCTTACAGTAGCAAGAAATGGCGAAACCATTGAAGGCAACGCTGATGATGTAACTTTAGACATAGGTGGAGTTAAAGTAGAATTCATTTATGATTCTACAACCTGGGAATTATTTGTTTCTGATATTGCTGTAGAACCTGAGGGCGCAAAATACACCTCAAAAAAGTTACGTTTTAATAATGCTGAACAATTCAAAGAGGCTTTTTCAGAAACAAATGCTTCAGTTGGTTATGTTTATTTGGGCCAACATTTACCTTGGGATATACCATCTTCTCCAGATACTTTAACTGATACTGTTGCAGCTGAAAAGTATATTTGGAATAATATGATTGCTGCAAAAAAAGTTACTGGTAATGATGTTGAATTTGTTATACCTAGAATTAATTGGACAGCTAATAATACTTATCGACAATTTGATGACACAATAACACTTGATACACTTGTAACATCGAATTCTTTAGCTAATGTTTATTCTTTTTATGTTTATAATTCTGAAAGAAATGTTTATAAATGTCTATCAAATAATTTAAGTTCTAATTCGACAGTTGAACCATTAGGAACAAATTTGGGCAATCGTGGAATTATTGAAACTGGTGATGGATTTCTTTGGAAGTACATGTATAATATTCAGGCATCAAATAAATTTTTGTCAAATAATTGGTTGCCTGCTCCAATATCAATTAGTCAATTAGAATATAATGGCAGTGCTAATGCTACGATTGACGGTGAAATAACAACTATTGTGGTGACATCGCCTGGTAGTGGTTATTTTAATACAAATGCTAATGTAAGCTCATTTAATACTTCTTGTTCGGTGTTAACAGTAGAAGCTTCAGTTGACATGGCTAATTTAATTGTTACAAATATGGGAATAACAGGTAACGGAATTTCAGCAAATACTTTTATTACTGCTGTGGATTTAGTAAACAGAAGAATTAATTTATCATACGCTACATCATCTTCAGGTGGAGGCACTGCAAATACTCTTTCGTTTAAAACTAGAGTTATTGTTGATGGCGATGGAACTGGTGTCGTTGCTTCTGCTAATTTATCCGGCAATACTATTGGTAGCATTGGTGTGACTAGTTATGGAAGAAATTACAATTTTGCAAATGTTAATATCTATGGAACTTCTGTTGGAGCAAACGTTGCTACAGCTCGAGCTATTATAGGCCCAAAATACGGCCATGGTTATAATTCAGCAAGAGAACTTGGTGGTCATAATGTAATGATTTCTTTAAAAATAGGAGAGGGTGATACGACCGAAGGTAATATAATTTCTGACAGCACATCGTTTAGACAATATGGACTTCTTCGCAACCCACATAAATATGGTGAAAATACAGCTGTAACTTATGCAAATGCTAATTCAGTCATTTCACAAACAACGGCTGTTACTTTAATTGCAGGTTCAAATTATCAAGTTAACGAATTTGTATATCAGGGAACTTTAGCCTCACCAACTTTTAGTGGTTATGTTGAATCGTTCGCCAGCACTGTAATTAATTTAACAAATGTTCGTGGTTCAATTACTTTAGGTTCAGTATTAAAAGGAACAACCACGAATCCTACAGGAAGAACAGTTTCTAGTATTGATTTTCCTGAGTTTGAAAAATATACTGGAGATGTTTTATATAATGAAAATATTGTCGCAATACAAAGAGTGGCGGGTCAAGCTGAAAATATTAAATTTGTTGTTAGATTTTAGAGGAATTCATGGCGCTTAATACCAATTTTAATGTGAATCCATATTATGAGGACTTTGATGAAGCAAAAAAATACCTTCGTTTACTTTTTAAACCAGGTTTTGCTGTACAAGCTCGTGAATTAACTCAAATACAGACAATACTGCAAAAACAAGTAGAACGTTTTGGTAATCATATATTTCAAAATGGTTCGGTTGTTACAGGAGGTCAATTTTTTTTACAAGATGCTACATATCTAAAACTTGATTCTGTATATGGTGCAACAGATGTAGTTGCTAATAATTTTATTGGTAAAACTATATTATCAAGTGATGAAACAAAACGAGCACAAGTCATTAAAGCTTATGCTACCGACGTTGGCACAGGCGATCCAATTACATTAATGGTGAAACAGATTTATGGTTCAGCATTTATACCGTCAGAAACAATTAAAACCAGTGAAGTTTCTCCATCATTTGCAAATATCTCAACATCTGGCGTAGGAACAGGCCAAACGTTTTCTGTTAATGAAGGTGTTTTTTATTACGATGGTTTCTTTATACAAAATGATGCACAAACTGTAGCAGTTTCGAAATATACAAACACTACAGCAAATGCCAGAATTGGTTTTGAAATCACAGAATCTATAGTTACAAACAATTCAGACACTTCTCTTTTAGATCCAGCACAAAATGCATCAAATTATCAAGCACCCGGTGCAGATCGTTATAAAATTAATTTGGTTTTAGCAACAAGAAGTTTAGCTTCTACAGATGATACACAATTTATTGAATTGGCTCTAGTTGAAGATGGTCAAATTGTTCGTGAAAACAAATATCCAATTTATTCGGTTCTTGAAGACACTTTAGCTCGTAGAACATTTGACGAATCTGGTAACTATACTGTTCGTGATTTTCGTATTTCATTGAACACAAATTCTGCGAATTCAGCACAAACCAATATCGTAATGTCTCCAGGAAAAGCTTATGTTTACGGCTATGAGTTTGAAACTAATGGGCCAACAACTATAACAACAGATAAACCCAGAACAACTGCAAGCGTAGCAAACAAAAGACTTACAGCTGATTATGGTAACTTTGTTTTTACCACAAACCATTTTGGTTCTTTTCCAATTAATAGTTTAACCACCGTAGATTTGCATTGTGTTAATACGGCATCGATTAATACAACATCAACAGCTACCATTTCAAATACCAAAATAGGAACCATTCGTGTTAAATCAATAGCCTATGAATCGGCTTCAAATACATCCAATGGTTCAACGTATGTTTATCGTTCTTATTTGTTTGATGCAAATGTTGGATCAATCACTGGTACTGTAAATTCAGCAACATCAACATCTTTAACTCTTGCTAATTCAGTTGCAGGTAATGTATTTTCTACGGTTAATGACGCATACACTGGAGCTAAATTACGAATTACAAGTGGTTTAGGCTCAGGTGAAGCACAAAAAATAATTACTGGTTTTACCGGATCAACACAAACAATTAATGTAAGTCCAGCATTTACAACAACACCCAATAATGCATCGATTTTTTCAATTGATTTTGAATTTAATGATGTAGAATCACTGGCTAATTTTAGTTCAACTACAAAAATTGTTGCAGCCGACATTTCAATTCGTTCAAAAGATTTAGCAACAACTTATGATGATGTTTATATTTCTGATGCAGCACTAGAGCCACTTATTTTTCGTTTAGGCCAAGAATATGTTGCAAACAGTACAATTGCTGATTTATCTTTTTCATATAAGAGGCTTTATGCATCACAATCATTTAGTGCAAACGATTCGCCAGCTTTAACTCTTGGTACTGGCGAAGATATTGCTTCAGCTACATCATCATCTGCTAAAGCTGAAAATTATTATATTGTTGTAACGTCTGCTGGCACTTCACCATATTCTGTTGGCCAAGTTATTCCAGTTGATAAATTTTCTGTGAGTACCGGCACTAAAAAGGTTACGGTCACCAATGGTGGAAATATGACTGCCAATATCATTGCTACAATTGATGTTTCTACAATATCACAAAAAAATAAAACATATGTTACCAAGAATACAACAATTCAAACTGCATCAAGTTCAGATCGTATTGATGTTTTTGGAAATTCTGCACTTTTTATTTTTCCATCAAATGGCCAATGTCATATTGCAAACACTTTTGTAAAAAAAGTGCCCGGACAAATTCAATCTTTGTTTATGTCGGACATTATTGAAATCACAAGTATTTTAGATTTTGGCAGTAATGGAATATCACAAGCAAATTCCACATATGCTTCAAATGTCACAACAAAATATACGTTTAATAATGGCCAAAAAGATTCTTTTTATGACCATTCATTTATTAAATTAAACCCCGGACAAAGTGCTCCATCTGGCAATATTGTGGTATTTTTCAATCGCTTTACTTCATCTGGCGCTGGGTTTTTCACTGTAGATTCTTATTCGGGCATAGCCTATGGCGATATTCCAATATATTCATCACCAACAAATAATTCTCTTTATAATTTAAGAGATTGTTTAGATTTTCGTCCGGTTCGCTCTGATGCTGCAGCTTCTGGCGGTAGTGCTGTGGTTTTTGATGTAACGCCCGCAACAACTGGTCCAAAAATTCCAGAAAATGGTTCTGATATAGTTTTAGATTATCAGTATTATTTGCCAAGAGTTGATAAAATTGTTCTTGATAAAACAAAAAAATTTGAAATTATTAAAGGAGTGCCTTCGCTAACTCCTTTACCACCAAACGATTCATCTACAGGAATGACTTTGTTTATTTTAAGTTATTCTCCTTATCTCGATGATATAAAAGATGTAAATATACAAGGTATTAATCATCGCCGTTATACAATGCGTGACATTGGAAGTCTTGAATCTAGAATTGAAAATCTTGAATATTATACCTCATTAAGTTTGCTCGAACAAGATGCTTTAGCAAAACAAGATTTAACTATTTTAGATAATCAAAATATTGAAAGATTTAAAAATGGAATCGTTGTTGATTCATTTAAAGGGCATTCGGTTGCTGATGTTACAAATGATGATTACGAAGCTTCAATTGATACTGTAAATAAAGAACTAAGGCCATCATACAATATTTCTGCACATACTTTAACCTTTGATTCGGCTAATTCTTCAAACTTTACAAGAACTGGTTCATTAGTTACTGCAAATTCTACGCCACTTACGTTTATCGATCAACCAAAAGCTTCAAAATCTATAAATGTAAACCCCTTTAATGTCATCAATTATCTTGGCAAATTAAAACTTAGCCCATCATCAGATATTTGGGTTGACGAAAATACCGCGCCCGATGTTTTAATTAACATTGGAGGTGATCGTGATGCTTGGCAATTAATTACGGATCGACTTCCGGTTGGTTATGAATGGAATTCTTGGCAAACAATTTGGACTGGAAACGATGTAAGTAGTTCTCAAGCTTGGCAAGGCCGAAATTTAGTAGAAACAACCACTGTAACAACAAATCAAGGTCAAACAAGAAGCGGTATTATTTCAAGAGTTGTACCACAAACAATTACACAATCAATTGGTGATCGTGTGGTCGATGTTTCAATTGTTCCTTTTATGAGAACAATTAATATTCTTTTTGTTGGAACTGATTTTAAACCAAACACAGCTCTTTATCCGTTTTTTGACGGAACTTCGATAGATAATTATGTTGGCGACCGTGTAAACAAATATTTTTTGACATCCAATAATATTGGATTTAATGTTAATTATAGCAATCCAGAAGTTATAACAGTTAGAGATAAATCAAATTCATCAAATGTTGCGAACGGTGTAGTTGTTCACACATCAAATAATATTGTATATTTGACAAATATGGTCATCAATACAGCATTTAACTTCTCTACTGTAAATGTTGCCAATTTACAACTTATTGGCGATCAAACGGCTTTAACATACAATGTTGCATCTTATGAACACAACGGCGGAAACGTAAACACAGCTACTGCTAATACTGTAACACTTCGTCTTGATGCTCTTAATGCTAGCAATCAAAACACAATTAACGGTTCAGTTCTTTTTATTACGCAAGGCACTGGTGCTGGTCAAAATGCTACAATTATTGCTTATAATACATCAACAAGAGTAGCCAATATTTCTGGAACATGGTCAACAACACCAGATGCAACATCACAATACGGTATTGGTCGTATAACAACTGATCCAGCTGGTTCTATTGTGGGCATTTTTACAATTCCAAGTGGAACATTTAGAGTAGGTGAAAAACAATTTCGTTTAACTGATACATCAACGGGTGATATTCCAAGTTCTTCAACAAACGGCGATACATCATTTTTCGCACAGGGTGTTTTACAAACAAAACAAGAAACAATTCTTTCGGTTGTTTCACCTACAATACAAAGAACAGCCGTAAGTGACAGTCGTGTAATTACAAACAGCACAAGTTCTACTCGTGTCATTCAAACAATTAATTGGTCTGACCCATTATCACAAACATTTTTAATTAGCCCACAACAATACCCACAGGGCTTATTTTTATCTAAAATTAGGTTATGTTTTAAAACAAAAGATGATACTGTTCCTATTACATTACAAATTCGTCCAACAGTAAATGGTTATCCATCAAGTTCAGTTGTTTATCCATTTTCTACTGTATCTTTAACACCAGATAAAGTTAAAACATCTGCAAGTCCAGACATGGATAATGTAAATAAATATACTGAATTTGTTTTTGATGCGCCGGTTTATTTACAACCGGGTGAACATTCTTTTGTTCTTCTTGCTAATTCAAACAAATATGAAGCTTATATTGCTGAAATTGGTAAATTAGACATTGTATCTGGCCGACAAATTTCTGAACAACCTTATGGTGGTTCATTGTTTTTGTCGCAAAATGGCTCAACGTGGAGCGCCGATCAAACTTCTGATATGATGTTTCGTTTATATCGTAATAGTTATAATACAAATTCAGTTACGGCACAATTTTTAGTTAATAAACCAGCTACAAATGTGCCCTATGAAGTTGCACATTTAATTACTTCAGATGTAACTGTTGCAAATACTTCATTATCTTATCGATTTAATTCACAAAAAGCTGACGGCTCTGGTTTTGCCGGTCTTACATCGATTACGCCATTGAAAAATTTTGAAATCACTGACGGTATTGGCAGAATTCTTAATTCAACATTAAATACAACATTTACTCTTGTTGGCACAATGTCAACTTTAAGTGATGATGTTACACCAATGATTGATATTTCTCGTGTGGCTGTTCTTGCAATTGAAAATAAAATTAATAATCTTGGTCTTTCAAATACTGACATTGTAATTTCAAATGTTGGCTCAGGTTATGCTAATTCTTCGGATATTACCGTTACAATTTCCGGTGGCGGTGGTTCGGGTGCTACGGCTGTGGCCAATGTTGTTTCAAATACCGTGAATGCTGTTTACATTACAGCTGCAGGTTCTGGTTACATAAGTTCACCGACAATTACATTAACACCCGGCTCTGGTGGTGGTACTAATGCAGCTGTATCTTACATTGGTGAAACTGAAAAATCTGGCGGCAACGGAAGAGCAAAATACATTACTCGTCGTGTAACTTTGGCCGATGGCTTTGATTCTGGCGACCTTCGTGTTTACCTTCGCGCTAATAAACCATCGGGTACCAACCTTTTCGTTTATTATAAGATTCTTTCGGCTTCAGATCCGGAAACATTTGATGATAAAAGTTACCAATTAATGACAGAACTTGGAAATGCTAACTTTGTGTCGCTAAATGAAAATGATTATCGTGAATTGGTGTTTGCACCAGGTATTAATGGTATTGCAAATAATTCTGTTTCTTATACAACTAGCGGCACAGCATTTACAACATTTAGAACTTTCGCTATTAAGATTGTGATGACCAGTTCAAACACTGGTATTGTTCCTAAAATTCGTGATTTCAGAGCAATAGCTTTACCTGCAGGATAGCATGAAACAAGTGCAAATACCTGAAACCTTTTATATTCGTGATGTTCATTCGAAAGCTATTCTAAATACCGACAAAAAAGGCCTCAATGAATATTTAATGAAAAGAGACATTGCGAAAAAACAAAAAGATGAACAAAACGAAACAAAAGATCGATTAAAAAAACTAGAACAAGATATACAAGAAATCAAAGAATTACTTTCAAAAATGAGTCGATAAATGGCAATTAATCAAATCAGTACAGCGAATACTTTTGAGCAATGGTTAATTGCTACTCAGTCACTTATAGCATTTGCCAACTCAATTACCAATGCGGCTCCAGGCGGTACTTTTACATCAAATACTTCAGAGTATATAATCACTGGTAATTTAACTCTTGGAAATACAATAACTTGTACTACGGTAAATACAGATGTTATTATTTTTACTGATGGAACAAGGCTATCTTCGAATGTGTCAATTGTTAATGCTTTTAACAAAGCTAATGCCGCAAATGTTTTAGCGCAGCAAGCTTATGATTATGCAAACACAATTGCTATAAGTGGTGAAATTGCTGGTGATAATGTTCAAGTTTTATATGCGGTCACTGGAAATAATTTAATAGCGAATGTCTCTATTACAACCAACACACTTACGGGCAATAACATCACCATTGCAAACACTGTGACTACCAATAATGTTACTGCTAACTTAGTTACAGCTGTTGACATTAATACAACTTCGGATATAGCCTTAAAAGACAATATTTTAAAGATCAATAATTCTTTAGACGTTCTAGAAAAAATTACTGGTTTTACATTTAATTGGAAATCTGATGGTGTTAAATCTTATGGTGTTTCTGCACAAGAGGTCGAAAAAATTCTTCCAGAAATTGTAAGAATACGAGATGATGGTTACAAAGGAGTTAATTATTTAAATTTGATAGCATTTTTGATTGAGGCAATAAAAGATTTAAAAAAAGAAGTATCCGAAATTAAAAAGAATATAAATAAAAAGTAGCCGAGTTCTAGAAAGGAGCGAAGATGGCAACTCATTATCTCTATGTAAAATTTGGAGCGATAAATGGCAATTAAGGTAGCCGGGACAGTTGTAATTGATGACTCCCGTGTCGTTTCAAATTTAGGTTCTGCGCTTACAGTTAGCAATGGTGGCACAGGCGCAGGGTCTTTTACAGCAAACAGTTTACTTGTTGGAAATGCTACTTCATCTTTCCAACTTATAGCACCAGGAACATCTGCGAATGTTCTCACCTCCAACGGAACAAATTGGTATTCATCGGCTCCTGCAGCTGGTGGCGGTGGTTCTGGTCTTTTCAACACTTCAATTAGCACTGGCGTTGGATATTCATTAACTGACGCAATGGCCAATGCTTATGCCTCAGCAGCAACAGTCGGTTATCGTTACATTGTTCATTCGATTCATGTCACAAATATCAATGGTTTAAGCGCCGCAAATGTTTCGGGCCAAATTGTTGGAGGTACAGGGTCATACAGTAGCATCGCTTTTGCTAATACTGTTCCGGTTCCAGCTGGTAGTTCAGTGGAATTATTAAAGGCTCCAAAAATACTACAACCCGAAGATTACATACAATTACAATCTTCGGTAAGCGGTGATTTACATGCTACATTAACTATTGAAACCTCCACTGATACAAAATATTTTGGCGCCGGTATTGATGTTACTTCAGCCACAACATACACACAACTTTATGCAATGACTGCTAATTCTGTTGTTGAAAGTGTATTGTTATCAAATGACGATCCTTTGTATGATGTTAAAGTTCGTGTTCTTTGGACTAACGCATCGGATGTAATTCAAGGATATTTAGCTTATGAATTAATTGTACCATCTCAGGCTACTGTTGAAATTATTGAAAAACCAAAATTCTTTGAAAGTGGTTATAAAGTTAAAGTTTATTCAAATCAAGCTAATCGTATTGAAGCGATCATTGCAGGAAAAACGGTTTAATTATGCCAGCAACAACAAAAGGTGCATGGAAATTACAAGAAGTTCGTGATGCTTTGTTAGCCGGCGAATGGGTTTCATATAGCCCTCTTGGTGATGCCGGTGAATTGTGGGTATGGGGTTTTAATCTTTATGGCCAACTAGGAGACAATACCACAACTAATAGATCCTCTCCAATCCAGATACCAGGTACCTCCTGGAATGATATAGCAGGTGGTTGTCAGCATTCCTTCGCTCGTAAAACCGATGGTACCTTATGGTCATGGGGTTATAATTCTTTTGGCTCACTAGGAGACAATACCACAACTTGTAGATCCTCTCCAGTCCAGATACCAGGTACCTCCTGGAATGATATAGCAGGTGGTAGTGTTCATTCCTTAGCTCGTAAATCCGATGGTACTTTATGGTCATGGGGTCGTAATAATAATGGCCAACTAGGAGACAATACCACAACTTCTAGATCCTCTCCAGTCCAGATACCAGGTACCCAATGGAATGATATAGCAGGTGGTAATAGTCATTCCTTAGCTCGTAAATCTGATGGTACCTTATGGGCATGGGGTCTTAATTCTACTGGCCAACTAGGAGACAATACTGCAACTTGTAGATCCTCTCCAGTCCAGATACCAGGTATCCAATGGAATGATATAGCAGGTGGTAGTCTTCATTCCTTAGCTCGTAAATCTGATGGTACCTTATGGGTATGGGGTTGTAATCAATATGGCCAACTAGGAGACAATACCACAACTAATAGATCCTCTCCAGTCCAGATACCAGGTACCCAATGGAATGATATAGCAAGTGGTGGTTATCATTCCTTAGCTCGTAAATCCGATGGTACCTTGTGGGTATGGGGTTATAATCCTTTTGGCCAAATAGGAGACAATACCACAGCTCCTGGATCCTCTCCAGTCCAGATACCAGGTACCCAATGGAATGATATAGCAAGTGGTAATTTTTATTCCTTAGCTCGTAAATCTGATGGTACATTATGGTCATGGGGTGCTAATAATTATGGCCAAATAGGAGACAATACCAAAACTTATAGATCCTCTCCAGTCCAGATACCAGGTACCCAATGGAATGATATAGCAGGTGGTTTTTATCATCCCTTAGCTCGTAAATCTGTAGCTCCTGTTTTTAATGATAATTTAGGATCTACCTTATGGGCATGGGGTCGTAATTCTACTGGCCAACTAGGAGACAATACCACAACTTGTAGATCCTCTCCAATCCAAATACCAGGTACCCAATGGAATGATATAGCAGGTGGTAATTACCATTCCTTAGCTCGTAAATCCGATGGTACCTTATGGGCATGGGGTTCTAATTTTTTTGGCCAACTAGGAGACAATACCAGAACTTATAGATCCTCTCCAGTTCAGGTACCAGGTACCCAATGGAATGATATAGCAGGTGGTAACCATTCCTTAGCTCGTAAAACCGATGGTACCTTATGGGTATGGGGTTGTAATCAATATGGCCAACTAGGAGACAATACCACAACTAATAGATCCTCTCCAGTCCAGATACCAGGTACCCAATGGAATGATATAGCAAGTGGTGGTTATCATTCCTTCGCTCGTAAATCCGATGGTACCTTATGGTCATGGGGTTATAATGCTTTTGGCCAACTAGCAGACAATACCAGAACTTGTAGATCCTCTCCAGTCCAGGTACCAGGTACCCAATGGAATGATATAGCAAGTGGTAATTTTTATTCCTTAGCTCGTAAATCTGATGGTACATTATGGTCATGGGGTGCTAATAATTATGGCCAAATAGGAGACAATACCACAACTTGTAGATCCTCTCCAGTCCAGATACCAGGTACCCAATGGAATGATATAGAAGGTGGTTGTAACCATTCTTTAGCTCGTAAATCCGATGGTACCTTATGGTCATGGGGTTATAATCTTTATGGCCAACTAGGAGACAATACCACAACTTGTAGATCCTCTCCAATCCAGATACCAGGTACCCAATGGAATGATATAGCAGGTGGTGGTAACCATTCTTTAGCTCGTAAATCTGATGGTACCTTATGGGTATGGGGTCGTAATAATTGTGGCCAACTAGGAGACAATACCACAACTTATAGATCCTCTCCAGTCCAGGTACCAGGTACCCAATGGAATGATATAGCAAGTGGTAATAGTCACTCTTTAGCCATCAAATACAATAATACCGCTTAACTTTTAACAAACAATTATGAGATATTTCAAATTCACACAAATCTCCGGCGAAACAGGACGATCATGGGCTTTTGCTCAACCAGTTTCGGGACCTTCGTTTCCAAACCTTCCTGGAATCACCAATATTATTAAACTTGACCATGATTCTTTTTATTACGTCGGTGAGATTTCTGGTGAGACTGATATTCCCACCATCCAGGAATACCAAGATGCTATTAGTTACTTAGCTGATGAAAACAATAGACCTCAACGAACACCCGATCAACCACTTATTCCTGAAGTTCCTGAAGATTCTCCATGGCGTGTCGCAGAAAGAACCGCAAATAGGTATCAAAATTATGTAAACAATGGCAACCTTTGCTTTGAAATAACATTCGAAGAATATGCACAAGAACTGGAAAAAACAGTTACATTCCATATCAACAAACGAAAGGCCACAATTTATGATGAAGAGAAATCCTTTCGCCAATCAATCTTTTCTAAATACGATGAAACAGCCGCTATCGCTGGAATTTATAAGTATCAGGAAGCCCTTGAATTGTTAGCCAATGAAAATGCCTTAGCTCCACAAGTACGCCAAGAAGCAACCATTCGTGGTGTTTCACCAAGTGTTATGGCTACAAGAATTAAAGACAATCACGAAAGTTTTAGAACCAAAGAAACTAAGATTGCAGGTATTCGAGGTTTAATTCAAGATAGGTTAAATAATTTTGTGTTTGATGTAAATGATGCTGTGGGATCCTATAATGAATTTTATTCTTTGGATATCATAGGTACACGAACAGAAATGCGTCTTAACCCAGAAGCACCCGGTGAACAAATTGAAACCACTGTGAATATAACTGTACCTAAGTATGAATTGGCATTAGAACAAAGATTCTATCAGACATGACAACAATTACAACAACAAAATGTGGTGCTTGGATACTTGATGATACTTATAAAAAAGTTCAATCGGGATATTGGACCTATGATGCTACGTTTGAAGGTGAATTGTGGTTATGGGGTCGTAATACTTATGGCCAACTGGGAGACAATACCACAACTTGTAGATCCTCTCCAATCCAGATACCAGGTACCTCCTGGAATGATATAGCAGGTGGTTGTCAGCATTCCTTCGCTCGTAAAACCGATGGTACCTTATGGGTATGGGGTTCTAATGTTTATGGCCAAATAGGAGACAATACCACAACTTATAGATCCTCTCCAGTCCAGGTACCAGGTACCCAATGGAATGATATAGTAGGTGGTAATAGTCATTCCTTAGCTCGTAAATCCGATGGTACCTTGTGGGTATGGGGTTATAATGTTTATGGCCAAATAGGAGACAATACCAGAACTCAAAGGTCCTCTCCAGTCCAGATACCAGGTACCTCCTGGAATGATATAGGAGGTGGTGGTTATCATTCCTTAGCTCGTAAATCTGATGGTACCTTGTGGGCATGGGGTGCTAATCCTTATGGCTCACTAGGAGACAATACCACAACTCCTAGATCCTCTCCAGTCCAGGTACCAGGTACCTCCTGGAATGATATAGCAAGTGGTGGTTGTCATCATTCCTTAGCTCGTAAATCCGATGGTACCTTATGGTCATGGGGTTATAATAGTTTTGGCTCACTAGGAGACAATACCAGAACTCAAAGATCCTCTCCAGTCCAGATACCAGGTACCCAATGGAATGATATAGCAAGTGGTAGTTTTCATTCCTTAGCTCGTAAATCTGATGGTACATTATGGTCATGGGGTGCTAATAATTATGGCCAAATAGGAGACAATACCATAACTCAAAGATCCTCTCCAGTCCAGATACCAGGTACCCAATGGAATGATATAGCAGGTGGTGATTATCATTCCTTAGCTCGTAAATCCGATGGTACCTTGTGGTCATGGGGTCTTAATCAATTTGGCCAACTAGGAGACAATACCAAAACTTATAGATCCTCTCCAGTCCAGGTACCAGGTACCCAATGGAATGATATAGCAGGTGGTTTTTATCATCCCTTAGCTCGTAAACCTGTGGCTCCTGTTTTTGGTGAAGGATGTACACTTTGGGCATGGGGTCGTAATGCTGAAGGCCAACTAGGAGACAATACCACAACTAATAGATCCTCTCCAGTCCAGGTACCAGGTACCCAATGGAGTGATATAGCAGGTGGTTGTAGTCATTCCTTAGCTCGTAAATCCGATGGTACCTTATGGTCATGGGGTTATAATAATAATGGCCAATTAGGAGACAATACCACAACTTGTAGATCCTCTCCAGTCCAGATACCAGGTACCTCCTGGAATGATATTGTGAGTGGTAGTATTCATTCCTTAGCTCGTAAATCCGATGGTACCTTATGGGTATGGGGTCGTAATCAATATGGCGAACTAGGAGACAATACCACAACTTGTAGATCCTCTCCAGTTCAGGTACCAGGTACCCAATGGAATGATATAGCAGGTGGTAATTACCATTCCTTAGCTCGTAAATCCGATGGTACCTTATGGTCATGGGGTTCTAATTTTTTTGGCCAACTAGGAGACAATACCAGAACTAATAGGTCCTCTCCAATCCAGGTACCAGGTACCCAATGGAATGATATAGCAAGTGGTAGTCTTCATTCCTTAGCTCGTAAATCCGATGGTACCTTATGGGTATGGGGTCGTAATGATTCTGGCGAACTAGGAGACAATACCACAACTAATAGATCCTCTCCAGTCCAGATACCAGGTACCCAATGGAATGATATAGAAGGTGGTTGTGTCCATTCCTTAGCTCGTAAATCCGATGGTACCTTATGGTCATGGGGTTATAATTGTTTTGGCCGACTAGGAGACAATACCACAACTTGTAGATCTTCTCCAGTCCAGGTACCAGGTACCACATGGAATGATATAGAAAGTGGTGATCTCCATTCCTTAGCTCGTAAATCCGATGGTACCTTATGGATATGGGGTGTTAATGCTTCTGGCGAACTAGGAGACAATACCAGAACTACTAGATCCTCTCCAGTCCAGATACCAGGTACCCAATGGAATGATATAGCAGGTGGTAATAACCATTCTTTAGCCATCAAATGTTTTCCGGTATAATTATTATTTTTTTATAAATTATGCTTTTATTTGATTATGTTACGGTGATGCCAAACTGCTTAAATGATTCTTTACTTGATATGTATTTGTCATTAAAAGAACAAGAAGTTTCTCCGGCACTTACCGGTTATTCCGATAACCAAAAAACAAACCTTGAGTATCGTAAAACAAATTGGATTCCTATACCTTATGACCTTTTACAACAAACTCAGGCCTCCATTACTTCTTTTTATAATGGTATGCTTCTTGACAAATATAAACAACCAATTAAATTTATTGAACCTACACAATTACTCCATTACCCCGTTGGTGGTGAATATAAAGAACATAATGATTCTGAAGATTTTGTCCACGGAAAACTGACAAGAGTTTGCGAAAGAGACTTGTCGATTTTAGCCTACCTAAATGATGACTATGAAGGTGGTGAACTCGAACTAAATAACTTTAATGTGACATTTAAACCAAAGGCCGGAACTGTGATTTGCTTTCCTTCCTACATTGAATTCACACACCGAGTTTATCCGGTGACCAAAGGTAACAGATATACACTTGCAACATGGATATGCACCTATGAACGAATCTACTCCAGACCATACTTATGACAAAGAAGGCTTTATCGTACTTCGAAAATTTATACCACATTTTTTCGCTGACTACCTTAAAACCTATTTCGACACATTAAAAACAAACGATAAATTACAAAAAGGCGATGCACAAGTCGGTAATTCTTTGTGTACCTATGGTGACCCAGCCTTTGATACTTTTATGCTTATGTCGGCACCTTTGATTTCTGGTGCCGTAGGAAAGCAATTATTTCCAACTTATACTTACGCACGAATTTATTACAAAGGCTCCGAATTACTTCCACATATTGATCGAGATGAGTGTGAACATTCGGTATCGGTATTTCTTGGTGGTGAATATGATACGCTATGGCCAATTTGGATGCTAAATAAAGAAGTACACAAGCAACCTCAAATGTGTGCGCTTTATTCTGGTGATGCCGTAGTTTATCAGGGAAACAAAGTACATCATTGGCGTGATGGTTTCGAGGGCACCTCACACTATCAATTGTTTATGCACTTTGTTGAAGCCGATGGCAAACACAAGGATAAAATTTACGACACTCGCCCCTTTATAGGATTACCAAGTGACACAAAAACAGATTATGGACTTTCAAGCGATCAACGACCAAGCGAAGAACCTGTTTGACCAAAAACAATTTTCTGAAGCTCTTCAATTACTTGATCGTCCTGACCTACCAAAAGAACTCATACCAAATTTAGCCAAGTGCTATTATTACACTTCAAGGGCTCCCGAGGCTCTTGAATTGTTATTGCCACTGAAGAAAGACGCAGACCTTTGGATTGATACGGCTCTTTATTACAATGCCATAGGAAACCATGATAAGGCTCTTGAAATTTATGAGACATTAAATAAAGAAGATTCAAAAGTTGCTTTTAATATAGCCTGGCATTACCTAAGAAACAATGAATTTTCAAAAGGGTTTAAACTCATACAAAAAGGGTCTGAAGTAAGATCCTGGGGTCACGAATACCTTCACCTTGAAAATGGCATCGTTCATCCCGAGAACCGATGGAGTGGTCAACAAACCAATCATTTAGTTCTTTTACTTGAAGGTGGTCTGGGTGATGAATTTATTTTTTTACGATGGGCCAATTACCTTAAAACAAAATGTAATAAGTTAACCATTCTTTGTAATCCATCCCTTCTTCGTTTACTGACCAATGCTGGGTATGATGTAATGCCAAGTAGCGCACTGAAAGAATTAGACTACGATCATTATGCACCAAGTATGGCTTTACCCGATATTCTTGGTTTAAATTCACCACAAGAACATGTCGTTTTTCCTTATATAAAATCCTATGTTGAACCATTTATTACCAAGCAAATGAATAAAGTAGCGAATGGCCAAAAAAAGATTGGCATTAAATGGTTTGGAAATCCAGAGTTTGAACATGACCAATTTAGAACGGTACCCTCAGATGCACTGAAGGATCTTGAAGAATTTGGTCAATTATTTTCTTTACAATTTGAAGATGGTGACCCAAGAATACCAAATTGCCGAGAAATCATTCGAGACTGGCAAGATACCTATTCGGTCTTTGGTAGTCTTGATTTAATGGTGACCAGTTGTACCAGTACCGCACATTTAGCTGGTGCCATGGGTATACCTGTCATTGTTTTGGTTCCATTAGTACCGTATTTTGTATGGGCTTCTGATACAATGCCCTGGTATCCAAAAAATGTAAAGGTTCTCAGACAAACTAAATACAATGACTGGTCTGAAACCTTGAAAGAACTATACCATGAAATATCAAGAATTTAAATTATTTCCAACAACTGTCTTGCGTTTTGATTGCTCTGAGGTGATTACAAATGATGATGTAAACGCTATGATTTTCGACATTGATAAAATTTGTGACAATGGTAAGTACATACAAGACGATGAAAAAACTCCCAAATATCAAAGTAAACCTATTTTGTTTTTAGATGAAGCACCAGAAATTTGGCAGAAACTTAAATATACTTTTTTAAATTCTTGCCAACAATATTTACAAACCGTGAATGATTTTGTCAACAATCAAAACTCAATGCAATTCACTGGTGCTCGAGCCTGGTTCTACAAGGGCTGGAAATCCTTTAATGTTACACAAACCAACCCATGGCATAATCACAACCCTTCGTTTCTTTCGGGTGTATTTTATTTAAGTGTTCCTGGAAATGAAAATGAAGGTGGCACCGAATTTATGGACCCAAGACAAAATGAATCTCATGGTGTTCGTAATCAATTTATCGCACCAATTAATTTAACTTGGGTTATTTTTCCAGGGTGGCTCTATCATCGTTCGAGCTATTGTGATACTGAAACACCTAGGTATGTCATTGCTGCCGATTCTTATGTAAAAGTGCAATAATGTACCAACAGTTTATTCACACAAAACCGGAAGTCAAAGAGGTGGCCACTGATATTTTGGCCGTTGAATTTTGGAAGCCAGAGTTTTGTGAGTATGTCATTGAGGCTGCCGAAAACATAGGTGGTTTTCAAAGTCATCCAAGTGACCCGGTACCTGGTTCGGAGCTTCGCATAAATAAAATTTCCGAAGAGCTTTACACTTCTTATTGTAGACATTGGAAATATATTCTGCAACCCATTCTTGAAGATTATTATCAACTTCCATCGGAGCAATGGTTCTTTGGTTGGAAAGTTCCGTTCATTATTAAGTATACAATGAACGGTCAAAGAAATTTAAGAAAACATTTTGATGGCAGCTTAATTACGGGATCAGTGAAATTAAATGATAAATACAGAGGTGCCGAGTTAGTATTTCCTAGGCAAAAGTTTTCAAATAAGAATGTTCCTATTGGTTGGATTTTACTTTGGCCAAGCAGTATACAACATTTACATTTTTGTGATGATTTAATAGAGGGTACAAAATATTCTTTGACTTGTTGGACTAAACAGGATATAAAAGAGCAAGGAATCAATTACAAGGATGTTTAATGGTAACTAAAAATGTATTTCGTTTAAAGAAATATTATGAATTAGTTTTGGCTGGTTGTGTGGGTTATGATGCTACGTTTGATGGCGGTGAATTGTGGTCGTGGGGTTATAATGGTGATGGCCGACTAGGAGACAATACCAAAACTTGTAGATCCTCTCCAATCCAGATACCAGGTACCCAATGGAATGATATAGCAATCGGTAATTCTCATTCCTTAGCTCGTAAATCCGATGGTACCTTGTGGGCATGGGGTGATAATGGTAGTGGCTTTCTAGGAAACAATACCACAACTCCTAGATCCTCTCCAGTCCAGATACCAGGTACCCAATGGAGTGATATAGCAAGTGGTGGTAACCATTCTTTAGCCTGCAAATCTGATGGCACTTTATGGGTGTGGGGATCTGGTAATTGTGGCCGTTTAGGAATCAATTCTACATCTCAAAGATCCTCTCCGATCCAGGTACCAGGCACCACATGGAGTGATATATCGGGTGGTGAAAGTCATTCCTTAGCTCTTAAATCCGATGGTACCTTGTGGTCATGGGGTTATAATGTTTATGGCCAACTAGGAGACAATACCACAACTCAAAGATCCTCTCCAGTCCAGGTACCAGGCACCCAATGGAATGTTATAGAGGGTGGTAGTTCCCATTCCTTAGCTCGTAAATCCGATGGTACCTTATGGGTATGGGGTAATAATAGTTCTGGCAACCTAGGAGACAACACCACAACTTGGAAATCCTCTCCAGTCCAGATACCAGGTACCCAATGGAATGATATAGTAGGTAGTGCTAGTTTTTCTTTAGCTCGTAAATCCGATGGTACCTTATGGTCATGGGGTTATAATGGTTCTGGCCGACTAGGAGACAATACCACAACTAATAGATCCTCTCCAGTCCAGATACCAGGTACCCAATGGAATGATGTAGGGAGTAGTGTTGCCCATTCCTTAGCTCGTAAATCCGATGGTACCTTATGGTCATGGGGTGTTAATAATTGTGGCCAACTAGGAGACAATACCACAACTTATAGATCCTCTCCAGTCCAGATACCAGGTACCCAATGGAATGATATAGCAGGTGGTAGTTCCCATTCCTTAGCTCGTAAATCTGTGGCTCCAGTTTTTGATGAGGGTGCTTGTACCTTATGGTCATGGGGTTATAATAATTGTGGCCAACTAGGAGACAATACCACAACTAATAGATCCTCTCCAATCCAGATACCAGGTTTTCGGTGGAATGATATAACAGGTAGTGGTTGTCATTCCTTAGCTCGTAAATCCGATGGTACCTTATGGGCATGGGGTAATAATGGTCAAGGCCAACTAGGAGACAATACCATAACTCCTAGATCCTCTCCAGTCCAGGTACCAGGTACCCAATGGAATGATATAGCAAATGGTAATAGGCATTCCTTAGCTCGTAAATCCGATGGTACCTTATGGGCATGGGGTGCTAATGGTAGTGGCGAACTAGGAGACAATACTGGAACTTATAGATCCTCTCCAATCCAGATATCAGGTACCCAATGGAATGATATAGAAGGTGGTGGTAGCCATTCCTTAGCTCTTAAATCCGATGGTACCTTATGGGTATGGGGTTATAATTATAATGGCCAACTAGGAGACAATACCAATACTAATAGATCCTCTCCAATCCAGGTACCAGGTACCCAATGGAATGATATAGCAGGTGGTGTTAGCTTTTCCTTAGCTCGTAAATCCGATGGTACCTTGTGGTCATGGGGTGCTAATGGTGTTGCCCAACTAGGAGACAATACCAGAACTTATAGATCCTCTCCAGTCCAGGTACCAGGTACCCAATGGAATGATATAGCGGGTGGCGGTTTTCAATCCTTAGCTCGTAAAACCGATGGTACCTTATGGGCATGGGGTAATAATGGTCGAGGCAACCTAGGAGACAATACCAGAACTTATAGATCCTCTCCAGTCCAGATACCAGGTACCCAATGGAATGATATAGGAGGGGGATGTCTTTATTCCTTAGCTCGTAAAACCGATGGTACCTTATGGGTATGGGGCGATAATGATAAAGGTCAATTGGGACAAATAACTTATACTGATCGGAGGTCTTCTCCAGTCCAGGTACCAGGTACCCAATGGAGTGATATAGCAAAGGTTGATAACCATTCTTTAGCCATCAAATACAATAGTACCGCTTAATCTTAATGAAAGTAAATTATGAAAAATATGAATTTTTGTATAGGGTTGCCTCGTTCCGGTTCAACCCTTTTGATGAATATCCTTCAACAAAACCCTAGCATCTTTACATCATCAACTTGTCCAACTCCATACCTAGTTGAAGGTTGTAAAATACAGGCCACATCTATATCCGAGTTTATTGCTATGGATCAGGATGTGCTTACTAAGTCTCTCCTTTCTTTTATGAAATATGGTATTGATGGTTGGTACAATGCCTTAACCAATAAACCAAATATCATTTCTAAGTCGAGGTGCTGGGACAGTAATTTAAATATGATTTTTGCTCTTTATGAAAACCCCAAGATTATCATTTCGCTTCGTGATGTTCGAGATATAATTTGTTCTTTTGAAAAACTTCTTCAAAGACATCCAATGTGGACAATAGGTTCCAAAGAAGACCCTGTACACCTAATGCCCTTTGAAAAACGAATGGAAATTTATTGTACCGATGTTGGTGCAAATTTAGGAAGGCCACTTTATTACCTTCCACATGTTTACGAATGGATGCAAAAGAGGCCAAATAATTTCTTTCTTTTTCGTTTTGAAGACTTTAATGAAAAACCAAAAGAATCGTTGAGATCACTGTATCAATGGCTCGACCTACCCTATTTCGACCATGACTTAAATAACATACCTCCGGCTGAACAGTATGAACATGACACTGTTTATCGAGCTCTAGTTTCACACAAGACCGAAACAAAACTAAGATATATGGAACCGAACTATATATCTATGATGACGCCAGAACAATCGGACCTTGTCATACGGCACAATGAATTTTTTTACAAGACATTTTATCCTGAAATTTATTATGAAAAATCAAATAGAATTTCGTAAGGTATTTAAAGAACTTCCAGTTTTTACAACAAACATTGGTCAACATCGACAGGCTATTGAAATGGCCGCTAAAGCCATTTTTGAAGAGCGCCAAAAAAATCCAAGAAGAATGGAATCTAATGTTAAGGCCGATTATGTTTCTTCTTGGGGAAGCCATTTAAACAATCCAAATTTTCAGCCACTCATTGACATTGTTCTATCGTTTTGTGAAGAAGTATCTAAGACATATTTTAATGTTGAATTGAAGTATAAAATATATAATTGTTGGGGTATGTTATATGAGAAAGGCGACTATGCAGTAAAACATTCACATTTTCCATCGACCTTTGCTGCGGTTATATACCTTGAAGTTGAAAAAGATTCTGCACCAATTGTATTTGAAGATGAACTGACCGTTGTTCCAGCTTCAGGCTCATTAATTCTTTTTCCAGCGATTCTTCACCATGAAGTGCCTAAAACAAAAGGACGAAGAATGGTAATTTCTATGAACATCGACCACATATCATAACGGAGTACCTATGAACCAAAGAATTATTAACGTATTTAATGACTTTCAAATTGCTGACCTTGATGATGATATGGTTGGAATTTGTAAGACATTGGTAGATTTTATGAAAGAGATTCGTCGGCAAATACCCGATGAAGAGTACCCTGAAGCCGAACCGCCACATAACTTTTATAAAATGCAACCACATCAGCCAAAAATGGAGTTAAGAAAAAACTACAGAAAACTTTTGGCTAATACCGTAAGAAATCAACACCCAATTGTATCTCATAACATTAAACTTTTAAACCTTTATGTTGTTCTTCTTACAGCTGCATACCTCTATCACCTGCCCGTTGAAAAGATGGTTGAACTCAGTAAAAATGTCGATGGTGAATTTACAAGAAAAGAATCTGAACAATTATTGCTTGATGATACCATGTCGCCGAACTGGCTCAAAGAACCATCGGGAAAGGACTTCACTGCGATTATGTTATGAAATTTAATTATGAATATACACATGAACGTGAAATTGAATCGGCTTACATACTTAAATTATCAGGTAATCCAGTTTCACAAGAGCTTTCTGAAAGATGTAAATACACTTGTGACAAAGTTGGAATGCCTGCTAAATATTGGGAGGCCTTTGATGGCACCAATAAAGTTGATGTCATTATACCAAATCACCTTAAAAACAAAGATCATATACAGTGGCTAAAAGTACATAAAACAGACATAAGTACCACGCAAGTTGCTATTATCATGTCGCATTTTTCATTATGGTGCCACTGTATGACCATTGATAAACCAATTGTTATTTTTGAACATGATGCTGTAATGATTAAACCTTTACTTAAATTTGGTTTTTATAATATGATACAGTTTTTAGGATGTATAGAACAAGTAAAGGGAACGCTACCGGTATTTAAGTTACCTCCACACGCATCTTGGTATGAAGGCCGCCTAAGGTTTATTTGTCGTGCTCATGCGTATGCCATTGACCCACAAATAGCCAAAAATTTAGTTTCTCATATTCTAAGAGTTGGAATTATTACAACGGCTGATGTTTTTATGCGCTCCGATTTATTTGGAATTATACAAGATGATGTGTATGCCTACGATATGGCTGGTGAATCTATAAATTACGAACTACAGAACTCCATAAATTCATGAATAAATGTGTTCATGTTGTTTATATCAATGACTTTTTTCCCGAACTTTGGTCATTAACATACCCAAGCATTAGTTATTATGCTAAAAAAATTGGTGCCGATTTAAACATTATCGACCAAAGAAAATTTCCCGAATGGCATATGTACTATGAGAAAATGCAAATGTATGAATGTGGTAGAAATTATGATGCTAATTTTCTTTTAGATGCTGACATTTTAATTCATCCAGATTTTCCAGATTTTACTACCGTCACAAAGCCACATCACATAGCATTTAATGATAACTTTCATGCAACCGATCATTATTACGGAGTAGAAGACAACATTTACTTTCAACGTGATGGCCGTGATGTCGGTATCTCAACAAATGCCGTTATTTCATTTAAGTCTACACATGATGTTTGGGAACCATTAGACATGGATCCAAATGAGGCAAAAAAAATTTTAAAGCCTCATGCCTTCATTGATGAGTATTGTTTGTCTTTAAATATGGCTAAATATGGTTTGAAGTATACTGGTATTACATGGGAAGATTGGCAACGATACTACTTCGTTCATTTAGGAAACATGGGACCAAAAGATACGGTTCTACCAAATGCTTATAAAGTGATTGAAAATTGGAAGAAAAATTTAAAATGAATACAACATTTTTATTATCTGGTGGTGCAGGAAGAATCATTACGGCTACACCTGCTCTTGAGAAATATGCTCGTCTAAACCCAGAAGACGATTTTAAAGTATTGATTTATGGATGGGAAAACCTATATTGGAACCATCCACTGCTACAATCTAAAACGTATGGCGTAAATCAAAAAGGTATATTTGAGTTAATTATTAAAAACTCAATACTTAAATCACCCGAACCATATCATTGTCATTCTTATTACAATCAAAAAACTTCTTTGAGTGAAGCCTTTGATGAAGAAATCAATCACACAACCGATCATTCTGATTTAACAAAGGCTAATTTATATCTACACTCAAACGAAATAATAACAGTCACAAAGATGATTGATGATGCAAAAAAACAAAAGAAAAGAAAAAAGTTTGTGGTGTATCAACCGTTTGGATCTGGTATTCAACTAGTCAACAATCGCCCATTTGATGCTTCGGGTCGTAGTTTAGATGTTGATGATTCTCTTAATTTAGGTTACCTTTTGTCGCAAGATGCTGTTGTTCTATATTTCGGACCCAGTGAGTTCATACATCCAAAAGATAATTTTATGTTGAACACCAAAAATATGAATGGTGCCGATTTGAGATTTTATATGGCCATGATTTCTCAATGTGATTATTTTGTAGGTGTTGATTCAGTCGGCCAACATATGGCTCGTGCATTTGATAAACCGGGTGTCATTGTCATGGGATCTACATTTGAAAAGAATGTAAGTTATCCCGAATGGTTTAAAATTTATCGCAATGGTGTCCAACCAACATATAATCCCATAAGAATTGGTGGTGTTGATTCAGAATTTGCTGATCGGGCAAATGATATGGTTATGAGTTTCAATAAAAATCAAATTCAAGAAATTTATACAATGGCAAAAAATTTATGTTAAGATTCCACGATTATTTAGAAGGTAGTATAAGACACATACTGGAAAAAATACCTCCGCCAAAAACAGTCATTGAAATTGGCGTGTTCGAAGGTTATTTTACCTTTAACATGACTCAAATGATAGCACCAAAAAATAAAGATTATGTTCATTATGCAATCGACCCATATTCGGGACCATCAGACGCTTTAACCAAAGAAAGAATATTTGAGGCTGAAAAGGAATTTGTTTCTTATTTAAATAATTTTCCCTATAAGAATAACATTAAGTTTATGAAGAAGCGATCTTGGGATGGTCTCATGGAATTACACCATAAAGGTGTTCGTGCCGACTTCATTTATGTTGATGGTGACCACAAGGCCGCCGAAGTTCTTGAAGACATGGTTCTTGGTTTTAATTTGCTAAATACTGGAGGTGCTATGTTATGCGACGATTCGGTTTCTTGGTGTCATACAGAATCTAACGGACAAAAACCTTTACACTATTCTCCAAGATTAGCCGTTGACAGTTTTATACAGTGTAATTGGGGTAAAATAGATGTTTGTATTTTACCTAATGGATATCAATCAGCCTTCATTAAAAGATCATGACTGAAAGCCCAGTAAATTTTTATTCTTCAAAACCAAAACCTGTACACTACGATAGGCAATGTGGTGACTGTAGTGTTTGTTGTCGTTGGTTATTTTATGTTATCAATGGCCATCTAAAGCATCCAGGAAAACCATGTTTCTACCTTGGTGAAAATTGTACAGTACACGATGTTCGTCCACAAAGTTGTCGTGATTATCATTGTGCTTACATACAAGGCATTTTACCAGAATGGATGAAGCCAACTCGTTCTAAAGTTTTGGTCAATGTGGAGAATTGGGGACAAAATAAAGAACATAGAATGCTTCGTGTCGTTGAGTGTGGCCAAAAGATAGATTCGGAAGTGCTCTCTTGGCTTATTCAATTTTCCAGAAATACAAATATAGGACTTATCTATCAACTATCTGGCGTATGGAATTATTTTGGTCCCGATGCCTTTATGGAGTTTTTTAAAGATCAAATTCTTAAAGCCGAATTTCAAAACCCATTATTATATGACGAAAAGAAAACTTGACATAGCCCTTAGAACTTGCGATAATAATTCAATACATGAAAGTCGCTCAAGTACAGGTAAAAGAATTATACCATCAGATAAACCAATGCTAATTAAAAAGTGTTTCGTTTCTCTTTGTAATTCAATTGAGAAAACCGAAAATACCGATATAAGGCTTTGGATTTACGATGACCATAGTTCCGAAGATACAAAAAAATATTTAAAAACGGTTGCTGCCAATAAAAACATTGAATATTATTTTTTTGATTTAGAAGAAAGAGGTCATAATTATTCTGGCCTGAAACAGTTTGAATGTTGTCGGGATAATGGCCGAGATTGGTCATACTCAGTTGAAGATGATTATTTACATTATCCAAGTGCTATACCAGAATTTTTATCAATGGGTGAGCGATTTAGAAATATGCTTGGCACTCCAATTGGTATTCGACCTGATGATTGTCCTATGTCTTATACCAGTAATACTTCATTTAGAACAAAACCATCAATTATATTTTTAGGTAATGATCGACACTGGAAAACAACGCAGCATACCACACAAACTATGTTTTTAGATTCAAGCGTTTTCAAAGACTATTGGGATATTTTTGCAGTTATGGCAAAATATTATGGCCGCTTGGTTATCTTTGAAAACGATACGCTAAATAAGTTATGGGATGATGGTGTTTCAACAAGAGGTCCAGTGCCATTGTTTTCTCCAATACCATCACTTGCTATGCACATTACTTATGATACTGAACCACCTTTTACTGATTATAAAAAACTTTGGGATGAAATTGAACTATGAATAAAATTTTAATTATGGGTCTTCCAGGATCCGGTAAAACATATTTTGCTGAGCGCCTTAAAAGATACCTTGAAACACACGGCACAAGGTCATTATCATCAATTGAAGATGTTCCATATCCAAATTTAAATGCTCGTGTTGATTGGTTTAATGCCGATGAGGTTCGCAAAAAATTTAACGATTGGGATTTTAGTCGTGAAGGCCGTATTCGCCAATCAATTCGTATGTTTGATTTTGCTTTGAGATGTAAAGGTGATTATGTCATTTGTGATTTCGTGGCACCTTTACCTGAGATGCGACACAATTTCAAAGCCGATTGGACAATTTGGATGGACACAATTGATGCTGGTCGTTATGAAGATACCAATAAAGCCTTTGTTCCGCCAGATGTTTATGATTTTCGTATCAATGAACAAAACGCCGAGAAGTGGGTCCCCTATGTTGGTGAAATGATTCTCCAAGAAAAAAGAAGGCCTCGATTTGATTGGCAAAAAGAAACAGTTCAAATGCTGGGTCGTTGGCAACCATGGCATCCAGGACATCGAGCGCTATTTGAAAGAGCAATTGCAAAGACCGGACAAGTGGCCATTATGATTCGTGATTGTCAAGGTTGGAATGGCTCCAATCCTTTTGCCATTGAACAAGTTAAAAACTTTATTCGCCGTGATTTGGATCCTTTATATCAAGGTCAATATGAAATTCTTGTTGTGCCAAATATTGTAAACATCACATACGGCCGTGACGTTGGCTATAAAATTGAACAAGAAGTTTTTGATGATACGATTCACAACATTTCAGCCACAAAAATAAGAGAATCAATGGGCCTCAAGTGAACAAATATCATATCAGATTTAATACTAATCATAGTGGCACACCTTTGGTTTGGCGTGTATTCGAAAACGGCATCGAACATTTAGCAACCGATGTTCGTATTATAGGTGAAACTTTTACCGAATGTACCGAAGAACATGGTCAAATCAAATGGAATATTGCTTGTTTAGGAAATTTAACCTGGTCGGATAAGTCTGCAACTATTATAACAGTTAAGAACTAGTGTGATACCCAAAATAGTTCACCTCTCTTGGAAAGATAAGAATCTTTTTGAGAGACATTCACCACTTATAATTTATGGTGTTAAAAGGCTTCGAGATTTAAACCCAGATTGGGACATAAGAATAACCATTGATGAAGAAATTAATGACTATTTAAATGAAACAATGCGGCATGATTTTTCTTTAGTTGAACATAAAGGCATTGTGGCCAAAACAGATATTTGGAGGCTCTATAAGTTACTTTATGAGGGTGGTATTTACGTTGACATTGACCGCTTCTGTGATGTTAAATTGTCAGAAGTTATACCAAAAAATGTAAAACAAATTCTTCCTGTTTGTAGGTATTATGATTTTTCTCACGATTTAATGATAAGCGCACCAAATAACCCGGTTTATAATACAACAATTTCAATGTATTTGCATCGTAGAAAGATAGGATTTGATAACATTTATTTCTTAGGCGCTCAAACCTACATGCACGCTATCACTCATACTTTAGTTGGTGAAATGATTAACACGAATCCGGGCCAAGAAAAGTTTGAAGGAATAATAAATAAGATAAAAAGTCTAGGTTTCATTGAAGTTTTTGTTGAAGATCCGCCATATTTCACTTTTCTATATCGAAATCGTGAGGATATAGGTGACTGGGGAAAACTAAAGAAAGAATTCTACTCCAAATCAGGCATCAAACATTGGACAGGAGAATGGTAATTAAACTCTTCTTTTAACTAAATATGGGTTAAAGAGGAGACCTCACTTTGGCAGACTTTGTAGAACTCGACATTGAGGCCGGTGCGACATTTTCATTACAAATTACAATTAAAAATGATAATGGAACTGGTAAAAATTTAGCAAATCACATTTTTACAGGCCAGCTTCGAAGGTCTTATTATTCCTCTACTGCTAACAATTTCACCATAACTGTTGATGATACTGCAAATGGTGTTATTTCTTTAGGGATTTCTTCAGCTAATACCGCAAACCTTCGTGCTGGCCGTTATGTTTTTGATATTGAAATGGATGACACATCCAACACTACTGTTACAAGAGTGGTAGAAGGTATTGCTACGGTTCTGCCAAATGTAACAAGATAGTTACATGAAAATAGAAATAACCAAGGCTAGTCCTTCTGTTAGCACTGTAAAACTTGGAGGTAATTTAACAGCAGCAGTTGCAACGGGTGTTCAAGGAACTTCAGGTTTTTCCGGTTACAGTGGAGATAATCCAGGCTCAAGTGGTTATTCTGGTCGTTCTGGTTTTTCCGGTTACAGTGGAGATAATCCAGGCTCAAGTGGTTATTCGGGTCGTTCGGGTTATTCTGGTTACTCAGGTATTTCTGGTTTTTCTGGTTTTTCTGGTTTTTCGGGTGCTCAATTTGTAGGATCATCTGGTTATTCAGGTGTATCTGGTTACTCTGGTAATAGTACATCAGGTTATTCGGGACCATCGGGTTACTCCGGGTTTTCTGGTGTTTCCGGTTACTCTGGTATTTCGGGTGCTTCAGGTATCTCAGGTTATTCTGGACAATCTGGTTTTTCTGGTACTTCCGGGATAAGTGGTTTTTCTGGCGCTTCTGGTTACTCTGGTTTCTCAGGCATTTCAGGCTATTCGGGACCATCAGGATATTCTGGTCAATCGGGATTTTCTGGCCAAATTGGTAACTCCGGTTATTCTGGTCAATTAGGCATTTCTGGTTATTCTGGCCAATTAGGTACATCCGGTTACTCCGGTGTCTCTGGTTATTCCGGCATTTCTGGTTATTCCGGATTCTCTGGTATTTCCGGATACTCAGGCGTTTCTGGTTATTCTGGATATTCTGGTATTTCAGGCGCTTCAGGTATAAGTGGTTATTTCGGTATTTCTGGATATTCTGGATTTTCTGGTTATTCCGGGTTTTCTGGTATTTCTGGTGCTTCGGGTTTATCTGGTTATTCTAGTATCTCTGGTTATTCCGGGTTTTCTGGTATTTCTGGTGCTTCGGGTTTATCTGGTTACTCAGGTATTTCTGGATTTTCTGGTATCTCTGGTTATTCTGGGTTTTCCGGTATTTCAGGTGCTTCGGGTTTATCTGGTTATTCTGGTATTTCTGGTTATTCGGGAAGCGTTGGTGCGGTTGGAGGATTTTTCTTTTATACTTTCGACACCGCTAAGACAACAGATACCGCACCAGATTCACAATCATTTCATTCAAATAGTCCGGGAAGCCAAGCATTAATTTCTAAACTTTGGTTTGATGATGATGATATAGCCGGCGCAAATGTTTATCCTTTTGTGAGTTCTGTTTTCAATACGACAGGAACACCTAAAGGTTTTTTAAGTATTCGTGGTTCAGCTGGCACTGAACGTCTTTACATACAAGTTGATTCTGTAACAAAGAAAACTGGATATTATGAATTAAGTGTTACTGTGCTTTCAAATTCACCAGATGCATTAGATGATGGTGATTTGTCTGGATTTAATTTAACGAGAAATGGTGATTCGGGCACCTCTGGTTATTCTGGTATAAGTGGTTATTCCGGCATATCCGGATATTCAGGTTATTCTGGTATATCTGGTTACTCCGGTTTTTCGGGTATTTCTGGTTACTCCGGATTCTCAGGTATTTCTGGCTATTCCGGTTATTCTGGCATTTCAGGTACTTCTGGTATATCTGGTTATTCAGGCGTTTCTGGTTACTCCGGATTCTCAGGTATTTCTGGCTATTCCGGTTATTCTGGCATTTCAGGTACTTCTGGTATATCTGGTTATTCAGGCGTTTCTGGTTACTCCGGATTCTCAGGTATTTCTGGCTATTCTGGCTATTCTGGTATTTCGGGTTACTCTGGTTATTCGGGCATTTCTGGTTACTCCGGATTCTCAGGTATTTCTGGCTATTCTGGCTATTCTGGTATTTCGGGTTACTCTGGTTATTCGGGCATTTCTGGTTATTCTGGATATTCTGGTATTTCTGGTGCTTTGGGTATTTCTGGTTACTCTGGATTTTCAGGTATTTCGGGTTACTCTGGTTATTCGGGCATTTCTGGTTATTCTGGATATTCTGGTATTTCAGGCGATTCAGGTATAAATGGTTATTCTGGTATTTCTGGATATTCTGGATTTTCTGGTTACTCCGGGTTTTCTGGTATTTCTGGTTACTCTGGATTTTCTGGTATTTCAGGAGCTTCAGGCATTTCTGGATTTTCTGGTATTTCTGGCTATTCTGGTATTTCTGGTGCTTCGGGTATTTCTGGTTACTCTGGATTTTTTGGTATTTCTGGATTCTCTGGTATTTCTGGATTCTCTGGTATTTCTGGTTTTTCTGGCGCTGCCGGTCCATCAACCACAATTAACGCCACAAATGATACAACAACAGCTTCTGATTTTTATCCTGTATTTGTTGCTGGAACCGGATCAAACCAAACAGCTACAGCATCTTCAACCAAACTTTATTTCAGACCTTCAACTGGACAATTAAGCGCTACAGATTTCAACACACTTTCGGATATAGCATATAAAGAAAATATAGACACTATCCATAATGCACTAAATAAAGTATTAGAACTAAGAGGAGTTTCTTATCAGTTTAGAGATTCAAATAAACCCGCTTTTGGAGTTATCGCTCAAGAAATAGAGAATGTTTTGCCTGAAGTTGTTAATCAAAATGATAATGGCGACAAAACTGTATCTTACAATCATATTATTGCTGTGTTGATTGAAGCTATTAAAGAACAACAACAAATTATAGATAAAATAAATCATAAAATAAAGAACTTGTAAAATGGCAATATCACTAAGAACACTATTAGGCGCAGGCGTATCGGGTTATTCGGGTAAATCCGGTTTTTCTGGTTATTCTGGCACTTCGGGTACTTCTGCTTATTCCGGTATTTCAGGTTTTTCTGGCCGATCAGGTTATTCTGGTATCTCTGGTTATTCTGGAATATCTGGTTATTCCGGCATTTCTGGTTATTCTGGTTATTCCGGCATTTCTGGTTATTCTGGTTATTCCGGCATCTCTGGTTATTCTGGTTATAGTGGTTATTCTGGTGTTTCTGGATATAGTGCGGCTTCACCTGGACCAGAAGGTGTATCTGGTTATTCTGGTTACTCTGGTTATTCCGGCATCTCTGGGTATTCAAGTTATTCCGGCATCTCTGGTTATTCCGGCATTTCCGGTTATTCCGGCATTTCCGGTTATTCCGGCATTTCCGGTTATTCTGGTGCTTCAGGCCCATCCACCACAATTAATGCTACAAATGATACAACAACAGCTTCTGATTTTTATCCGGTATTTGTTGCAGCTACAGGTTCAAACCAGACAGCCACAGCATCTTCAACCAAACTTTATTTTAGGCCATCTACTGGCCAGTTGAGTGCTACAGATTTCAATACACTTTCTGATGTAGCGTATAAAGAAAATATTGAGCCAATTAATAATGCGCTAAATAAGATATTAGAGTTGCGTGGCGTTTCTTATCGTATGAAAGGTTCTAAAAAGCAATCTTTGGGTGTTATTGCACAAGAAATTCAACATATATTGCCTGAAGTTGTTAATCAAAATGATAATGGTGATAAAACAGTTTCTTATAACCACATTATTGCTGTACTAATTGAAGCTATTAAAGAACTTAAAGAAGAGATAGACCGATTTAAAAAATAAAATTTGGAGTTGTTATGAAATATAGTGTGGTGATACCAACATATAATCACTGTGATGATTTTCTTAAACCATGTATCGAATCAATTTTAGAATACACTCATATGAAAGACATAGAATTAATTGTGTCAGCCAATGGGTGTACCGATAACACAAAAGAATACCTTGAAAGTCTAAAACTTAATACAAGTATTCATCTAAAAATAATTTGGTCCGATAGTGCAATTGGTTTTGCCAAAGCTGTTAATTTAGGCATTAAAGCCGCATCTTGTGATAAAATTATTCTTCTTAATAATGATACCAAACTTCTTCAACAAGAAAAAAACACCTGGTTAAATTTACTTGAAGCACCCTTTGAAAATGAAAAATGTGGTATTTCTTGTGTGGTAAAAGAATACTCTAAAGTAATGAATAAAGATTTTGCTGTTTTCTTTTGTGTAATGATTGACCGAAAAGTGTTTAATACCATTGGTTATTTAAATGAAGAATATGAAATTGGTTCAGGCGAAGATATGGAATTTTCTATTCTTGCCGAAGCGGCTGGGTTTCAAGTTACACAAGTTTCTGATAAAATAAAACTTGATCGAAAATATTTTACTGGTTCTTTTCCCATATATCATTTTGGTGAAGGTACTGTACACGACGAATCTTTAGTGCCGAATTGGAGTTCTGTATTTTTAAAAAATGCTTTGAAGGTAGCTAAGAAACATAATGAAGAATGGAGAAAAGAAAAAAACATGAATCATCCTAAAATTGGTGTAATTACTCCCGTTTATAATGATACCGAACATTTATTTCATGCAATTAATTCGGTAGAAACTCAAAATTTAGGTAATGTTGTACACTTTATCTATGATGACTGTTCAACCGATGGCCTTGTAAATTCGGTCAGAGATTATATGAAAGGCAACAAATCGATTGTCTATATGAAAGGCATTGAAAACAAAGGCCAAGCACATTCAAGAAATCAAGCAATCACTGCAGCTCTCGCCGAGGGTTGCAATTATTTAGCTTTTTTAGATTCAGATGATGTTTGGTTTCCAAATCATTTACAAAGAGCACTTGATGATTTAAGAACTAAAAATTGTGACATTGTTTATTCAACTCCACAATTTGTAACTGAAGATGGCCAAATTGTTTTTCCTTATAACATTCCAGTGCCACATGTTTTTATTGGCAAACAACTAAGACATAATAACTTTATTTGGGTTTCAAGTGTCGTTTGTAATGCTCGTTGTTTTCTTTATGAAAAATTTGATGATACATTAAACAGCGTTGAAGAATGGGATATGTGGATTAGATTAGATGCAAGAGGATATAAATTTTATAAAGATGATGAAATAACCACTCGTTATTTGGTTCGTGATGGGTCGCAAGCCTCAAAGGGTGGTGAAAAGATGCCATTGTTTTGGCAGAAACATCAACAGTTACCGCAACTTAAATTACATTTGGCTTGTGGCCACGATTATGATGAGGATTATATCAACATTGATTTATATGCTCCTGAAGATGCTAGATGTGATATTCGTTTTGATGTTCAAAAATTACCGTATGATGATAATACCATTGATGAAATCAAGGCCTTTCATATCATTGAACATTTTCACTTTTTTGAAATACAAGAAGTTCTCAAAGAATGGCATCGTGTGCTGAAGCCCGGCGGAAAATTATATCTTGAAACTCCGGATTTTTTAGAAACTTGTCGTTCTTTTGTTGAAGGTAGTCCGATACCAGGTTATGATATAGAACAATGGAGAATTTTGTTATACGGTCATTTTTTCGCTCATGCTTGGATTCCTGGGCAAATACATAAATTTTTATTTACTGAAACACAACTTAGAACAAACCTTGGATGGGCTGGGTTTAAAACTGTAAACCGTGTTCGGCCGGCGTCTAAGTATGTAATGAACGAAACACATCATTTATTTTTAACAGTTGAGGCTTTTAAGTGAGTATATTGTGTTCTATTTCCACTAAAGGTAGATATGATACAACACTACCAATGGCTATACAATCGGTTATTACACAAACTCTTTTACCAAATAAATTTGTATTGTTTGATGATAATGATGAACCAAAAGATTTAAGAGATATACAACATTATCAATACCTTTTTAAAATTCTCGACGAAAAAAATATTCAATGGGAAGTAGTTTTTGGACCTAAAAAAGGCCAACATCACAATCATCAAATAGCTAACAGTATGAATTATGAATGGGTTTGGAGGTTAGATGATGACACAGTGGCTGAATCAAATGTTCTAGAAAATTTAATGTCTTATACAAATTCAAAAGTTGGTGCAGTTGGTGGTTCAATATTAACACCACCATATATTAAAGGCCTTCAGTCAACCGGAAAAATTGAAAATATTGAAGAACAAAATATTCAATGGGATATGATAACAAATGTTAAAGAAGTTGACCATTTACATTGTTCTTTTGTTTATCGTGCCGGTATTCAAGACTATAACCTTTCATTATCGAGAGCAGCATTTCGTGAAGAAACATTATTTACTTTTGGTTTAAAACAAAAAGGCTATAAATTACTTGTCGTACCAAATGCTATAACTTGGCATCTTAAAAATCAATCTGGTGGTGTAAGAACAAATACCAAAGAAATGTTCGACAATGATGATCGAATATTTAAAAACTTTTTGCAATTTAAAGATAAAACAATTGTAGTTCTTGATTGTGGTATGGGCGACCACATAGTATTTTCACATGTGCTTGATGACATACCAAATGCTGAAATATTTTCTTGCTATCCCGACATAGTGCCAGGTCGAAGTATTGCTGAAGCTATAGATTTATTTGGTGAAATAGATCAATTCAATGTTTACAGAAAAATGGATCAATGGAATTGGAAAGATTCATTAGAAAATGCCTTTCGAAAGATGTATATTGTAAAATGATAATTATTTCTCCTTATTCAAAACCTCTTCGTAATGGACAAAATAATCCTAAAAATTACCCATATTGGAAAGAACTGATTTCATTAATTAAAGAACCAATTATACAAGTGGGAACTAATGAAGAAATTCAACTTGTAAAAGAGTTTCATAAAAATTTATCAATACCTGAGCTTCGAAACCTTATAAATTCATGTCGAACATGGATTTCAGTTGACAGTTTTTTTCAGCATTTAGCCTGGGATCAAGGTAAACCCGGCATTGTGCTTTGGGGGCAATCAGATCCGTTGATATTTGGTCATCCTGAAAACACAAATTTATTAAAAGATCGTTCTTATTTGCGGGAAAAACAATTTTGGTTGTGGGAACAATGTAACTATAGAAAGGAGGCCTTTGTCGAACCGGCAGAAGTTCTAAAGTATTTGTAAGATAAATACTTTATAAACAAGGATTTCTTATGGCCACTCCAACAACAAGAACACAATTTCGTGATTACTGCCTTAGACGGCTAGGATTTCCAGTCATTGATATTAATGTCGATGACGATCAAATTGATGATAGAATTGATGATGCACTGAGTTTTTTCTATGATTACCACTACGATGGAACAGAAAAACTTTTCATGAAGCATCAAATAACACAAACAGACATCGACCGCCGTTGGATTTATTGTCCCGATGCGGTGCTTTTTGTCACTGGCGTTCTTCGTTTTGATGATTCAAATTCTTCAATTAATATGTTTGACCTTAGATACCAATTAAGGCTACATGATTTATATGATTTCACTTCAGTTTCTTATGTTTCGTATGAAATTACCATGCAACATATTCAATCTTTAAACCTTCTTTTTTCTGGAACACCACAATTTCGTTTTAATCGTTTGCAAAACAAAGTATTTTTAGACATTGATTGGACAAGAGATGTTGAAGTTGGAGATTATGTAATTATTGAATGTTATCGTAAAATGGCACCAGAAACTGTTAGTCTTACAGGCACAGCCGCACTTACATCTGGTAACACAACGGTTACAGGAACTGGTACAAAATTTGACCAAGAAATTGTAGAAAATGATTTTGTAACATTTGGCTCCGAAACAATTCAAGTCAGTAAAATTATTTCGCCAACTAGCATAACACTAACTACTGCACCATCAGCAACAAATGCTGCAGCAACAATGACAGTTTCCGGCCTCACTGATGTTTGGGATACTCGTTTTTTAAAAGCTTATGCCACTGCTAAAATTAAAATGCAGTGGGGTTCTAATCTTAAAAAATTCGGTGGCATACAAATGCCTGGTGGAGTTACATTAAATGGCCAACAAATTTATGATGAAGCTATGGAAGAAATTAAATATCTTGAAGAGCAAATGTATAACTCAACAAGTATGCCTAGTGAAATTATGATAGGGTAATTTGTGCCTACTAACCTATATTTTAACCACTTTCCTAAAAATCAAATAACAAGTGAGCAACTTCTTGTTGAAGATTTGGTTATTGAAGCCATGCAGATTTATGGTATGGATGTTTATTACCTTCCAAGAACTGTAAGAGGGGGAAATGAAGTAGATTATATTTACGGTGAAGATACGTTAAAAGAATATAAGGTAGCACATCCATTAGAAATGTATCTTGAAAATGTAACAGGTATGGATGGCGAAGGTGATTTTATTTCCAAATTTGGCCTTGAAATTCGTGATGAATTATCTCTATTGGTTTCTAGAAAACGTTTTAGATATGCAACAAGAAATAGCCAATTAATAAGGCCAAGAGAGGGTGACTTGGTTTATGTTCCTCTCATGAAAAATTTTTTTGAAATTACTTTTGTTGAAAGTGAAAATGACCAAGCCATGTTTTATACTCTTGGTCGCGGTCGTGGTGGTAATGTATATGTTTATGCTATGAAATTAAAACAATTTGTATTTTCAAATGAAATTATTGAAACTGGTATTGCTGAAGTTGATGAACAAATTCGTGATAATTATTTTCGAACCAAAATTACATTGACAACTGGTTCTGGCTATTATTCAAATGGTGAAATTGTTTATCAAGGCACCAGTCTTGCAAATGCTAATGCACAGGCTATCGTTGAAAGTTTTGATTTAGTGAGCGCAAGTAAATACATTCAAATTATTCGTGTACAAGGTAATTTCACCACTGCAAACGTAATTGGCGTAACAAGTGGCGCATCTTGGATGGCCAATGTTGTTTCCGATACTGCTACAATGGATAATGCTTTTGAAGACATTGTTGATAATAATCGTATTGAAGGTGAAGCTGATGCAATACTTGATTGGACAGAAACTAACCCATTTGGTGAATCATAATGTTAGGTAACGACTTTTTTAGTCACCGCACCATACGAAAAGTTGTTGTAGCCTTTGGCACAATGTTTAATGATTTAATTATAACTAGAATCACACATTCTGGCGCTCAAAAAGAACATTTTAAGATTCCATTGTCATATGGTGCAAAAGAAAAATACTTGACACTGATTACTTCGGATCCAACATTGACAAAATCAATTGCTGTAACAGTGCCCAGAATTTCATTTAACCTTGACAGTTTATCTTATGATCCAACTCGTAAACAAATGTCAACGATACGGAACTTCTCCGCTAATACATCAACAGCAACTAAAACACAATTTGCTCCAGTTCCATATAACTTTGAGTTTTCATTGTCAATATATGTAAGAAATACAGAAGATGGCACACAAATACTTGAACAAATACTTCCATTTTTTACACCAGATTTTACAGTTACGGTAGATTTTATTCCTTCAATGGATCAAAAATATGATTTACCTATTATACTTAATTCTGTAACATCAACAGTTGACTATGAAGGTGACATGTCCACCACACGTTTGATTATGTGGGATTTATCATTTACTGTAAAAGGTTATGTTTGGCCACCAATTAAATCTGGCGAAATTATACGTCAAGCTAATACAAACATTTATTATCAACCACAAAGTTTAGATGGTCAAGTTGTTTTTGTTGATTATGCCAATGGTACAGGACAATATTTACAATCAGAAACTATTCGTGTGGATGATCGATTAGTAAGTGGCCGCGTTCTTTATTTTAGTAACAGTAATACTGGGATATTAATTGCTACAAGTTTAAATAAATTGCTTGAGGTTGGAGATGTAGTCATCGGTGATATAAGTAATGCATCATTTACAATATCAACTGTAGAAAATACAGCACTTAAACAAACAGCAATAGTTACCACTCCAAACCCATCAAATGCTTTACCCGATGATGAATTTGGATTCAATGAAACAATCATCAACTGGCCTAATACGGTATGAAAAAAATAAATGAAAAATTATCGGAGCTGTTTGAAGTTGAACCAATAATAATAGAACAACCTAAAGTTGAAACAGTTATTGTTTCTGAAACTAACCCTGTTGATTCCGATGCAGAATTTGCTCGTAAAAATATTCGTGATTTATTACAAAAAGGCGGTTATGCAATTGATGAATTATTAATGGTTGCAAAACATTCTGAATCACCGAGAGCCTATGAAGTGGCTGCCAATTTAATTAAGAATTTATCTGATCTAAATAAAGACCTATTAGAGATTCAAAAACGCAAAAAAGATTTAGTTGCTGACAAAGCCGGATCAAAAGATGTGAATATTGATAAAGCTGTTTTCGTCGGTTCAACCGCAGAATTAATGAAACTTTTAAAAACAAATAAGGCATAAAATGGAAAAATTAATTGAACAATTGAAAGTTATTTTGGGTACAAATTTTGCACTATATTACAAAGCACACAGCTACCATTGGAATGTAGAAGGGCCTGATTTTCCTCAATACCACAAATTTTTGAAAAAACTTTATTCAGCAATTTTTGAAAATGTTGATAATATTGCCGAACAAATACGTGCTCTTGATTCTTATGCACCAACTAGTTTATCAAGAATATTAGAACTTTCAGATATTAGTGAGACTGATATAATACCAAGTCCTTTGATTATGATGGCTAATTTAAAAAATGAAAATGATCGTTTTATGATACATGTTCGTGCTGGAATTGTAGCTGCTAATGAAGCTGATGAGCCCGGAATTTCAAATTTTCTCCAAGACATTTTAAATCAACATCAAAAACATTCTTGGATGCTTCGTAGTATTATTAAATAATGTCTGATAGTTACCTTGGCAACTCTAGTCTTAAAAAAATTGGTATTTCTATACCATTTACAGAAGAAAATGTATTAGAATATAAAAAATGTTCCGAAGAACCAATTTATTTTATAGATAATTATTGTCATATAGTTACACTCGACCACGGTATTCAAAAATTCAAACTTTTTGATTGTCAAAAAGAAAAAATTAATTTAATACACAAAGAACGCCGTGTCATTATTATGGAATCTCGGCAAGCAGGCAAAACAACTACAGCGGCGGCATATATTCTTTGGTATACACTATTTCAAGCTGACAAAAATGTTGCAATTTTGGCCAACAAAGACAAAACAGCTCGCGAGATTCTTTCTCGTTATCAATTGATGTATGAACATTTACCATTATGGATGCAACAAGGTGTTAAAACATGGAATAAAGGTGATATTGAATTAGAAAATAATTCAAAAGTATTTACTGCTGCGACAACTACAGCCGGTATTCGTTCTAAATCGGTTAATCTTTTATATATCGACGAAGCTGCAATTATTCCAAACAATATTGCTGATGCATTTTTTACATCAGTTTATCCGGTTGTTTCAGCTGGTCAAACAACTAAAATTCTCATCACTTCAACGCCACTTGGATATAATCATTTTTGGAAATTTTGGAATGATGCTGAACATGGTCGTAATGGTTTTGTGCCTCTTTTTATTCCTTATTGGAAAATTCCAGGCCGTGATGAAAGATGGGCTGAAGAACAACGCCGTGTTCTTGGCGATGTCAAATATAATCAAGAAGTTTTATGTAAATTTTTAGGTTCGGCACTGACACTTATTCGCTCTGATATAATTGAACAAATGTCATATATTGAACCAATTTATCAAAAAGAAGGCCTTGATTTGTATGAAATGCCAGAAAAAAATCATAGCTATGTCATTGTAGCTGATACAGCAAAAGGCGTTGGTGGTGATTATTCAGCATTTGTTATTGTTGACATTACAGAAGTGCCATATAGAGTTGTTGGCAAATATCGTGATAATAATATAGCGCCCATGCTATACCCATCAGTTATCTATCGTGTTGCTAGTGATTTTAATTCAGCACATGTACTAATAGAAATAAACACATCTGAACAAGTAGCACATATTTTATATCAAGAATATGAATATGAAAATATATTATTTGTGCAAAGAGATAGTAAGGGCCAAAGAGTTTCTGGTGGTTTCGCTGGCGCAGGAAAAACACAATTAGGCGTTTCAACCGACAAAAAAGTAAAAAGAATTGGATGTTTTAATTTTAAATCATTACTTGAAGAAAAAAAACTTCTTGTTTTTGATGCTGATGTAATTTCCGAATTATCTACATTTATTGAATCGAAAGGGTCATATGAAGCCGATGTTGGTTATCATGATGATTTGGTAATGCCTTTAGTTTTGTTTGGATGGCTTACAACGAATTCTTATTTTAGAGAAATTACCGATGTTAATCTTCGCAAAGCCGTTTATGAACAAAAAATTAAACAAATTGAAGAAGACATGCTGCCTCTGGGTTTTATCAATGATGGTCAACAAGAAGAGGTAACTATTGATTCGGGAGATGTTTGGGGTAACTATAATTTTGAAGAAAGAAATACGCCACCTCCTGGGTATCTTTCTTCTAAATTGTAAAAATACTAAATAGAGTATTGATAAAAAAAACTGATTGTACTTATAACTAAAGGAGAAATCCATGGCGTTTCAGCTTTCACCTGGCGTAAATGTATCAGAAATTGATCTGACTACAATTGTGCCCTCAGTCGCCACATCAGTTGGCGCCTTTGCCGGAATTTTTGCCTGGGGACCAGTTAATGAAGTCATTACAATTTCCGACGAAGTTCGTTTGGTTGACGTATTTGGTAAGCCAGACAACAATAATTATGAATACTGGTTTTCAGCCGCTAACTTTTTAGCATATTCAAACAACCTTCGTGTCATTCGTGCAGCAAATTTAGCTACAACAAATACAGCTACAAGTGCAAACTCGGGTCTTTTAATTGAAAATGAAGATGATTACTTAGATAATCACAGTTCTGGTGCAAACACTTATGGTCGTTTTGCAGCTAAATACCCCGGTGATTTGGGTAATTCAATTCGTGTAGAAGTTGCAGATTCAAACACATATTCTGGTTGGACATACGCAAATAATTTTACATCTACACCAAATACTTCTGTATCTGTTTCAAATCGTGGTGGTGCAAATGATGAATTGCATATCATTGTTCTTGATGTTAATGGTAAATTTACTGGAACAAATAATACAATTCTTGAAAAATTTCCTTTTGTTTCTAAAGCCAGTGATGCTAAAAGTTTTGATGGTTCTAGTAACTTCTATAAAGATGTTCTTAATCAAAGGTCTAAATACATTTATTGGATGTCACACCCAGACAGTACAAATTGGGGCACCGTAAACTCTAGCTATACATTACTTGCAACAAGAATCACCTCGACCCTCGCAAATGGCGCCAACGGTTCAGTAACAGCTGGTGATATTCAAACAGCATTTAATAAAGTAGCCAACCCCGATTCAGAAGACGTTTCATTAATTATTACAGGCCCAGCAACTGCAGCTACAATTACAAATGCTATCTCAATTGCTGAAACTCGTAAAGATTGTGTTGTGTTTTGCTCACCAGAGAAAGCTGATGTTGTTGATAATTCTGGTTCTCAAGAGAATGATGTAACAGCATTCCGTGATACAATTACATCTTCTTCATATGCTGTTATGGATTCTGGTTGGAAATATCAATACGACAAATACAATGACGTTTATCGTTGGATACCACTAAATGCTGATACTGCCGGACTCTGTGCTCGAACAGATCAAGAACGTGATCCATGGTTTTCACCAGCAGGTACAAATCGCGGCGTAATTAAGAACGTTATTAAATTGGCTTGGAATCCCACTAAAGCTAATCGTGATGTTCTTTACAATCGTGGTATTAATCCAGTTGTTACATTTCAAGGCGAGGGCACAGTTCTTTTTGGCGACAAAACACTTTTAAGCCGCCCATCAGCATTTGATCGCATTAATGTTCGACGCTTATTCATTTCACTTGAAAAATCAATAGCACGTGCAGCTCGCACTTCACTGTTTGAATTTAATGATACATTTACGAGATCACAATTTGTAAATCTGGTTGAGCCTTATCTTCGTGATGTACAAGGTCGCCGCGGTATTACTGACTTCCGTGTTGTGTGTGATGAAACAAATAACACTGCTGAAGTTATTGATCGCAACGAATTTGTTGGCGATATTTTTATCAAACCAGCTCGTTCAATTAACTTTATTCAATTGAATTTTGTTGCTGTAAGAAGTGGTGTAGCTTTTGAAGAAATTGTTGGTCGTGCAGTCTAAATAGGGAAAAATAGGAGAAAATAACATGGCATTTTCAGTAGCTCAATTTAGATCCCAAATGACTGGTGACGGTGCTCGTCCCAATTTATTTGAGGTTTCTATGCCGTTTCCTACCTTTTCTGCACCGGGAAACGCACAAACAAAATTAACATTTATGTGTAAAACTGCACAACTTCCCGGTTCAACCGTTGGAGTTGTGCCTGTTCAATATTTTGGCCGCGAATTGAAATTTGCTGGTAACAGAACTTTTGCAGATTGGACAATTACAGTCATTAATGATGAAGACTTTATTGTAAGAAATGCGTTTGAACGTTGGATGAATGGCCTTAACACACATCGTACCAATCTTCGTAATGCTACAGCCTTAGCTCCCTCTAGTTACACTCAAGATGCAGAAGTTTATCAATATGGCAAAATTGGCAATCGGATTAAAACTTATAGATTTATTGGCATGTTTCCAAATGATATTACGCCAATTGATGTTGATTGGGGTTCGAATGATACTATTGAAGAGTTTTCGGTAACTCTTGCTTATCAATGGTGGGAAGCGGTACCTACTGGCGTATTTTAAAGTGGTGGGCTTTGGCCCATTTACTTCTTTAGAATGAGAAACCGATGGCAATAAACCTTTTTGGGTTTACTATAGGTAGAAAAGACGTTGCTCAGGAAGAGAAACCAGAGCAACGTTCTTTTGCACTTCCTATGCCGGCACTTGACGATGGTGCCATTACAATTACACAAAATGCTTATTACGGCACATATGTTGACCTAGAAGGTTCTGTTCGAAATGAGCTAGAACTGATTACACGCTATCGTGAAATGGCAAATCACCCTGAACTTGAAGCCGCTATTGATGATATTGTCAATGAAGCTATTACACATGATGAAACTGGTGATGTTGTCACTATTAATTTGGATAAACTTAAACAACCAGAAACAATTAAGAAAAAAATTATTGAAGAATTTAATAATGTTCAACGTCTTCTTAATTTTGAAAATTTAGCTGATGATTTATTTAAACGTTGGTATATTGATGGAAGAATTTATTTTCATATTGTAGTTAACGAAAAAAATCCCAAAGAAGGTATACAAGAACTTCGTTATATTGATCCAAGAAAAATAAGAAAAGTTCGTGAAGTTGTAAAAGAAAAAGATGCCAAATCTGGTGCTATGGTTATTAAATCTTTAGCGGAATATTATGTTTACAGTGATCGTGGCAGTACAACACAAACTTACACCGCGGGTATAAATGCCGGTGTTCGTATTGCTGCTGATTCTGTTATTAATGTAAATTCTGGTCTTATGGATGCTAAAAATACTTTTGTGATTTCATATATTCATAAGGCCATTAAGCCACTTAATCAATTACGAATGATTGAAGATGCAGTAGTGATTTATCGTTTATCTAGAGCACCAGAACGTCGTGTTTTTTATATTGATGTTGGTAATTTGCCAAAAGGTAAAGCTGAACAATACCTTCGTGACATCATGATTAAATATCGTAATAAAATGGTTTATGATGCAAACACTGGTGAACTTCGTGATGATCGTAAACACATGTCAATGCTTGAAGATTTTTGGCTTCCTCGCCGTGAAGGTGGTAAAGGTACAGAAATTACTACACTGCCTGCTGGTCAAAACTTAGGTCAAATTGAAGATGTAGATTATTTTCGCAAAAAACTTTTACAATCTTTAAATGTTCCATATTCCCGAATGGATCAACAAGGTGGTGGTGGTCTTGCATCTCTTGGACGATCAGCTGAAATCACCCGTGATGAATTGAAGTTTGCTAAATTTGTTAATCGCCTTCGAAATAAATTTTCACAAATATTTGATAATGCTTTAAAAATACAACTTTCACTTAAAGGTATTTGTAGTTTAGAAGAGTGGGATGAATTTAAAGAAAGTATCTATTACGATTATAAAAAAGATAATAATTTTACTGAACTTCGTGAAGCAGAATTAATGCGTGAAAGAGTTTCAACACTTCAACTTTTAGATCCTTATATTGGTAAATATTTTTCTCAAACATGGGTTAAAAAAAATGTTCTTCGCATGTCTGATGAAGAAATTGAAGAGATGGCTAAAGAAATGGAAGAAGACGGTTCAACTGATATGTTAGCACAGGCTCAACAACCCGAAGGTGGCGATCAAGTTGAACCAGTAGATAACACTGTTGATCGCACGGCTACTGAATCGCCAACACCACAACTTGATGCTGAAGTTGAGAAATATTCAATAGGTATAAATAGATAATTAATAAAGGTGTAATATGACAACAAGACAATTTATAGATCAACTTGCTGCTGGCGAAAGCGCTTTAGCAAAAGAAACTCTTGAAAATATCATTTCAAGTAAGGCTTTTGAAGCGCTTGATGCCTATAAAAAAGAAATAGCTGTAGGCATTTTTGGTGGGCAATCAGATGAAACCGAAGAAGAAGTTGAAGAACAAGAAATTGAATGAAAAGTTTAACTGAATTTAGGCAAGAACCTCTAACGGAAGAAAAATCAAATTATTTAAAGTTTGATATTTTAATTCGTGCTGGTTTAGCTAATAAAGCACAGTTACAAAGAATACATAACATTCTTGATAAAATGCAAGAGGAAAAACCATCTTTTAATAACGCCGATAAAATGATTATACAAAATCTTTTTAATAAAATGGCGGATTTGCTTACTTCAAATAAGCAAATTTTTTCACAAGCACGCCGTTCGGTTAATGAGGGTGTAATTGATACCTCCGATTATAAAGTTTCACCAACAACTGGTAAAAAATATAAAGCTCATCGAATTAATATTTCAAAAACTGGTGAAGAAGAAAATCTCAAAGAAGAATTAACTAAGTTTGACCCACCTTTTGTTCTTGTATTGAAGCGAAAAGCCATTCGTCTTTATCCTGGCTCTACAAGAATTGCATTATATTACAGTGATAAATTAAATAAGTATTTTTCTGTACCTTATTCTACCGAAGAAAATCAAAGAGGTGTTGTACAAGCTGAAGATACAATTATGTCGGTATTAGAATTTGTCAGAGAAAATAAACAACCTCAGACAATTTCATATGGTGAAAATCAAGACATTATAATTGAATATCGAGTAGCTAATGCAATATTAAAAATTTATGCTTCTTTAAATGACGAAAATAAATTAAAAATTTCTGAGATGATTGAAAAAGGACCTGAGCAATTTAATAAAGTTGCTAGTTTTGCTTTATCAAAAATCATATGAATTTTATAGACAAATTAATTGAAAATGATTTAAAAGGTGCTAGAGCACTTTTGTTTTATCGCCTCGATGAAATTGCCAAAGAATATTTAAAAAGTTACAAAGAAATTTTAATTACTGATCGCTTTGAAGTATTAGAAGAGGCCGTTCGTAGAAATCCAAACATTGTTCGCATGGGTCGTATACAAAAAATTCGCCGTAGAATACGAAGAAATGCCAAAGGCAAAATAGTATTACAAAAAAATGTAAAACGTTCTGGTGTTAAAGGATATCGATTATCGGGTAGTACATTAAAAAGAATACCTGCTGCTCAAAGATTACAGAAAGCAAGAAAACTTAGACAATCATGGAAAACAACAAGAAGAGCTCAATTACGAAGAACATTGATGAAAAGAAAAATGTCTTTGCGTAGACGAGCAGCAATAGGACTAAGATAAAATGGCATTTGAAATAACCAACACACAAAGATCCGCATCAATTATTAGAGTCGTTAATTCTGGCACTGAAACTGTACAGTTAGCTAATTTAGCGTTTAATGCTAATGAAACTGTTTCTTCAGCTAGTATACGAAGGCTGACTTGGTCTACAAACGGCAGTATTCAAATTGTAAGAAATTCTGTGCCAATATTGATGTTGCACAATGCGGGAACAATGATGCTTGATGAACTCAATCATTCAATTGCAAATAATGATACATCAAGTATCGTAATTACAATTAATACTGGTGGATCAATTGTTATGGAAGTCACAAAAGTGGCATCTTATGCTAACGTACTAACGGAAATGTAAAATGAAACTAATTAGAGAAACAATTGAAAACGTTAAATGTCTTAGTGAAACTACAGAGAACGGTAAAAAACGTCTGTATATTGAAGGTACATTTTTAGTTGGCGATAAAGTAAATCGTAACAATCGTATGTACAAAATGGATACACTTCGCCGCGAAGTTGGCCGTTATAATGAAGAATACATTAAAACAAATCGTGCTCTTGGTGAATTAGGTCATCCAGATACTCCGTCTTTAAATTTAGAACGAGTATCACACAAAATTTTATCTCTTGCAGAGGATGGCAATACATTTTATGGTAGAGCTTTGATCCTTGAAACTCCTTATGGCCAAATTGTTAAAAACTTTATTGAAAATGATGTCAGTATTGGTGTTTCTTCAAGAGCTTTAGGTTCAGTTGTTCAAACAAAAGAAGGCTATAATTTAGTACAAGATGATTTAAAATTAGCTACAGCTGCTGACATTGTTGCTGACCCATCTGCACCTGGTGCTTTTGTTCAAGGCATTATGGAAAATAAAGAGTGGATGTTTATTGATGGTAAATTTGTTGAAGCTAATTTTGATTATTCTAAAAAACAAATTAAACAAGCATCTTCCAAGCAAATAGAAGAAGTTGCTTTAAAATTATTTGAAAATTACCTACGAAAACTTTAAAATTTATAAATAGAAAATCACAAGGAGATTCCTAATGGCATCAAGTAAATTAATGGAAGCAGCTGCTGATATTCTTGCCGGAAGCAAGTCTAAAGCCACCGCTATGCCACCAGAAAAACTACCGGGCGAAATGGAAGACCTGGGTGGTCCCACGCCACAAAATTTTAAATCAACAGATGATTCGACGAAAATTTATGCCTCTGCAAAAGCGCCGGATAATTCTGCTAAAAATAAAGCTAGCATTTCTACAAAACCATCTGATGCTTCAGCAGACACTCAACTCCGCATGAATAAAGAAGATTCTGAAGAAGATAACGAAGAAATGCTTGATGAAAAATCATACATGAATATGATGAAGAAAAAAATGAAAGAAGATGTCGATGCACTTTTTGCCGATGATTCAACAATTTCTGAAGAGTTTAAAGAAAAAGCAGCTATAATTTTTGAAGCTCGTGTTTTTGATCGTGTCGCACAAATTCAAGAAGAACTTGAAATCGAATATGCATCAGTTCTTGAAGAAGCCGTTGAAGAAATTAAAAATGACTTGACCGAGAAGGTCGATGATTATCTTTCCTATGTTGTTGAACAATGGATCGAGCAAAATGAAATTGCTGTTGAATCGGGCCTCCGCGCTGAACTTACCGAAGAATTTATCGCTGGTCTTCGTAATTTATTTGCTGAACATTACATTGATGTTCCTACAGAAAAAGTTGACCTCGTTGATGAGCTTGCAAGTAAAGTTGAAGAACTTGAAGGCAAACTTAACGAAGAAATTGAACATGGTATTGAATTGAAAAAAGCTTTAATTGAGTCTTATAAACAAGAAGTTACCCATGCTGTTTGCGAGGGTCTCACCGCTACTCAAGTTGAAAAAATTAAATCACTCGCAGAGAGTGTAGAGTTTTCCACAGAGGAAGAATACAAAGAAAAACTTGAAACAATTCGTGAGAACTACTTTCCGTCTGGCGTTAAAAAAGCCAATGTTGCACAGCTGCATGAACAAGTAGAAGATGCCGACGAAAAGAAGGCCATAATTACTGACCCATTCGTTGCTGCAGTCTCACAAGCTATTTCAAAAACTAAGTTACAATAATAATAAAATCAAGGAGATTTTCTAATGTATCTTTCCGAACAACTTCAAACTAAATGGGCAGGTGTACTGGATCATCCAGACCTGCCTGCAATTAAAGATCCGTATCGTAAGGCTGTTACTGCTGTTATTCTTGAAAATCAAGCTCAAGAAATGCAAAAGGCTGCAGGTATGCTTCACGAAGCTGTACCAACAATGTCGGCATCTGCTGGTCTTGGTTCTGGCGGCGCAACCGGTTTTTCAGCAGGCGCTACTGCTACAGGCCCAGTTGCTGGTTTCGACCCAATTCTTATTTCGTTGGTTCGTCGTTCGCTTCCAAATTTGATTGCCTATGACATTTGCGGTGTTCAACCAATGACTGGTCCCACTGGTCTTATTTTTGCAATGCGCTCACGTTATAGCACACAAACAAGTGGTACAGAAGCTTTCTACGATGAGGCTAACACTGGTTTCTCTGGTCTTGGCACTGCACAAACAACCCTTGCTATCGGTGCCGCAGCTGCTAACACTTTTGTTGCTAACGGTGCAGGTGTTGCTGCTATGTCAACAGCTCGTGCTGAAGCTCTCGGTGACGGTTCTAACACTTTCCAAGAAATGGCATTCAGTATCGAGAAAGTTACTGTTACTGCTAAAACTCGCGCTCTCAAGGCAGAATACTCAATCGAACTCGCACAGGATCTTAAAGCAGTTCATGGTCTTGACGCAGAAACAGAATTGAGCAACATTCTTTCTTCAGAGATTCTTGCTGAAATCAACCGTGAAGTTATCCGTACAGTTTATGCTGTTGCTAAGACTGGTGCTCAAGTTGGTACTACAACTGCTGGCACATTCAACCTCGACACAGATTCTAACGGCCGCTGGATGGTTGAAAAAGTTAAGGGTCTTGCCTTTCAAATCGAACGCGAAGCAAATACTATTGCTAAGCAAACTCGTCGCGGTAAGGGTAACATCATGATTTGTTCTTCAGATGTTGCTTCTGCTCTTGCCATGGCTGGTATTCTTGATTATAACTCAGCACTTCAGTCTCAGGTTAATCTAACAGTTGATGATACCGGCAATACTTTTGCAGGTACATTGTTTGGTCGTATCAAAGTTTACATCGATCCATATTTCCCAGCAGGTTCCACTTCAGAATTCGCAGTTGTTGGTTATAAGGGTTCGAACGCTTATGATGCAGGTATTTTCTACTGCCCATACGTTCCTCTCCAAATGGTTCGTGCTGTAGATACTGGTACATTCCAGCCAAAGATTGGTTTCAAAACTCGTTACGGTCTTGTTGCTAATCCATTTGCTGAAGGTACGACACAAGGCTCCGGTACTCTTACCAACCTTGCGAATGTGTATTACCGTGCATTTAAAATTTCGAACCTCATGTAAACCCCATTAAGAGGGTTCTTAAAGAGGGACAGAAATGTCCCTCTTTTTTTATGGATAAATATTAACATGACCGCATTTACTAGAAATCCAACCAATCCTAATTTTCTTCAGCCCAATAAGTTTATATTAAACTTTACACGGGCACCGGCACTTCGTTATTTTTGTCAAACAGTTACAGTACCCGGCATAGCAACAACAGAAATACCACAAACAAATCCATTTGTAGAAATCTATGTACCTGGTGAAAAAGCAGTTTATGATGTTTTAAATATTACATTTATGGTTGACGAAAATTTAGAATCATGGCGCGAAATACATGATTGGATTCGTGCGATGACTTTTCCATATTCTTATGCTGAGTATCGTTCATTGGCAAATTTAAATCCTTATAATCAAAAAGGCCAACCTCAATACTCAGATGCTACACTTACACTTCTTTCTTCGGCAAATAATCCAATACTTGATTTTAAATTTTATGATGTGTTTCCCATTTCTATTGGCTCTTTTGTCATGTCTTCTACAGATAGCCCAGATAGTATTATTACCTCAGACGCAACATTTCGGTATACTTTATACGATTTAGTTGTACCAGGATAATTTTTATGATATAATCTCCGTATAGGAGGATTTGAAATGAGTAAACTTGATGATTTATTGGCTATGTGGGCAAAAGATACTGAAATTGATCGCACCGAACCAGGTAAAGCTCTTTTAGATATTCCCAAACTTCATAGCAAATATCTTAACATACTTTCAAATCATCGTCTATTGATCCGAGACTGTGAATTTAAATATAACCGAATGAAAAAGATTAAGTGGGAATACTATACTGGTAAATTAGATGAAGATGATTTAAAGAAACATGGATGGGAGCCATTTCCGTATGTTCTTAAGTCCGACATCACTACATATATGGAAGCCGATGAAGATATGAATCGTTATTTGGCTCAAAAAAGGTTACATGAAGAAATTGTTGAAGTTTGTAATTCTATACTGAAAGAATTGCACTCTCGCACATATCAGTTAAGAGGTTTTATAGAATATGAAAAGTTTATAAACGGAATATAAACAATTAAATGAGTGATATAACATTACATGTATTAAATGAGGCTTACATAAAAGTTGAATGTGAAAGGCACTATGCTCAAGAATTAAACGAATACTTTTCTTTTCGAGTTCCAGGGTATCAATTCACGCCGGCTTATAAAAATAAAATTTGGGACGGTTACATAAAACTTTTTTCGTTAAAAGACAATACCATCTATCGAGGCCTTTTACCTTATATTGAAAAGTTTGCCAAAGAAAGAAATTATGAAGTAAATATTCATGATAATTTAAATGTCACCGATGAATTGTCATTAAAAGAAACTACTGAATTTATACAGTTACTTAATTTGCCATTAGAGCCTCGTGATTATCAAATAAAGTCTTTTGTACATGCTATAAGAAATCGGCGTATGTTGCTTGTTTCTCCTACGGCTTCTGGTAAATCACTTATCATTTATCTAATTGTACGGTATTTTCAGAAGATAAATTTAAAACGTGGTCTTTTAATTGTACCAAACATTTCTCTCGTGGCACAAATGTATAAAGATTTTGAATCGTACGGTTATGATTCACTAGAGAATTGTCATACCATACACCAAGGGCGTGATAAAGAGGCTAAAAAGTTTCTGTTCATTTCTACATGGCAATCTATCTACACACAACCTAAGGAGTATTTTGAACAGTTTGATTTTGTAATTGGCGATGAGGCACATTCATTCAAGGCTAAATCTCTCACTACAATTATGACTAGTTGTATCCATTCTAAATACCGTATAGGTTGTACAGGTACATTGGATGGTACACAAACACACCGCCTTGTGCTTGAGGGTTTATTTGGGCCGGTATATCAATCAACTTCCACATCCGAATTGATTGAGAAAAAACAATTGGCTGATTTTAAAATAAAGTGTTTGATATTGAAGTATCCTGAAATTGTTTGTAAAGAAAGCAGAAAATGGGATTATCAAACCGAAATAGATTACATTGTGTCAAATTCTAAACGTAATGAATTTATTAAAAATTTAGTGCTATCATTAAATGGTAATACTCTTGTTTTGTTTCAATTAGTAGAAAGACACGGTAAAATACTACATGACCTTATTCAAAAGCATTCTAGTGATAGGCATGTATTTTTTGTTTTTGGTGGAACTGACATTGAAGTTCGTGAATTGGTTCGTTCAATTACTGAAAAAGAATCTAATGCTATTATTGTGGCTTCTTATGGCGTTTACAGCACTGGAGTTAATATACGCAACCTTCATAATATTGTTTTCGCCTCACCATCTAAATCAAGAATTCGTAACCTTCAATCAATAGGCCGCGGTCTTCGTATTGGTGAAAATAAACAAGAGGCCACTTTGTTTGATATTGTTGATGATTTAAGAACAGGTAAAAATACAAATTATACGCTAAAACATTTTCTTGAAAGAGTAAAAATATATGATGAAGAAAAGTTTAATTATAAATTTTACAATATAAAGTTAAAAACATGACCGAACTATTAGAACTTCAAATAAAAATTTTAAGATTAAATACAGGTGAAGACATTGTTGGTTTTTGTTTAATGGATGATGAACATGGTTGTGTAAGTATTGAAAACCCTATGAAAGTTCATATTAAAAGAGCCACACCGCCACTTGGTCAAACAGCACTTTATATGATGCCTTGGTTGCCATTAGAAATCATTGAAGATAATTTAGCAACTATTAATTATGATGATATAATTACTATTGTAGATCCAAAAAAATCATTTGTTAAATACTATAATAATGCCGTAGAAGAATATGAAATTCAAAGAAAAATACAAGAAAACGAAGTAGAAGAAAATGAAGAAAATGATGTTGATGAAGAAACTTTACAAGAAATGTTAGAATCTCTTCGTGAATCTAAAAAGAATCGTCTACATTAATGGATTATAGTGAACAAAATTTAAAACTGGTATCTTCAGTTATAAAAAATAATTTAACACCAGATTTATTACCTAAAAAATGGGTGCAAAGGAATCAAAGCAACCCTACATTTGGGCATTGTCATACAGCATCAGCTTGCCTTCAAAAGGTCTTTGGTAGTAAAATGATACATCTTTGGAGAGGCCTTGATGATGAAGGTATTTGGCATTGGTGGGCAGTAGATATAAATGGTTTAAGAATTGATATTACAGAAGAACAATATACCTCTCAAGGTAGAGTGCCACCTTATGATGTTGGGATGAAGGCCTCAATCTTAGGATTTGATTATCGTAAAAGAGTATTGAAGCTTTTGGATAAGGTAACTAAAGAATTATCATCATACGGAACACCGCTAATGTAACACTTGTCAAGAGCAAAAACAAGGGCTTATTAGGCGAAGATAACATAAAAGATTGACATACAACCAACGAATGTGTATACTATGAAAACTATGACAAAGAAAACTAACTATTATATAAACAATGCTGACTTTCTTAAAGCTCTCATTGATTACAAAGAGTCGTGTGAAATTGCTCAAAAACAAAAGAAATCTGACCCTCCAATACCAAATTATATTGGCGAGTGCTTCTTAAAGATTGCTGACCACTTGTCTCGTAAGCCAAATTTTGTATCATATTCTTTTCGAGATGAAATGATTTCAGATGGCATTGAAAATTGCCTAATGTATTTTAAAAATTTTGATCCAATTAAATCAAAAAATCCATTTGCCTATTTTACACAAATTATTTACTATGCTTTTCTTCGCCGTATTATGAAAGAAAAGAAACAACTGTATGTTAAATATAAGGCTACTGAAAACTTTGGTTTACTGGATGAATTTGAAATGTTTGAAGATTCAGATGGTAATATGAGGCAATTTCAGTTATATGATAATATCTCAGAGTTCATACAAACATTTGAAGAAAACAAACGAAATAAAAAACGTGGTAAAATTAGAACATTTGAAGACTTAGAGGAAAATATAGATGAATAATGAAGATATTTTAAATCGTATTGCAGCACTAGAAGCTCGAAGTGAAATGTTTGAATCTGAAATTATTCGTGTGGAAAATACACATCGAAACCAAATGATGATTGTTGATTTAAAAAAGAAAAAACTTAAAATCAAAGATGAGATTGAACAACTTAAAAAACAACTATGAAAATATGTATTCTTGGTGACACCCATTTCGGTGCTCGAGGTGATTCGCTAGACTTTCATCGGTACTTTCAGAAATTCTATGAAAACATTTTGTTTCCATATCTGGAAGAAAACAATATTAAAACTATTTTTCAAATGGGTGATTTATTTGACCGCAGAAAGTTTATCAATTTTAATTCTCTTTTTTTAGCGAGAAAGTATTTTTTTGATGAAATAGTTGCAAATGATATAACAATGTATACACTCATTGGTAATCACGACATGGCTTTTAAAAATACTTTAGAAGTCAATTCTCCGTCGTTGGTTATTAATGACTATAAAAATGTTAAAGTCATTCAAAATTTCACAACAATTGGACTTGGTGATACTTTAATTGATGTTGTTCCGTGGATTTGTGATGAAAATAAAAACGATATAATTAAAAAAATTAAATCTTCAAAATCAGATATTTGTTTCGGGCATTTTGAAATCATGGGTTTTGAAATGGAAAGAGGCAGTATATGTGAGACAGGTATTGACAAAAAGATTTTATCCAGATATGATGTGGTTTTGTCGGGCCATTTTCACCATAAATCCACTCAAGGTAATATTACCTATGTTGGTACACCTTATGAAATGACATGGTCTGATTTTAATGATGTAAAAGGTTTTCATATTTTTGACACTGAAACTAGAACACTTGAATTTACGGCAAACCCATATACAATGTTTAATAAAATTATATATGATGATTCAGAAACAAACTTTGAATTTTGGAAAGCCTATGAATATGATAAACATGCAAATACCTATGTAAAAGTTGTTGTGGTCAATAAACAAAATCCATATTTGTTTGATAATGTAATTGACAATCTATATAAAGCTTCTTGTGCTGATATTGCAATTGTTGAAGATTTTACTGATACACGAATTGAAGATGAAATTGTTGACCAAGCTGAAGATACAATGACTATTCTTTCAAAATTTATCGATGCACTTGAACTTGATGTTGAAAATGATAAATTGAAAAAAGTGATGCGAGAACTTTATGTTGAAGCATTGAATACTGAAGTTACTGACTGATGATAATTTTTCAAAAAATCCGTTGGAAGAATTTACTTTCAACAGGTAATAATTACACAGAAATTAACTTATCAACAAACACCAATACACTGATTGTTGGTGAAAATGGCTCAGGCAAATCTACAATGCTTGATGCTTTATGCTTTGGTTTATTTGGTAAAGCTTTTCGTTCAATTAATAAACCACAACTTTTAAACAGTATTAATCAAAAAGAATGTGTAGTTGAAATTGAATTTGAAGCCAATAACAAAACCTATAAAATCATTCGTGGCATCAAACCAAATATCTTTGAAATCTATTGTAATGGCACTCTGCTTAATCAAGAGGCTGCATCAAGAGATTACCAAGAACACCTCGAAAAATTTATACTGAAACTTAATTATAAATCTTTCACACAGATTGTTATTCTTGGTTCAGCTTCATTTACGCCGTTTATGCAACTTTCGGCATCTGACCGCCGAACAATCATTGAAGACTTGCTCGATATACAAATATTTTCGACGATGAATGGATTAGTCAAAGAACGATTATCAGCCAATAAAGAAAGTACTTCATCTATTAAACATCAAATTGATTTATTTACCAAAGAATATGAGTTAAAAAAGAAACATATTGAAGACCTCAAAAAATCAAATGATGATGAGGTGAAGCGATATGAAGAAGAGATTCAAAATAATATTGAAACTATAAGTCAACTATTGGCAAATAATCAAGTTCTTACAATTAGAACTGAAGAATTAAATCATGAAATTTCAAATAAAATTGATTGTGAAAACAAAATTAAAAAGATTACAAAACTTGAATCTCAAATTGAAAACAATATTTCCAAGTATGAAAAAGATATAAGTTTTTTTACAAATAACAATGATTGTCCAACATGTAGGCAATCAATAGTTTCTGAATTCAAAGAAGAACAAATTAATTCTCTTGGTATTAAAAACAATGATTCTAAGGCCGCTCTTGAACAACTTAAAAGAAAACTTAAAGATGAACAAGAAAGGCTAAATGAAATCAATGAAACACAATCCTTGATTCAAAGTTTTGTTGTAAAAATTGCTACAAATAATACTTCAATCAATGAAACAAACAAGTATATTAACAAACTTCGTAAAAAAATTGAAGAACTTACCACGGACAAATCAAATACAGAGAAAGAAGGCAACAACCTAAAAGAATTACAGGACTCTTTGTCTCAACTACAAGAATCGTTAAAAGAACTAATACAAGAAAAAGCATACTTAGAAGTGGCCTCAACGCTATTGAAAGATACTGGCATTAAAACAAAGATTGTCAAACAATATCTTCCAATTATTAACAAACTGGTCAATAAGTATTTAGCTCTTTTGGATTTCTTTGTGAACTTTAACCTTGATGAATCGTTCAAAGAAACAATTAAGTCTCGGCACCGTGATGATTTTTCATATAATAATTTTTCAGAAGGTGAGAAACAAAGAATTGATATGGCTCTTATGTTAACTTGGCGTGCTGTTGCTAAGTTAAAAAATTCAGCCAATACTAATTTATTGATACTTGATGAAACGTTTGATTCAAGTTTGGATGCCAATGGAACCGAATATCTAATGACAGTTTTACACACATTAGAGGGGGTAAATTTATTTGTTATTTCACATAAAGGTGATGTGTTGCAAGATAAATTCAGTAATGTTATTCGTTTTGTAAAGGAAAAGAATTTCTCTAAGGTGATAAAATGAGTGAAGAATTTTTAGTTATTAATACAGAACAATCTTTGGTTAAGCCAAAAGCATTAGAACCATTGCCATTGTATGATGAAAACTATTCGATGTTGAAACAAAAGATGCCTGATTATACTGGTCAATTACCAAATCAAAATATGACCAACCTCATTGAGCGTATGAAAATGACAATGAGAAAGTTTTCGGGCATTGGTCTTTCGGCAAACCAATGTGGTATTATGACCAGAATGTTTATTATTGGGCATGAAAACTTTGAACTGGTGTGTATCAACCCTAAGGTTCTTGGCCAATCGGCAGAAATAATTAAAGGCGATGAAGGTTGCCTCTCTTTTCCCGGTTTGTTTTGTAAGATAGAAAGGCCTGCATGGATCGATGTTGAATTTATGAATGAAAAGGGTGAGATTCTACAGACAAGACTTGAGGGTTTAACTGCAAGATGTTATTTACATGAACTCGATCACATGAATGGAATTAAATTAATTGACCATGTTGGCCCTGTAGCTTTAAAAATGGCTCGTGAAAAACAAAGAAAACGTATTAAAACAATTACTAAACGATTGAAAAAATAATGTCTTACTCATTTGACCCTAAAGATGATGTTGATACACAATGGCAAAAATGGCGCGATTCTGGTTTAACTTTTCAACAAATCGACGAAGAAAAACTCCGAACTAAAGTAATTGAAGAACTTACTTATGTTTCAAAGATGGATGTTAAAGAGTACACTTTGTATCAGAAATGGTGTGAGGTGCAAGAAAAATACCCTTCAACTATTATAAATGATTTATGGGAAGGCCAAAAATGTGTTCTGCAAGATGAAGATCAACGCCGCGCTATCGATGAAATAAAACGCAATTTTTGGATACCTGAAACATCTGAAGCTTACGAAGCACTAGAACCAGAACTTCTTTACACCAATAAAGAAAAAGGTCTGCCTGAATTGTGGAATTGTATTCGCACATTCTCTTCAACAATGAAAAACAATTCAAACATCGGCCGTAATCTTAATTTTATTGTGCGTGATCGAATCACTAAGAAATATCTTGGTGTGATTTGTATTTCATCAGATTTTCTTGACCTCACACCAAGAGATAGGTACATTGGATGGTCAAGAGAATTAAAAACGCAAGGCGGTATGATTAATCACACGGCCATCGGTTCAACAATTGTACCTTTGCAACCACTTGGGTTTAATTATGTCGGTGGTAAACTTCTTGCTCTACTTTGTCTTTCGGATCCAATACAAGAACTTTGGGAGAAATTGTACGGTGATAAGTTGGTGTCTATAACCACCACATCACTCTATGGTAAAACAAAGGCGGATGGTCTATCCCAGTATGACAATCTAGACTACTGGCAGAAAATGGGATTCACTTCAGGTTCCGTGTCGTATGAACCTACCAATGAAACAAGGTATATGATTCGTGAGTGGCTTAAAACAAATCACACACGGAGATACTTTGAATGGTATATTGCGAAGAAACCATCTGGTCAACCACATAAACGTGACCATAAGAATCGTTCATTGACCTTTGCGTATTCTAAACTCAATGTACCAAAAGAATTTATTAAATCTGACCATGCTCGTGGTATTTACTGGTGCCCTTTGTATGCTGAATCAGTAGAGTTTCTCCGAGGCGAACATGACGGCAAGAATATGAAAAAATGTTTTGATTCTTCGATTCAAGACCTAAGTAATATATGGAAGAATAAACATGCAAGGCCTCGAATTAAACAATTAGTAAAAAAAGACCGTGTTTCACATGATACTCTTTTCTATGACAATTTGGCAACCTTGTCTTGGGAAGAAGCAAAGTCTATGTATCTTCAACAAGTTGGCAGGTAAAACCTTTATGAATTTTGTATTTACCTTTAGCCACATTGTACATACAACTTTCATAAAGATTATTTTCTTTACAGAATTTTTTAAGATTTTTAACCTTTTCGGTTTTACCGTCAGGAAAAGTTACTAACCAATTTTTCGAAAGTGTGTTTGCTATTTTATTTTTTTGTATTTGACTGTTTGGGATGCCTTTGTTCCAGGTTGTAATTCCTTTCAGAGCGAGACTTATTTTATCTTTAGATTCTTGTGTGTGTTTTTTGCCCAGATTAAGTTCTCTTAAGATTTGTTTTGTTGATTCGTGGAGTTTTTCTCCTTTAATTGCACCTCGATAAGACCAAACAGCATCATTTGGAATTTCTATTGGATTGTTTTTGATCCATTCACGCAGTTCTGTGGTCCAATCATCATCTAGATTGTGAGAATAAATACTCATGCTGACATTCCTTACTAATGTTAGAGTGGGTGCAGACGGCAATCTGGCGACCCACACCTATATATGCCGTTAAAACTCTTGACAAATTACATATATATTAGTATAGTCCAAATATGCGGTGAGTCCGAGACAGCTTACCTTCCCAGTAGGCAGAGAGGTTTAACTCCTCTGAACCGCTCCACTTCTGTTGTATAAAAACAACAAAAAAGTTTAATGAAATCAATGACTTACAAAGCGCTTGACAAATCACTGCGGCTAGAGTAAGATGGTAACATAAATCATTACGGATATCGATATGTCATTTACTGCTGAACAAAAATCGCAACTTGCCAAACTGATGGCGACCGAGAATTTGACGGTTCAACACCAGAAAATTTCAACAGCCAAATTTGATCCTAAAAACCGTGTATTGTATCTCCCAATCTGGCAGGATATGTCTGGTGATCTTTATGATCTCTTGGCAGGCCATGAAGTTGGTCATGCTCTTCATACTCCCGCTGAAGGTTGGCACAATGCTGTAGTTGACAAAACAAAGCCTGCTTCATACAAAAACTTTTTGAATGTCGTTGAAGATGCTCGTATTGAGAAAAAAGTAAAGCGCCGGTATCCTGGTCTTCGCTTGCCTTTTCAGAGAGCATATAAAGAGCTTTTCGACCGTGATTTTTTTGGTATTCGGAACCGTGACCCTAATAAATTGCCTTTTATCGACCGTTTGAATATTTACTCAAAGTCACAATACACTGCTTCGTTCCTTGAATTCAATGAGCGTGAACTTGATTTTGTTGATAGAATTCAAAAAACTGAAAGCTGGGATGATGTTGTTGCCTTGACCAATGAAATTTTCGAATACTCAAAGGAAGAGCAATCTCAAATCCAACATACTGATTTTGATCCAGACAATTATGGTGAAGATGGTTTTGATGAAGATTCCGCTTTTGATGAAGTTGACCAAGATGAAGATGGTCAAAGTCAAAACGGTACCAAGTCTAAGGCTGGTGATGAAAACGAAGGTGATGAATCGGAAGCCGAGGGTGATGGTGGTGCCGATGGTTCAAATGACAAAGGCGAAACTGGTGAATCTAAAGGTTCTCGGCTGAATCGTTTCAAGGACTCGGAGGAATCTGATGAAGATCAATTTGAGCCAGAATGTATTACTGATGAAAACTTCCGTAAAAATGAAGACTTATTGCTTGATGCACAAAGCAAACCTTTTGTTTATGTAAATGTGCCAAAATTCAATGCGAAACATAGCATCACGCCAGCAAGCCGTGTGGTCGAACAAATCAATGATTATTATACAAAAGGATTTTCGCTCACGGAAGTTCTATCTGCGGCTGATATCCAAAAATTGATCGGCGATTTCAAAAATCGAAATGAACGGTATATTGGTTTACTTGCTAAAGAATTTGAAATGCGTAAAGCTGCCAAAGCTTTTAGTAAGTCTAAGTTGTCCGACACCGGCGATATTGATGTTGCTAAACTTTCATCTTACCAGTTTGATGACAACATTTTCCGCAAAGTGATGTTGACACCAAAAGGTAAAAATCATGGTCTTATGTTGTTACTTGACAAATCGGGTTCCATGGCCGATAACATGCCTGGTTCAATTGAACAGATTTTGATTCTTGCTATGTTTTGTCGCAAAGTGAATATCCCGTTTGTGGTGTACGGATTCGGTAGTTCCTATCGTGCTCGGAAGACTGATTTTCCTGGAGAGTACCTTAAGAATGATGATGGTTCGGGAAAAGTTTTTTCTGCTCATAGCAATGATCTCCGTTTCAGTGAAGTTTATCTCCGTGAGTATCTAAATTCAAGCATGTCAAACATGGAATTTATGTCGGCTGTCAAAGCTTTGTTGTTACTCAAGCGGTCATTTGAAATGAAATGGCGCTCCAGTCGGCCCGATTCAGAAGATTTATCGAATACTCCGTTGACCGAGGCTGTATTTGCTTGCACTCATTTGATGCAAAAATTCCGCCAAAAACACAACCTAGACCTTTCAAGTTTGGTGGTTGTACATGATGGTGATTCAGACTCTATTGGTTCTTTTTATCAACAAAGTGAACCTGGATTGAGTAAGTACACCAACAGTTTCAGTACAATTATTCATAACGTGATTGTTCAGGATCGCCAAAACAAATTTGAGTATAAGTTGAAAACTCCTGATCCTTCGAAGGCTCACTTTGATCCAATGCTTCTGTGCGCTATTGAGTATTTCAAACAGCTAAGTAATTCAAAGGTGTTTGGTTTCTTCTTGACAAGCGGCAGTCGTGGTAGTGCAAAGGCTTCAATTATGAACCGCTATGTGTTTGACGATGGCGAAAACTTTGAATCTCTTGAAAAGAAAGCTTTCAGAAGCCATAACTATAATGAAAAAGCTCGTGTCAATCAACAATTAGATTTGATGGTGAAGAAGTTTAAAGCTGAGAAGTTCCTGATCAGCAAACCAAAAGGCTACAATGAATTTTATATTGTGGCTGGTGGTGATGAATTGGTTACCGAGGCTGATGAAATGGAAATCGAAGGCAAAGTGACCTCATCCAAATTGAAAGCCGCCTTTTTAAAGATGAACAAAAAGAAAGCCATCAATCGTGTTTTGGTCTCCCGTTTCATCCAGGGCATTGCCGCCTGATGTTGTTTTTATGCAACAGGGCTTGACAGAGCCCTGATTCTTTTATATAATGGATCCATATTGTGAATGAGGATATTTCGTTATGACTTCCCGTGCTTCTAATCGCCAAAATTTCATCGATTCCTTAATTGCTCTTGGCAAACCTGTGGTTACCAAGGCTGAGATTAAGAAAGTTTGTGCTGAAATCGGCATTTCTAGTGCCGCTTGGTTTACTAAAGATGAAAACAACCGTGTTGGTCATGGTCTATATAAAGTACCGACCGCTTCAGATGTAGCATCTATACCTGCTATGGTAGCTCAAGTTTTGCCAATGACTAAACCTGTGGAAAAATCAGAAAATCGTATTCAAAATGTTTCGACCGATCTGGAAGAAACTGACCTAGTTCCTAAAGTGTACAAAAATTATGTACCGTTTGGTAACTTTGATGATGTTCTGTCTATTGTACAAAGCAATCGATTCTTTCCTGTGTTCATTTCGGGCCACTCTGGCAACGGTAAGACCATGTCGGTCGAACAGGCTTGTGCTAAAGCCAAACGTAAGTTCATTTGTGTTTCAATGACACCTGAAACCGATGAAAGTGATTTGCTCGGTAACTATGTTCTTATTAACGGCAACATGGAATGGCGTGATGGTCCTGTGACCACTGCCGCTCGTCAAGGTGCTGTCCTTTGTATTGATGAAATTGACTATGGTGCTCAGAACCTATCGAGTCTTCAGCGTGTACTTGAAGGCAAACCTTTTATGCTGAAGAAAAAAGGTGAATTGATTGTGCCTGCTCCTGGTTTTACAATATTCGCAACCGCAAATACCAAAGGCAAAGGCTCTGATGATGGTCGTTACATGTTTACCAATGTTCTGAATGAAGCCTTTCTTGAGCGTTTTCGTAATACGCTTGAGCAAGAATGGCCTCCGACTACTGTAGAAAAAAAGATTGTCCGTAAGGAACTTGATTCAGTTGGTCGTTCTGATGATGATTTCGCAGATAAGTTGGTTACATGGGCGGATGTCATACGGAAGACGTTCACGGAAGGTGGTTGTGACGAAGTGATTTCTACACGCCGTTTGGTGCATATCGTTGAAACCTTTGGTATCTTCGGCGATAAAATGAAAGCCATTCGTATGTGTTTGAATCGCTTTGATGAGGACACTAAGGCTTCGTTTCTTGACCTGTATACTAAAGTTGATGCTGGTGCCACTGCTGAGCAGATTTTGACGCCAGAAACTCCGGCTAAACCAATTGATGAAGAAATTCCGTTTTAATATTACCTGAATAATGCTTGACACAGGCTTCGGCCTGTGTTATATTATCGTTACTGAGAGAACGGTCGCCTCTCGGTAATGTTTTAGTGCGACCAACATGGAGAAATTTGTAATGTCCGCAAAAGAAAAAGTTTTAAATTATTTGTCAAAAATCGATGGGTATAATACATTGACCGCTAAAAAAATGCAAACGCTTTTTGGTGTCAAGAATCCATCAGCCACAATCAATGAACTTCGCAATGAAGGCCATGCTATTTACTTGAATAGCCGCAAAACTTCCAGTGGTGAGAAGGTATCTTTTTACCGTCTTGGTACACCAACGAAGCGTATGGTTGCTGCTGGTATTGCAGCTCTTCGCACACAAGGACGCCGTGCATTTGCCTAAAAGATAGTCCACTTTGAGCGACAGAGGGATATATACTTTATATCCCTCTTTATTTTATGGACAAATTATGGAAATACAAGTAAAACTTGATGAATTGAGGAAACATAAAGTTTTTGTGGCAACACCAATGTATGGCGGTATGGCTCACGGACTTTATGTTAAATCCAGTCTTGACCTGCAAGCCATGTTAACCAAGTATGGCGTTGAAACTAAATTTTCTTTTCTCTTTAACGAATCGCTAATTACAAGGGCTCGTAATTACCTTGTTGATGAATTTCTAAGAACAGATTATACACATTTACTTTTTATTGATTCTGATATTCACTATCATGCACAGGATGTCGTAGCACTTCTTGCACTTGATAAAGATGTAATTGGTGGGCCATATCCTAAGAAGGCCATCAATTGGCAGAATATTATTGATGCTGCAAGAAAACATCCCGACCTTGAAGCACATGAATTAGAAAAATTGGTTGGCCAGTATGTGTTCAATGTGGTCAAAGGTACAAAACAATTTTCTGTAACTGAACCACTAGAAGTGATGGAAATTGGCACAGGCTACATGTTAATTAAACGACATGTATTTGATAAAATGAGAGATGCTTTTCCAATGATTCATTACAAACCAGATCATGTTGGTCAAGCGAACTTTGATGGTTCTAGATACATTCATGCATATTTCGATACAGTGATTGACGCCAAGGGTTCCATTACAGACGGTGGGACAGATCGTTACCTAAGTGAAGATTACATGTTCTGCCAAATGTGGCGTAAGATCGGCGGTCAAATTTTCTTATGCCCTTGGATGAAAACGCAACATGTCGGAAGTTATGCATTTACTGGAGATATGCCGGCGGTGGCCAATTATGCAGGAAAGTTATGAAAAACATAACATATAAGTACAGGGCTTTATATAATCATGATATGAAAAAAGGTGATCGTAATGAAACTTTCAAATGAAACAATTGGTGTTCTAAAAAACTTTGGCAGTATTAATTCTGGTATTTTTTTGAAGAAAGGCAAAACAATTAAAACCGTTTCTTCACATAAAAATATTTTGGCACAAGCTACAATTCCTGATGAAATTCCTGCCGACTTTGGTATCTACGACTTAAATGAATTTCTTTCTGTGGTTTCTCTGCATAAAGATGATTTGAATCTTGAGTTTGATTCTAAGAATGTTGTAATCTCTGGCCTTAAAGGCCGTAGTAAAATTAAGTATCGTTCTTGTGATGCTACAATGCTTGTTGTACCTCCAGAAAAAACACTTCAGATTGCTAATCCAGAAATTCAATTTGATTTAAGTGCTGAAGACTTTAGATGGATTCTTGACGCTGCAAATGTTCTTGGCAGCCCACAAATTTCTGTTGAATCTGATGGTATAAAAGTCACACTGAATACATTAGATGTAACAAATGATTCAGCTCATACCGAATCGCTTGAATTAGAAGTTGAAGGCTCTGGTAACAAATACAAGATGGTTTTTAAAACTGAAAATTTTTCTAAAGTATTACTTGGTCCATATGAGGTGAAAATTTCTTCAAAAGGCGTTTCTCATTTTAAGAACAAAAAAACATCTATTGAATATTGGATTACCACAGAAATTGGCTCAACATTTCAAAAGGCTTAATTATGATTTTATTTACTGATGCTGAAACTGGAAATGAAGTTTATATAAATCCAGATTGTGTAAAGATGGTTAGAGATTTTAGAAACTTAACAAAAATCATGTTTTTGGATGATGCGTATGTTATCGTCACTGACACTCTTAAAGTTACAATTGAAAAAATGGTTAAAAAACCAGTTAAATCTTGAGATGTTTATTGTGAGGAATTTTTATTATGAGTCAACTTCTTTGGGTGGAAACACACAGGCCCCAAACAATTCGGGACTGTATCCTACCAGAGCGTCTGAAAAAACCATTTCAGGAATATGTCAATCAAAAAAGTATTCCAAATCTTCTTCTTGCTGGTGGTCCTGGAGTAGGCAAGACCACAGTGGCCAAGGCCATGTGCAACGAAGTGGGATGCGATTATCTGGTAATCAATGGTTCTGACGAATCTGGTATTGATACTTTCCGTGTAAAAATCAAAAATTATGCTTCGTCAATGTCTTTGGCTGGTGGCCGTAAAGTCATCATCATTGATGAAGCCGACTATTTAAACCCAAACTCCACACAACCCGCCTTAAGGAACGCAATTGAAGAATTTGCTTCAAACTGCTCTTTCATATTTACTTGTAACTATAAGAATCGTATCATTGAGCCTTTACATTCTCGGTGTGCGGTTGTCGATTTCACTCTTAAAAACGGTGATAAGGCTAAAATGGCCAAAGAATTCTTCATACGAATCAAAGAAATTTTACGAAGTGAATCGGTCGACTTTGAGGACAAAGTAGTTGCTGAATTAATTAAGAAACATTTTCCAGATTTTCGTCGTGTAATTAACGAACTGCAGCGTTATTCGCAGTTTGGTAAAATCGATTCTGGTGTTCTTGCTCAAATTGCTAATGTTTCTATTTCTGAAATAGTAAAGCATATGAAAGAGAAAGATTTTGGCTCTCTTCGTAAGTGGGTGGCCTCAGGAGATTATGATGCAAATGTGGTGTTTCGGCAGATTTATGACGCACTATATGACGTATTAAAACCACAATCAATTCCACAGGCCGTATTGATTCTTGCTGACTATCAATACAAACAGGCCTTTGTTGCTGATGGTGAAATTAATCTTGTTGCTTGTCTTGTTGAATTGATGGGGAATTGTGAGTTTGTATGAAATTAGATTTTTGTGCTATTTGTGGTACTAAAGAAGGTTTACACCAACATCATATTCATCCTGTTGTATACTCTACGGCAAAAAGAAACAGTAAGAAATATGACTCAAATAAGAAATTAAAAGAATGTGATATTTTTGAGATATGGGCTTATCTTTTAGATCAAGGTTATATATCAGATGATGCGACGGTTACGGTTTGTGAATTTCATCACAATATGTTGCACGGTATAGTTAAATTCACAAAAGCAAAACAATCCGATATGATTAAAGCAGGTATAGAAAAATCTAGACAAAAAGGCATCAAGCTTGGAAGACCTAGTAAATTGAATGATGAAATGATATACAATGTGCATCAAATGCGAAAAAATGGATTTTCAATTAGAGATGCGGCGAGAGAACTTAAAATTGGTATAGGCACAATTTATTCAGCTTTAAACTTGGAACCAAAAGATTTATCGAACGAAGAGTGTGATGAAATTCTGAATTTGATTGAAAATGATGAACTTGATTCACATTTAACTGTTGAATTGGAATCAACTTCTTATTGGGAAAATCTTCGTGAATGATTTATTTAATCTTCTTAGACTAAAACGTTCTAATTCATTTAAAAAAAGTACCAAATATCATGTAGCTCGTAGCCGAAATAAAAGAAAAATACGAAAAATTGACGATAGGAAATATGAAATGGGTGCATCAATGGAAGATAAATCACAAACAGAGTATTTTTTAAGTGCATCATCTTTGAATGACCATGTGATTTCTAAATGTTTATCAAAGCGTGTTGAATTAAGATTTACAACAATTTGTCTTAAAGAAAGTTTGGTTTGTAATCCTAAGGAATGGCATGAATATGTCCGTTATAAATTAGATGATGAATTCAATCAATTGGTTGAATTTGGCCATCAAACTGGTATGATTATCAATAATGAAACAAATGATTTCGTTGATTACACTGTCAATTCCAATCTTGTTGAAGTCAAAATTTATGGCTCTAAACAATTTACCGAAAAAATGTATGGCCAATTGACCGAGGATTTTGAAATTGCTGCATGTTATATTGAATGGGTTTATGGTTCAGATGGTGAATCCGTAAATATTCCATTATCATCAGAAAAGCTTCCAATTTCTGAGATGTACCCTTTTCTTGGGAGTGAATCAATCGAAGAATACTATAATCGTTTTTTAGAATCATCAGCATCGATTCTTCTTTTGATTGGTCCACCAGGCACAGGTAAAACCACATTCATTCGTGGTTTGCTTTATCATTCTGCTATGAACGCCATTGTTACCTATGACGATAAGATCCTAGAGCGTGATTATATCTTTGCTCGTTTTATTGAGGATGATGTTGGCGTAATGGTCATTGAAGATGCTGATAGTTTCCTCAAACCAAGGGCCGATGGCAATACAATGATGCATCGCTTTCTAAATGTGGGCGATGGCCTTATTTCAATGAAACGTAAGAAACTCATCTTTTCAACCAATCTGCCATCGGTTAATGATGTTGATGATGCTCTAATTCGTCCCGGTCGTTGCTTTGATATTTTAAATTTTGAGAATTATAACGAAGAACAAGCTAAGATTGTCAGTGGAAAACTTGGTATACCTTTTAATTCTAAATCACCTTCTGAGACTTATTCTTTGGCTGAAATCTTTCATACACAAAAGAATTCAAACTCAAAACAGAAAAGAAAGATGGGATTTGTATGAGTAACCCTTTTGACTATGTAAATCAGATTCTCTATGGTAAAAAGGATTTGATTGTTGATGCTCAAACTGAAAAAGAATACAACCCCTTCATCGTAAACAGGTCACTTTCTTATCATTTCGATTGTGTTTTGTTTACTAATGAGATGAATCGAAGGCATTTTGTCGATAAAAAGTTACAAAATTCATTCCTAATAAATACAATCAGGTCTCGTAAAAGGCCTTTTGCTAAGTGGGTTAAATCTGAAAAGAGTGAAGATTTGGAATGTATCAAAAAATATTTTAACTATTCCAACATTAGAGCTCTTGAAGTTTTGCCTCTACTCAGTGAAAAACAAATCCAAGAATTAAAAGAAAAAACCGAAATAGGTGGATTAAGGAAATGATATGTCTGATATATTTAAAGGAGTTGGAGTTGAAATAACACTTGAAAATGAGGATGCATTTTTAAAAGTAAGAGAAACACTGACAAGAATTGGTGTTTCGTCTCGTAAAGAAAAAGTGTTATACCAATCTTGCCACATACTTCATAAACAAGGCCGTTATGTAATTTTACATTTTAAAGAATTATTTTCTTTAGATGGAAAACCATCTACAATTACAGACAATGATATACAACGAAGAAATGCTATTACTAATTTGCTTGAAGAATGGGGATTATTGAAAATACTTAAAGATGAAAAGGAGAAAATTGAAGGAAATTTGGCACCTCTACATCAAATTAAAATCATTTCATATAAAGAAAAAGATGATTGGGAACTTGTAAGTAAATATACAATAGGAAAAAAGAAAGTTGAGTATTGAAAATGAAACCCGTAATTGTGAAATTAAAAAATTTATATACAAATGAAATTATATACACTGAAAATTATGATGATTACCAAGAAAAAGATGGTCTAGAATTCATCAAAGTTTTTAAGGAAGAAAACCCAAAAAGAAAGTATTTGGTCAACAGAAATGCTTATCAAATACTAAATAAAGAATAGCCAATGCCTAATGGGTTGGCTATTTTAAACTTGCTTATTTAAGGAGAAAACTATGACTTATGTATTACGTCCGCTTCACTACACAACCCTTGGTTTTGAACGCTTTTTTAATGATGTTGAGCGATTGCTTAAAGATGACCCTCAAGCCAAGGCTTCCAACTTTCCACCACATAATATTCTTCGTCTAGATGACAATCGTTATATCATCGAAATGGCTGTCGCTGGTTTTGCCAAAGACGAAATTGATATTACAATTGAAGATGGCAGCTTGACCGTAAAAGGTGAAAAAAAAGAACAGGTAAATAATTCTCAATATGTACATCGTGGTATTGGCACACGTTCTTTTACCAAAACTTTTACTGTTGCTGATACAATTGAAGTTTGTGGTGCCGAATTTAAAGATGGCATTCTTCGTATTGGTCTAGAAAATATTATTCCAGATCACAAGAAACCGCGCAAAGTTGAAATTGGTAATAATCTTGAGGCATTCAAGCCACAACTTTTACAAGAGACCAAAACGGCATAAGTGGGTGGGAGGGCTTGACCCTCCCTTGTTTTTATTATAGAATAGATTCTTATGAAAACTATTTCAATTGTCAGTGATGATAGAAAATGTGGTGATTGTACACTTTGTTGTGAAGGATGGATAACAAATGTTGCACATGGCTATGAAATGTGGCCAGGTAATAAGTGCCAATTCGTTTCTTGTGGAAATGGTTGTACAATTTATAATGATCGGCCCAAAAGTTGTGAAGAATTTTCTTGCCAATGGTTAATTGACAAACGTGTGCCAGAGTGGATGAAACCCAATACATGCGGTGCTATTTTAAAAGAATGGGAAATAAATGGTATTAAATTTTTAGAAATTTTTGAAGCAGGCCGAAAACTAGATTCTGAAGTTTTAACATGGGCTTTTAATGCTCTAGTAAGCAAAAAATTTGAAAATATAAAATACCAAGTTTCTTCAGGTTGGAATTATTTCGGTACCAAAGAATTTTTTGATGTAATCAGAAAAAAATATCAAAAATGAAACAAAAATTTATCGAACCCTATATGAAGGTAGCTGAAACTTTTGCTGAGTTATCTTCAGCACGCCGTCTTCATGTCGGTGCTATTGTTGTAAAAGATGATAGAATCATTTCAATTGGTTATAATGGTATGCCGACTGGATGGACAAATGAGTGTGAAGATGAAAAATATGAAGAAGATGGATTTCATATCACAACGATAACAAAGCCAGAGGTATTGCACGCTGAAACAAACGCAATCGCTAAGTTAGCTAAATCCACAGAATCTGGTGATGGCGCTATAATGTTTATTACTCACGCACCATGCCTTGAATGTGCAAAGTTAATTTATCAAAGTGGCATCAAGTCTGTTTTTTATCGTAACACCTATCGCAGCACCGATGGTGTTGATTTTCTAACTAAATGTGGCATCGAGGTAAAAAATGTCTGATAAAGTATACACTAGCGAAGTTCTAGAGATTTTAGAAAACGGTGATGCAATGATTGAAATACCAATTGAACTTATGAAAGAAATGGAATGGAAAGAAGGCGATGTTCTGGATTGTTCTTTAGAAGAAGACACAATTATTTTGCGTAAACTTGACAATTATTGATTTACATTTAAAATAAGAAAAGGAAATCATTATGAAATCTGTGTTTAAAGATGTACAAATTTTTATGGAAGCCGCAGATCAATCAACAACAGATTATAATCTAGACCAATCTTCTCTTTATATGAAATTAATTGGTGAAGAATTTAGTGAACTACTTACTGCTAAAAACCGTAATGATGACCCTGAAATTGCTGATGCTTGTTTCGACCTCATGTGGGTTGTAATTGGATATATGATTTCAAGAGGTTGGAATGTTGATAAAATTTGGGATGAAGGTGCTCTAAGTAATTTAAGAAAAATTGATCCAGAAACACGAAAAGTTTTAAAACGTGAAGATGGTAAAGTTTTAAAACCCGAAGGATGGCAACCTCCCAATTTTAGTCAATTTGTTTAAAAAGGAACTATATGAATATTCGTGAATTAGCTAAAAAAATAGCAATCGAACAAAAACTTCCAAGGTCTGAGAAATATGATTTAGTTTTGCGAGAATATGACAGAATGGTCGAACTGATTGGCTTAGTTCCTGACCCTAATTACAACATGCGTGATTTTGAAGGGCGTGAAATGTTGTTTCCTAAACGCTGGGTAACACTGGCTGTTTTTCCCGAAAGTACAAAGGTGAATGTATAATGGATGTCAAACTTGTAACACTTAAAACAAATCACACACTGATTGCTAAGGTTGAACTGCCTTTTGACCAATCGTATGTGTTGGTTAAAGAACCACTTCAAGTAGCCTTACAACCAACCAAAGAAGGTTCTGGTGTGATGTTTGTACCATTTGTTGAATATGCCGAAGAGTTTAAAACAGGCTTCAAGATTTCAATGAGTGATGTACTAATGATTTCAACACCTCTACAAGAACTACAGGACAATTACCGGCAAATCTTCAGTAATATACAAATTGCCTCAGCCATGCCAAGGGTTTGATATAATCCAAGGATGAACTACTATACAAACATTTCAGTACAAGGCAACAATGTCCTGTATAGAGGTGTCTTAAACGGTCGGCGAATTCAAAAGAAAATTGAATACTCGCCGATTTTGTTTTTGCCTTCTAATAAAAATACAGGATGGAAAACCTTATTTGGTGAGAATCTTGAATTAAAGAAGTTTGATACGATTCGGGATGCTCGTGATTTTGTTAAACGCTATGAAGAGGTTCAAAACTTTAAGATATATGGCAATGACCGTTTTGAGTATGCCTTTATTGCTGATGAACACCGAGGACCTATAGATTGGGACATCACTCAACTTTCAATTGTTATCATTGATATTGAGGTTGGTTCAGAGAATGGTTTTCCTGATCCATATAAGGCCACAGAACCAATCACAGCCATTGCCGTGCGCCAACTAAATGGAGATATCACAGTATATGGTTGTGGTGAATATAAGAAACAAGGTGATGAAAATTATATACAATGTAAAGATGAGTGGACACTTTGTAAAACTTTTTTAAAAGATTGGCAAGCAAATTACCCCGATGTGGTTTCTGGTTGGAATATTGATTACTTTGATATTCCATACTTGGTAAACCGCTTCAATCGTATTCTTGGTGAAGATGAGACAAAGAAACTTTCACCATGGAATAACGTATGGGAAAGAAGTTTCGTACATAAAGGCCAACAAAAAAGAGTGTACAATATGACTGGTATTGCTGCACTTGATTACATTGAATTGTACCGATGGTATGCTCCTGCTGGTAAGTCACAAGAATCATACTCGTTGAATCATATTACCAGTGTTGAACTAAATGAATCAAAAATTTCTTATGATGAGTATGACAACCTCCATCAATTGTATAGACTTAATTATCAAAAATTTATTGAATACAATATTAAAGATGTAGAACTTGTCATCAAACTTGAAGACAAACTAAAGCTAATTGAACTAGCACTAACTCTAGCCTACGACACAAAGACCAACTATGAAGACGTATTTGCTCAAACTCGTATGTGGGATTCGCTCATCTATTCGTATCTCTTGGAGAAAAATGTTGTTGTCCCGCCAAAAGAAATTCAAAAGAAAGATTCAGCATTTGAGGGTGCCTATGTAAAAGACCCTCAGATTGGTATGCACGATTGGGTGGCCTCATTTGATCTTGATAGTCTGTACCCACACCTGATGATGATGTACAACATATCACCTGAAACGCTGGTGGAAACAAGCGACTATACCGATGAAATGAGACAATTGGTTATGGATGGGATATCAGTGGAAAATCTCCTTGGCCAAAAAGTAAAAACTAACGCTATAAAAAATGTAACTGTTACTCCAAATGGCCAATTCTTTCGTACTGACTTCCAAGGTTTTCTGCCAAAGATGCTTGAAGAAATGTATGAAGATCGGAAGAAGTTTAAGAAGTTAATGTTGAAGTGTAAACAAGAATATGTTGACGAAAAAAACCCAAAGAAAAAAGAAGAAATTGGTAAACTGGTTGCACGATACAATAATCTACAACTCGCAAAGAAGGTGGCATTAAATTCTGCCTATGGTGCCCTAGGCTCACAGTATTTCCGATTCTATGATCTTAGAATGGCACTTGGTGTAACATTGGCTGGTCAACTGTCTATTCGTTGGATTGAAAATAAAATCAATATATACATGAATAAACTATTAAAGACTGCTGATGTAGATTATGTTATTGCTTCGGACACAGATTCGATTTATTTGCGCCTTGGTGACCTCGTTGATAAGGTGTATGCAGGCGAGAAAGAAGTTACTAAAGTTATCGCCTTCATGGATCGTGTCTGCGAAGATAAGATACAACCTTATATTAATGAGAGTTATCAGGAACTTGCTTCGTATGTTCATGCCTATGACCAAAAAATGAGAATGAAGCGTGAAGGTTTGTCCAATAAAGGGCTCTGGACGGCCAAAAAACGCTATATTCTCAATGTGTTCAATAACGAAGGCGTCCAATATGATGAGCCTGATATGAAAATTATGGGTCTTGAGGTGGTTAAATCATCAACTCCGGCCATCATTCGGGAGAAAATGAAAGAAACCATTTCACTGATAATCAATGCCGATGAGGCCACGGTTCAAGAGTTTATTGCAAATTTGAAACAAGAATTCAAGAAACTACCTGTAGAAGACATTTCTTTTCCTCGTGGCGTCAATGGCATCCGTGAGTATTCGGATTCAGCCAGTCTATATAAAAAGGGAACACCAATTCATGTAAAGGGTGCCATTCTCTACAACCATTTTCTCATCGAAAAGAAATTAACAAAGAAGTATCCACTGATACAAGAAGGTGAAAAACTTAAATTTACTTATCTGAAAACACCAAACCCATTTAAAGATACAGTTGTTTCATTTCCTGCAAGGCTGCCAAAAGAATTTGGCTTACAAGAATATATTGATTATGAAACACAATTTGAAAAAACATTTATTGAGCCTATGGAAATTATTTTAGATTGTATTGGTTGGCAAGTAGAACGACAGAACAGCCTCGAAGCATTTTTTGTTTAACGGAGAAACGAATGGGCATACTTGAAAAACTGAAAAAGAATTCAACCATTAAAGAAACGGCCATTCTTTCTAAGTCAAAGTTTTTTAATGAGAAAGATGTAATTAGTACATTTGTGCCAATGATTAATGTTGCCTTTTCTGGTCGCCTCGATGGCGGTTTTACACCTGGCTTGACAATGTGGGCAGGTCCATCAAAACACTTTAAAACAGCATTTAGTTTATTGATGGCTAAAGCCTACATGGACAAATACCCTGAGGCTGCCCTTTTGTTTTATGATTCAGAATTCGGCACACCAATTAAATATTTTGAAACATTTAATATTGATATGGACCGTGTCATTCACACACCATTGACTGACATTGAACAATTAAAATTTGATATTATGCAACAACTTCAGGAAATTTCTCGTGGGGATAAGCTAGTGATTGTTCTAGATTCTATAGGGAACTTAGCATCCAAAAAAGAAGTTGAAGATGCGCTTGAAGGTAAATCGGTCGCTGACATGAGCCGTGCAAAACAGGTGAAAAGTTTGTTTCGTATGGTGACACCACACCTTACAATGAAAGATATTCCAATGGTCGTTGTCAATCATACTTACAAAGAAATCGGCATGTTTCCAAAAGATATTGTAGGTGGCGGCACTGGTTCGTATTATTCAGCCGACAATATTTATATTCTTGGCCGTCAACAAGAAAAAGATGGCACTGAAATTGTTGGTTACAACTTTATTATCAATGTGGAGAAATCAAGATATGTCAAAGAAAAATCTAAAATACCTGTTAATGTATCTTTTGATGGTGGGATTAACAAGTGGTCTGGTTTACTTGACATTGCACTTGAATCCGGGCATGTGGTCAAACCATCAAATGGTTGGTATGCAAAAGTAAATCAAGAAACTGCCGAAATTGGTGGAAAAGTTCGTTATAATGATACACAAACTGCCGATTTTTGGTCTGATATTTTGACCAGTTATTCTTTCCAAGAGTTTGTAAGGAAGAAATATGAAATCACTTATGGCAATATTATGGGACAAACTGGGGTGGTGGAAGAAGCCGAGGATGCTTGAAGAAAACAAAGACTTTCACTATATAAACTTCAATAACACTGACGTAACAGGTATTGAATTGTTAATGTCGGAGTTTCGCGGTGTTATTTATCATTATGATAAAGCCAGTGTTACTGAAGAAGGTGAAATTGCTCGTTTGAAATTCGGTTATACTGTGGTTCATCCAGGTGAACATGACATAGATGACTTGAATTCTAACGAAAAATTTCATACAATAATGGGTGACCTGTTGACCCAAATTTTAATGGCTAAAATAGAAGATGAGACTAGAGACCAGTATTCTAAAAAATTTAATATTCAATGAGGAATTTACTCGTAAAGTATTGCCATTTATTCAATCAGAATATTTCGCCGACAACAAAGATAAAACACTTTTTAACTTTGTTTCACAATTTGTCAATAAATATAAAACATTGCCAACTTATGAATCTCTTGTTATTGAATTAAATAACTCAAAAAAACTTACCGATCAAGAATTAAAAAATACTTTAAATTTACTTGATGAAATAAATCAAAACAAAAGCGAGCCTACAGAGTTACAGTGGTTAATTGAACAAACCGAAAAGTTTTGCCAAGACAAGGCGATTTATAATGCCATTATGGAATCGGTAACAATACTTGATTCTAAAAACACAAACAAGGACAAGGGTGAAATCCCTAAGTTATTATCAAATGCGCTTGGTGTTTCTTTTGATTCTCATATTGGCCACGATTATATTAATGACTACGATTCCCGTTTCGAATTTTACCACCGACAAGAAACTAGAATATCATTTGATTTAGACCTTTTTAATACAATCACCAAAGGTGGTCTACCAAATAAAACACTCAATATTTGTCTTGCTGGGACCGGCGTTGGCAAATCAATGTTTATGTGTCATGTGGCTGCATCTTGTTTATCTCAGGGCTTGAATGTTCTTTATATTACACTTGAGATGGCCGAAGAAAGAATCGCCGAGCGTATTGATGCCAATCTTTTAAATGTATCAATGAACGATCTACATTCTATGACAAAATTGGAGTATGATCGTAAGTTTCAATCATTGCGAAATAAAACACAAGGCAAACTTATCATCAAAGAATATCCAACGGCGGCAGCCAATGCACTACACTTTCGTTCGTTGCTAAATGAATTGCACCTTAAAAAGAATTTCGTGCCGCAAATTATCTTTATTGATTATCTGAATATCTGTTCTTCGGCTCGCATTAAACCTGGTGCCAATGTTAATTCTTATTCTTATATCAAGGCGATTGCAGAAGAACTCCGTGGTCTTGCTGTTGAATTTAATTTACCTATTGTTTCAGCGACACAAACAACAAGGTCGGGCTATACAAACACTGACATTGGTCTTGAAGATACTTCCGAATCTTTTGGTCTGCCTGCAACCGCTGATTTTATGTTTGCTCTAATTTCAACAGAAGAATTAGAACAATTAAATCAAATCATGGTCAAACAATTAAAGAATCGATATGCTGATCCAAATTTTAATAAAAGGTTTGTAATCGGCGTTGATCGTTCGAAGATGAAGTTGTATGATGTTGAACAATTGGCACAAACTGGTATTGTAGATTCTGGCCAAGATGATCCGCCGCTAAATACTTTTGGAAACCGTGAAAGTAAATTCAATCGTAAGTTTGAAGGCTTTAAAGTATGAAACTGAATAAAGAACAGGCGCTTCATTGCGCTGAAGCCTTTTCTAATTATTTTGACCGATTTGGCCGTATTGATGATTACATTCGTGACCAGAAACTAAATTCATTATCTTCAAGGCCGACTACTCTACCTGGGATGGGACCCGAAGAAGATTTATTTTCTGATTTTACCATGCACCCAAACGACATGAATTTGGAGTTGGTCGAATTGCCTCAGGACAGTTGGGACATTTATTTAAATATGATTTCTTCTCATTCAAATATGACCAGTATTCCAGGCCGGTGTTTTCGTTTGGCTGTTCTCGAAAAGAACACAAATAAATGGGTTGGTTTTATTCGCCTTGGTTCACCAGTTATCAACATGAAACCACGAAATGAACTTCTTGGTGGAGTATTTACACAAACAAAAGAATCAGCCAGAGCCTTCAATCAAACAACTATCATGGGTTTCGTAATTGTGCCATCGCAGCCATTTGGTTATAATTATCTTGGTGGTAAATTATTGGCGGCCATTTGTTGCTCTCATTGGGTTCGTGAGCAGTTGAACAAGAAGTATGATATGAATACTTGTATGTTTGAAACAACCAGTCTCTATGGTACATCGAAATCTTCATCGCAATATGACGGTATGAAGCCCTTTTTGAGGTTTAGTGGTCTTACCGACTCCGATTTTCTGCCAATGATGCACGGTAAACCTTATGAAGAACTCAAAGACTATGTTGAAAATGCTGTTGGTGTTATTGTGCCACCTGAAGCCTCTAGTCGTAAACTTAAAATTTCAAATAAAATTATCAGTATGACCAAAGTGGCTCTAAAAGGTGAACCAGAATACGGCAAATTTATAACAACGATTCAAAACGCATTGTCTTTGACTGAAAAGAAACGATATTATTATTCAAACTACGGCTTCTCCAACTTTACAGATGTGGTGATGGGCCGCGCAGATAAGTTGGTGCCAGACAAGGAGAATTATGATAAGTTTCGCCTCGACAACATTATTAACTGGTGGAAGAAAAAGGCTACAAATCGTTTTGAAAATCTAAAGGCTGAGAATAGACTCCGAACAGAAATAGAAGTTTGGACTGGTGAAAAAGAGCTTGACATTATTCGGTAATTAAGGTAATATAAATACTCCAAAACAATGGAGTATCAGATGACCCCAGCAGACTTAAAGAAAGAAGCAGGTAAAGGACCGTATAAAGGAGTTCCAAGAACACAAATTTTCAAACTTAAAATAGAGGATGGAAAACCTTTTACTTTAAATAACGGTCAAAAAGTTCAAGGTACAAAATGGGATGAATCTAATTACACACTATATGTTGGTTCTCGTAAAATATCTCTAAAAGAAATAAAGAAAGATCCAGATTTTGGTGGAGGTGGTTCTGGTGCTGGTGCTGATGTTACTGCGATTGTAGAATGTGGCCAAGCTCTAGTTTGTTCATTAGTTTATAATGTAATGAGGCGTGAAATAAAATGGGAAAATTTAACAATGGAAGGATTACAAGAGGCTTTAAAATATTGTTATCTTTCTGACAGCCTTGATGCTATCATTGAAAGATCACCCGCCGAATGGGTACAGTCTTATGTTAAATCGGCGAATATTTTATATAGAAATTATAAGATGATGGGTTCACCTGTGTATTTTCATCGTGGTTCTAAGTTTATGGATGAGATTTATGCTAGTAAGAAAATTGTTTATGATGCTGATAAGAAGTCTGATAATCCGCAAGCACCAGGCTCATTCTCTGACGATAAATGGAACCCAGGCGATATATGGATGACAACATTGAAACAAGTTCCATCAATTAGTAGTGATTCTTGGTCAAATTTAAATAAAGACATTTATGATTTAGCTCGTGCTAAAAAACTAATAGGTGTTTCATTGAAGAAGGTTGGAGCTACGGCACATATTGAAGAGTATAATGCTCTAAGTACGAAACAAACTAAAGATTATAATTATGGTGGTTTCCGTGTTTCGTCGGCATCGGAACGAGGTCCTTTACCTCCATTTTTTAATTCAATTGATTTGTACATGAAAGTTGGTGAAAAAGAAATTCAGTTTAGAGCCACATCAGGTTCTGCTGGCTGGCAAGGCGAGATAAAGGGTGCCACTGCTGCAGGTGGTAAAATTGGTGGAGGTAATGTGAACTTCTTTTTGAAAAAGTATACTGGTCGTGGTGTTTTCAATAAAGAAGAAAAAGAAGTCATAGATTTCACAAAGTCTAAAGATTTTTTTCCAGAATTTTACGAGCTCTATAAAAAACATTTTGATGGTAAAATTTTACCTTATGAAGATTTTGTGATTAATGCTAACAAGAAACAAAAGGAATCGGCTGGTTATCTCTTCTCTAAATATATCAACATGAAATTTATTGATATATTTTTAAGTGCAAACGCTCAAACTAGAAACAAAATTGCAACTGAATTTTTAAGATATGCAGCTTCAAACATAGATCAAAGTTCCTTTTTTGTAAAGATATCCTAATGTACTTCAAAGAATTTTTAAACGAAGCAAAAGAGGGTGCTAATTTACATTTAGAACATTTAGAAGATAATGTGCTTAATCGTGGTACAAATGGTGCTCGTGAAGCTATTAATTTTCTTCGTTCGCTTCGTGACATGTTGGCCGGCCATGCACAATCAAAAACAAATGTTACCACAAAATGGGACGGTTGTATTAGAGAAGATACTATTTTAAAAACAAACTATGGTGAAATGACAATAAAAGAATTACATGAAAAATTTCTATCTTTAGAAAATGTTAAAATTATGGCTAAAGATTTAAAATCAGAAATACCGATTGATAAAATGGTTTCTGTTTTAAATACTTATTGTAACGATGGAAATAAATCGTGGGTTGAAATAGAAGTAGAAAATGGAAGTAGCATATTTGTAACAGAAGATCATAAAATACATACAACGAATAGAGGTTGGATTGAAGCTGTAAAATTGAATGTGGGTGATGATATAACCGAACTATAAAATTAGACGGTATTCATCTCAATTTTTCTTTTTTTATAAATAAAATAAAGGAGAAAAATATGAAAATTAATGTAATTACGGAAGAAATTAGGAACCTAATTATAGAAACTTATAAACAAGAATATTCTGTTTCTAAAGTTATGGAAAAGTGTCCGAAAGGAATAGGGCGAAAAAGAGTTGAAAAAATATTAAAAGATGTTAATGTTTATGAGGGATTAAACGGTAAAAATTATTTAAAGAAAAAAGTTGAAAATCATGAAAAATTAATGATGGAAAAATATGGCGTTATTAATTGGGGACAAACGAAAAACGGTGGTTACAGAAGTCAAAACAAAATACCATATAAAAAAATAAGTTTTTTAACCGATGACTATAAAAAATATAGACTTTTAGTGGAAAAAGAAACTGAAAAAAATATAAAAAAGTTTTTTAAAACATATCCAAAATATTGTTATTATACAAAAATTTTATTTGCCGATGAAGAGGGTCCTGTGAATCCAAATGATCCTAGAAAAAGAAGTGTGGATCATAAAGTGCCAGTTTTACATTGTTATTTAAATAATATTGATGTGGAAAAAGCTTCTAGTATTGACAATATTATTTTTGTTTTGCGTTATGTAAATGCTGTAAAAGGACAAACTTTAGAGGAATCTTTTCTACCAATCGTGGAAAAAATAAGAAAGGTTTTTATAAATGAAGGTTTTAAAAGTAAATAGATTAAGTGAAAAATATAAACAATATGATTTATCTACAGAAACAGAAAATTTCTTTGTGAAACTCGGAGAAGTTTGGGGGTTAATTCATAATTCACCCGCTGTGATTTGTGGTATTAATCCAGACAATGGTAAATTCTTCGTTGGCACCAAATCAGTATTCAATAAAGAGGGTAAACTAAATTATACCGACGCTGATATTGATAAGAACCATCCTGGTGAAGGCCTCAATGATAAGCTGAAGATAGCACTTGCATATTTACCAAAACTAGGCATCAAAGGTATCATTCAAGGTGACATGATGTTTACAAAAGGTGATATAAAGAAACAAACAATCGACGGTCAATCCTATGCTACCTTTCAACCAAATACGATTGTTTATGCCGTACCTTCTGATTCTGTTATGGCACAAAAGATGATGGCTGCACAACTTGGTATTGTTTTTCATACCACATACAATGGCCGTTCAATGAAAACCCTTAAGGCCTCATTTAACATTGATATTGGACATCTCACGCCAACCAAAGATGTATGGTTTCGTGATGCTTCTTTTGTTGATGCTTCAGGTACAGCAACATTTACTGAACAAGAAACAAAGAAATTATCTGATGTTCTTTCCAATGCCGGCCGAGTGTTTCAGTCTATTAATTCATCGGTACTTAATCGCATATCAACTAACGAAACTTTTAACCTTTATATCAAAACATTCAATAATACCAAAGTTCGTTCTGGTGAACCAATTAAGAATACCCAACAACACACTACACAACTGATAAAATGGATTGAAGATAAACTGAATAAAGAAATATTGGCGGCCAAGAAAGAAGACACTAAGAAAAAACGAATCGGTGAAAAAAATGAGGTCATGCGTTTCTTTCGAGGCAATGCTATACAACTAAAAAGTATATTTGACCTAATGAATCTAATTGTTGATGCAAAAGTTATGATTGTTCGTAAATTAGAAACAATTAAATCTTCAATTGATACATTTGTTGTAACACCAGATGGTTTTAAGGTAACTGGTCCCGAAGGGTTTGTTTGCGTGGATAGAATTTCTGGTGGTGCATTGAAGTTGATTGACCGTATGGAGTTCAGTAAAAACAATTTCAATGCTGCTAAGGCATGGAGTAAATAAATGGCCACAAAGAAATATGACCTAACACAAATTATGGCAGAATTTGATGATGATGATTTTGGATTTAGCACCCTTGATGAATCAGAATATGAGGCAGTGATTGCTGAGAAGGATGAAACAGTTGAAGAATACAAACAAAGATTAGAACAAGTTGAAAAGATTATATTGCCATTTCTAAACAAATTACTTAAAACTGCCGATCAAGCCGTCATTAAATGGCCCAATCGTAAACCTGTGATTGAAGCACAAATACAAAAAATTCTCAATCTAACCAGAGAATAATATGATACAAATTACCGAAAAAGCTTTTAAACAAATCCATGAAATTATGATTGAAGAAGATACCAATGAGGCACTAAGAGTGTTTGTTCAAGGTGGTGGTTGTTCTGGTTTTCAATATGGGTTTACATTTGATGAAAACCAAGCTGATGATGATTTTGTTATTGAACAGGATGGTGTTAGAGTTCTTGTTGATGCGGCTTCAATGACATATCTTAGTGGTGCAGAAATTGATTATAAGAAAGATTTAACTTCGGCACAATTCGTTATTAAAAACCCCAACGCAACTAATACTTGTGGTTGCGGTTCTTCTTTTGCAGCATAATATGGCATACTCAGAAAAAGTTTTAGATCATTATGAAAATCCTCGTAATGTGGGATCATTTGCTAAAGAAATAAAACGTATTGGCACAGGTATGGTTGGTGCTCCAGCCTGTGGTGATGTGATGAAACTACAAATACAGGTAAATGATGATGGTATCATTACGGATGCTAAATTTAAAACATATGGATGTGGTTCAGCGATTGCGTCTAGTTCGCTCGTTACGGAATGGGTCAAAGGTAAAACTCTCGACGAGGCCTGCACTATTCGCAATACTCAAATTGCAGAAGAACTTGCGCTACCACCCGTTAAGATACACTGCTCCATATTGGCAGAGGATGCGATCAAAGCCGCAATAAAAGATTTTCGTGATAAACATGAAGGAACAACATGAGTTTTTTAGTAGCCAATATTCCACCAGTCCATTGTTATATTCGCCGTGAATTTTTATATGATTTTGAAAAAGGATATGGTGAGTTTGAACCTTGTATTTGGGTAACCGTTAAATCGATCCGTGGCCAGGCATTTAGAATTGAATCATATTTACCTAATTATGGCGCACTTTATGATAAACTTCCAATAAATGCATTTGTATCGAGAACAGAAAAACTTGAGCCATACTTAGAATTAGATACCCTACAAATTTGGGATTGTTTTTCAAATGAAATAACAGTGTTACAAAAATCATTTCTAAAAAATCTGTCATGTAAATTCTATGCTAAAGACAAGAATTTTTATAACGGCGATTACATGTTTACTGTTGATAATGGTTTTTCTGATCCAAATACTATCGACACAACTTATGCAGAATGGCCCGAAGACCATAAATCATTTAATTTCATACAATTAGAAAACGGCCAGTATGCAGCACAGCCAAATAATCGTTGTATATTTTTAGATGCTGCATCAAATCCAAAACAATTAAAATTTCCAGATTTCAAAGTATGCACTAAATTGTATCGTGTAGAAACTAACCCTAAATGGGCCCTTGGTGATGCTAATACGGTAATGTACGAAAAGGACGAAAATGTTAAAACAAGTTAACGGCAAGTGGGCTCTGGTTTCTAGAAAAACACAGAGGCCATTGGCATATTACAAGGGCCAAGGTAAACCGCCCGATACTTGGGTGGCCAAACAAGAGCGCCGTATTCAATTTTTTAAACATGGGTTTGGTGAGGCTGTTACAAGTCCGGATATTTTACCTAAGTCTGGTGGTGGAAACGATGGAACCACAGAACTGGTAAAGACATATATGAAAGATACACCAGGCCAGAACCTTAAGAAATTCAAAGCCTATATAAAAAGTAAATATTAATTTTTGGAGTTATTATGAAAGACATTGTGATTGGATGCATCACCAACTATAATTTTGACAAAATAAAACACTGGGTCAATTCATTAGACCGAAGTGGTTTTGATGGTATTAAAGTTATGCTTTGTTACAGTATTGAATATGCTGTAGTTGAAGAATTAACAAAACGAAATTATACCATTTTTGCATTTGGTCAAAACAAAGAAAATGGTAATTTATTTTACAAACATCCTAACGAACGGTCATTTAATATTTGTTTAGACCGGTTTGCACATATTCCATTTTTTCTCAATCGCCTTGAAAACAAAGATCAATATCGTTATGTTATTGCTACCGATGTAAGAGATGTAATATTTCAAAGTAACCCATCAGAGTGGCTTGAGAAAAATGTTGGCGATAAAAAAATTAATGTGGCCTCTGAATCATTAACGTATGAAAATGAATCATGGGGTAAAAACAATATGAAATTATCTTTTGGTCCATTAATTTATGAACGAATGAAAAATAAACTCATCTACAATGCTGGCACAATTTCTGGCGAATTTAATACAATGCTCGACCTAATGACAAATATTTTTCTTTCGTGTGGCGGAGCACCAGCACATGTAGCTGGCGGCGGTGGTCCCGATCAAGCAGCCTTAAATGTTCTACTTGACATGACACCGTATAAAGAAATCACCAATTTCGCAATGAGTGAAGATGGGTATGCTGCACAACTTGGTACAACAGGTTATCAGACGAAAGACAAATATGGCCAGCATTTAGTTGAAAAAGCACCAATAATGGTAAAAGATTTGGTGTGTACGAGCACAGGAAAACCATTTGCGCTTGTTCATCAATATGACCGAGTGCCCGAATGGAAAGAAATTATAGAGAGAAAATATGACTAATTTGATATTTTGCCCTGTAGGCATACCACTTGAATTTCATCCGACCTATGATAAAGAAAATCATTGGCGATATACAAAACCAGAAAGAAATTATGAAGTGTTTGCCTACCAATATAATGATTTTGAAATACCTCAAGGTACCTATGACTACAAAGGATGGGGTAAAGGGTGGAAATGGCAAATTGCAAGCCAGTTTTTAGAAATGTTAGATCACACGCAATACGAATACATCGGTTTCTGGGATGATGATTTAGTTACCGATATAAAAAGTATGAATCGAGCCTTAGAAATTGCAAAAGAAACCGGTATGAAATTGTTTCAGTTATCAACAGTTGCTGGCGCTGATTCTACACACCAAATTCTACATCAACAACCAAATGTCAAATATACAACGACAAATGTGCTTGAAGGTATGGGTCCATTTGTTCATTCATCATTAATACCGACACTTAAAAGTTTTTGGAAATACCATGAAGTTAAAAGTGGATGGGGTTTTGATTTAATTATGCCGAATATACTTAAAACTAAAGCTGGTATCATACATGAAGTTTCGATGTATCATCCAGCAAAACCAAGTTACTATGATAAAAATGCAGCTTTCTCTGAAATGTATCAAATATACAATGAAATTTATCCGAAGTTTATGAAGGATACATATAATGAGGACTGTAAACCTTGGAATGAACCGCACCGTGAATATGAAGTAGTTTTTAAAGGAATTTAAATGGAAGTTGTAAACATCAGTAAACTCAAAAAGAAAAAACAAAAACTCGTAGAAGAAAAAGTACAAGGCCGCACATACACTAGTAACCATGTAAAACTACTTAAGCATCTCGACCGTCTTAAAATAATCCAAGATGGTGGCCGACCAAAGCCTGTGATGTTTCACATGTCACCCTGCAATCCCTGTAATTTGACTTGTTCTTTTTGTTGTTTTGCAAATCGTAATCTAAAAGAAATGCTTACACTAGCACAAATGAAAAAGGCTATCGACCAATTTGTAGAACTCGGTGTCAGTGGCATGGAATTGACCGGTGGTGGTGAACCTCTACTTCATCCAAAAATCAATGATGTAATTAAATATGCTCATTCAAAGGGCTTGAAAATTGGTATTGTAACTAATGGATCAATTTTAAAACGTGTTAAAGTTTGGGACATGGTTTCTTGGGTTCGACTTGGTATGTATGGTTTCGATGAGGGTTATGATTATGACCTCTCGGTATTTGATGGTATTGATACAATTGAAATTTCGGCAGCTTATGTTTGGGATGGCGCACTTGAAACATCTACAAATCCAAATGTAACTGGTAATTGGACCAATCTAGAAAAGAAAATTCTCTCAAAGAATTTTTATAAAGAAGAAAACTTTTTTCGTATGCTAAAGTGGATTGAAGAGAAAAAAATTCCAACTCGTATTGCTTTTAATGCCATCAAAGATCCACAAGAAACGATGAAAGATATTGAAAAGATTCGTAGTCTTTTGGCGAAACATGAGGCAGAAAATGGTCCTCTAAAACATGCCTTTTTATCTGATTTTAATTTCAAAGGTGTTCGTCGTAATGATAATTGTTATATGCACATGGTTAAACCTTGTGTTTTTACTGATGGTAATGTGTATGTTTGTCCTTCGGCCGAACTTGCACCAGAGAATAATTATCATGTAAACGATAAATTCAAACTATGCGACATCGATGGCATTTTGGATTTTTATAATTCTCAAGTTGGTGGACCAGATGTTTCTCGTAGGCACCATGATTGTTCATTTTGTAAATATGCATATCAAAACGAATTAATTGATGATGTTGTTACTGAATTAAAACACACAGAATTTGCTTAGGAATTATTATGCGTGAACTATTTGATGAAAAATATTTTGAAGATGGTGTTCGTAATCGTGTAAGTGCTTATGAAAATTATCGATGGATGCCCGAAAGAACAATTCGTGAGGCCTCTTCAATCATTAATAATATATCATTTGAAAATGTATTAGATTATGGATGTGCCAAAGGTTTTATGGTTTATGCATTAAGGCTTTTAGGTAAACAAGCTCATGGTGTTGACATTTCTGATTATGCTATAAAAAATTGCCATCAAGCTGTGAAAAAATACGTTAGTGTAGTTGATGACATTGAACAAATTACTGGTGGTTGGGATTTAATTATTGCAAAAGATGTGCTTGAACACACCACGAAAGAAAATGTTCCATTGATTTTAGAATCTTTTCGAACCAGAACAAAACAACTTTTTGTTGTTGTACCACTTGGTGATGGTAAAAGATTTCGTATTCGTGAGTATGAAATGGATGTAACTCATATCATTCGTGAACCGGAAGAATGGTGGCTTACAACAATTGTAAATGCGGGCTTTAAAATTAAATTTTTTGATTATCAATTTTATCATGTTAAGGCCAATTGGACAAACACACATTTACATGGTAATGCATTTATCGTAGCTGAATAATTTAAATGAAACTTATATTATTCAGTGGTGGAGTTGAAAGCACTGCACTTTTAACTATGTCTAAAAAAGAAGATTTAATTTTAATTTGTGAATGTCCTAGAGAAGATTATGTAAAAAATGATGTTAATTGGGATAATTGCAGAAAAATTGTTAATTATTTTGGAAATGAATCAATAGAATTTAAATTTCCAACAACAATAAAAGGCACAAAATGGGTGCATCAAATTAATTGGTTCATTTTTATTAGCCACTTAATTGCAGAAAGTCGAGGAGATATTTCAGAAGTTTGGTGGGGTATGCATCATGATGAATCCCACAAAATAAAAACTCATACAATAGAAAGACGCCGCATACTTGAAAAATGTATGACAGCTTGGAGAGTTTTGCAACCAAAAATCAAATTTCAAATACCTTTAGAATTTATGCCAAAAAAACAACAATGGAATTTAATTCCTGAAGAAATTAAACCTTTAGTTAATAGTTGTTTATATGGAAATAAATGTGGGAATTGTAACAAATGTGCAGAAGTTAAAACATTAGTTGGAGTATAAAAATGATCCATTTTTATGAAAGAATACATGGTTTTTTTGATTATGAAAAACTTTATGATTTCATCGTCAAAAATGTGCCCGACAATCAAAAAGAAAAAATGGTTGAGGTTGGTGTATGGAAAGGGAAGTCTGTTTCATATATTGCCGTAGAAATTATTAAATCACAGAAAAATATGACAATAGATGCTGTAGATTCTTGGGAAACAGCTGAAGGTTGGACAAATGAGCAATATTTAATAGATATGGTAAAAAATGAAGATGTTTATGAACAGTTCGTTAATAATATAGAGCCAGTGAAACATATTGTAATGCCAATAAAAATGAAAAGTGTGGAAGCTTCAAAAACATATGAAGATAACAGTTTATTTTTTGTTTTTATAGATGGCAATCATACTTATGAATCAACCAAAGAAGATATTTTATCTTGGTTACCAAAAGTAAAAATTGGTGGTTATATTGGTGGCCATGATTTTGATAATGAAGAATGGCCTGGAGTTCGGCAAGCAGTGGAAGAAACAGTAGAAGTTAAAAATATTGGAATTTATACTGGCTGGACAAATAGTTGGTTATATCATAAAAAATAATAATAGGAAATAATTATGAAAAGTATTGTAACAGGTGGTTCTGGTTTTATTGGCTCACACATTGTTGATAAATTAATTGAACTTGGCCATGAAGTAATTGTAATTGACAACGAAAGTGCCATAGTTCATGATAATTTTTATTATAATGAAATGGCTCATTATCATAATGTAGATATTGCCGATTATACAGGCATTCGTTCACTGTTTGAAGGCGTTGATTATGTTTTTCATTTAGCCGCTGAATCTCGTATTCAGCCAACTATTGATAATCCGCTACTTTGTTTTAATACAAATATCTATGGCACTGGAGTTGTTTTGCAATGTGCTCGTGAAGCTAAATGTAAAAAATTTATATTTTCTTCAACATCTTCCGCCTACGGCTTAACAAATCAACCACCACTTGAAGAAACGATGCGAGAAGATTGTTTAAACCCATATTCTGTTGCTAAAGTTGCTGGTGAGAAGATGTGCAAGATGTATAATGATTTGTTTGGTTTAAAAACAATTATTCTTCGCTATTTTAATGTTTACGGTCCCAGAGAACCACTAAAAGGCCCATATGCACCAGTTGTTGGCCTTTTTCTTCGTCAAAAAAGAAACGGCGAAGCTTTAACAATTATTGGTGATGGTCTACAAAGTCGAGATTTTACACATGTTGATGATGTTGTTGAAGCTAATGTCCGTGCGATGAACTATGATGGCGTGTTTCATGGCAGTATTTTTAATGTGGGCACAGGCAGAAGTCATTCGGTTTTAAAATTGGCACAAATGATTTCTGACACCGTTCGTTTTATACCACAAAGACAAGGTGAAGCTCGTCAAACATTGGCTAAAACAAATAAGATTTATACAGAATTTAATTGGAAACCAAACAAAACAATTGAAGATTATATTCGTGAACAATTAAATACTAAATAGAGAATCAAATAACAATACTGCTGTAGAGGCGGAAATGAGATTCCTAGAGTTCTTAATTGAACAAAAAGAAAAACATGCAGTTTTAGCTTTTGGTCGTATGAATCCAATTACGACGGGGCATGAAAAACTAGTTGAAGCTGTTAAATCCATAGCGAAAAAGTATGGTGCAACGCCATATATTGTAGTTTCACATTCGCAAGATTCAAAGAAAAACCCACTTTCGGCTCAACAAAAACTCCAGTACGCTAAAAAGTTCTTTCTTGGCGTAAACTTTTCAGCTTCAGATAAAGTGTCACCAAATATTTTTTCTCAAGCTTCAAAACTTTACAAAATGGGATATACTCATCTTCATGTTGTTGGTGGTTCTGATCGTGTCGATGAATATAAAAATATCATGAACAAATATAATAATGTTAAAGGTTCTCATGGTTTTTATAATTTTAAAAACATTATGGTTCATTCAGCTGGTGAAAGAGATCCTGATGCGAAGGGCACTGAGGGCATGTCAGCATCAAAAATGCGTGAAGCTGCTAAAAACAATGATTTTAAAACATTTCGCAAAGGTGTTCCAAGTCATGCTACAGAATCGGATGCAAAAGGATTATTTAATGATGTAAGACATGGAATGGGTCTTAAAGAGAGTATTGATTTTGATTTTGAAGAAATGTTTTTAGAGGGTGTCCATGATAAAAGTATTTTCAAGGCCGTTTTTCTTGCCGGTGGTCCAGGGTCTGGTAAAGATTATGTACTAGACAATACATTAAGTGGCCATGGGTTGACCGAGATTAATTCGGATAAAGCCTTTGAATATCTCATGGACAAAAAGAATTTAGATATGAAAATGCCCGAAAGTGAGAAAGAAGCTCGTGATGTTGTTCGTGGTAGAGCTAAATCTATGACTGAACTACGCGAAAGATTAGCTCTTCTTGGTCGTAATGGTGTAATTATCAATGGCACTGGTGATGACCCAGAAAAAATCGCAAGAATTAAACAACGTCTTGAGCAAATTGGCTATGAAACAAGAATGATTATGGTAAATACTCGTGATGAAGTTTCGGCATCAAGAAATGTAGAAAGGGGGCAACGTGGTGGTCGTACAGTGCCAGAAAAGATTCGTAAACAAAAGTGGGATTCTGTGCAGGCTGCCAGGCCAGAACTCGCTAAACTTTTTGGTGATAATTATACTGAATTTGATAACTCGGAAGATTTAAGAACAGCCAGACCCGAGATTGTACAACAAAAGAAACAAGAAATGTTGGATCTTTATAAAAGTGTACAAAAATTTGTAACAAAACCACCCAAAAATGATGTGTCAAAAGAATGGATTGCAAGCGAATTACAGAAAGCCGATGTACAAAAAATTGATACGAAGAAAGAAGTAGCGCCACATGAAGGATCCAAAGCAGCAGAAGAGGCACGAAGAATGGGCCTTAAATATTATGGTTTTGGCCGATATGGAAAAGATGGTAAAGTAACTCATCGTGTTATACATGATAAATTGACCGATGTAAGTAAATCTGCTCAACAAGAACCTGCTGCAAGAGAAGCTATAAGAACAATTGCAGCGGCTGGTTCAAGTGGTTCAAATATTACTCCAAGGCAAAAAGAAAAACTTAAAACACTTATGAGTAAATCGAAATTGCCAAAATTAAAAGAAGAAAATGAACCAAGAATACCTAAAAAACCTGGGCAACCAGATAAGTCGGATAAACATTCTGATTTATATACCGATGAAGAACCAAGAGGTACGATTCATGGGTTGAAATTTGCTACAAAAGAAGATGCTGAAGAAAGTGTAAGAAAAATTAAATCAAGTGATCGTTCACATGCACATAAAATACAAGCAGCTGTTGCTATGGAGCAAAGAGCAAGAGTTATGGGTAAAGATTCTGCAGCTGCCGTTTATCGAAAGTTTATAAATTCTATGAAAGAATCATTTGAAAATACTGATGAAGAATTCGAAAATTTATTTTCTGAAGATTTGCGTCAATGGTTTAACCCATCTCATCCAAAAGGTGGTTGGAAAAGAGTTAACAGTAAAGGTGAAGTTATTGGTCCTTGTGCTCGTGAACCTGGTGAGGGTAAACCAAAATGTTTATCTAATGAAAAAATTGGTAGTTTATCTAAAAAAGAACGTGCTGCGGCTTTTCGTGCAAAAAGAAAGTATGATCCAAATCCAGAACGCCAAGGTAAACCAATTAATGTATCAAACTTTGGCAAAGGTAAATTATCAGAATCTTATGATTTGACAGATTCAAGCGCACTTAATATTTTACTCTTAGGTAATCGTATTGATGAAATTGATTTAGACGATAACTATATACAGTTTGAAGAAAAAAAATATTTAAAAGATTCTAGCGGAAAAATTCGTGTGTTTATGTTACGAAGAGCCGCAACAAAAGAAGCACACACTAAAAACGGAACAGTCATACCATATAAAAATGGTTATATTGTCCAACTAAACGAGGAGACTTATCATGGGAATTCTACAATTCCTGAAAGACATATTTTGGGTGAACAAATCGAACTCAGAGAAACCACATCCGCTGGACCCACTTACTTTACCGAAACAAGAGCCCGCCTTAGAGAGTACGCCGAGCTTACCACAGGTCAAGAATATGCCAGAGGAGAAGGAATCACCAGTGCCGGAACAGAAGCGCCAGCCGCAGGCACAAAAATCACCCTCGCCAAAATCAGGCAACGGCAGAAGGAAGCCAAAGTCAAAGAATCTATCGACAAGGGCATAGAACCGGGTCTTTCAATGTCGGCTTCTGGTGAAAATGCTGGGCGACCATCTTTAAAAACAAAACAAAATAAAAAACCTTTTGAAGAGGCAATTGGTGCTGGTGGTGAAGATGCAAATTCAATTGGTGCTAAAAAAGAAGATGAACTAAAAAAAGTGGGAATTAGTTTAACAACATTCAAAGCAAAAAGGCCAATAGGATGAAAAACTTTAAAACATTTATAACAGAAGGTCGCCCTTCACAGAGACACCCACTAGAGGGCCATGATTATCATAAGAAAACTGATGCTCAACTAGAATATATTGCTAAAGACGCACACAAGGCTGCTGAGGCCATGAAAGGTCACAACACACAGGCAGAAAACAAGTATCGTGACCAGGCCAATGATTCAGCAACCGTAAGATACTGGCGCAAGAAAAATGGTATGCCTGACTGGTATAAGAAAAAATACGGTCACATGAAAGAAGAAGTAGAACAAATTGATGAAATGGATAAATCACAACCTTCTTCAAGTCGTGGTGCTGAAGGATTACCATTAGGTAAAAAAGCAATCCCAGTTAAAACTGATAAAGTTAAATCTGATGCGCTAAAAGTATTGCAGAAACAATACAAAAAAGTAAAAGAAGAAATTGAAATCGAAGAAGATTGGCAAAAAGTAAATAAGGCCGATAAAACCGATGGTCTCTCACAGAAGGCCGTAGATGCTTATCGCCGTGAGAATCCGGGTTCTAAACTTCAAACAGCTGTAACTGAAAAGAACCCAACAGGTAAACGAGCAGCACGCCGTAAATCATTTTGTTCTCGGATGGGCGGTATGAAGAAACGATTAACAAACCCGGAAAATGCTCGTGATCCGGATAGCCCAATCAACAAGGCTCTACGCCGCTGGAATTGCTAATAAATGACACAATTTAGTACACAAACTGACGATTTTTTAAACAATAATCGTAATATTTATGAAGTGATGTATTTAGCTAACAATGCCAATGGTGACATTGTATCAACCGTAAATCCTTTACCAGTAAAAGTTTTAAATACAATAACAGTAATTACTGAAGAAGAATCTGGTAATTTATTTGCATTTAATAATCATTCATTACATTCAAATCGTGGTTGGACTATGGATGATAACATGCGACCAGTTATGAGTTTTAGAGTTTCTAATACAGCGACAACAATAACAGACTTAGCTGAAATATTTGAGTATCAACTAGGAAATAATAATGCTAACCAAAGCACAATAGTTTATGAATGGTATGAAGGTGATTTAACGATTTCTGGCGCTTCTATCCCAAATTGGATTTCAGTTGGAACAAAATGTGAATATAGAATATATGAAGACAAATATAGTTCTAATACTGGAAACAGTTTTACAGCAAATACCGGTATATTAAGACATTCAGGAATTGTAATTGGTAAAAATGCTGACGGTGATAATTTGGATATTTCATTGTTTGGTGGAGCTACACCGAATATGGTAACATTGTGTATGAAAAGAGTGGATTCTTCAACTAAACTTGATGTTTGGTTCGCATTTAATATAAAAGAATTAACATAAAAATAAAAACTCAGGAGAAACAAATGTCGATCTATGATAAGACACTTAAAAATGTTGCAGAAGTTGCAGCAAAAATCATGGCAGAAAAGTTACACCCAAACCAACAAAAATTGGATGTATATGAACCAGAGAAAGATAAGTTGACGGCCAAAGATTTTGAAATGCTTCGTGCAGGTAAGAAGGCCAAGATGAAGGAAGAAACTGGGCTAGAGGAATCTGGCGAAATGGGTCCTGTAACAAGGCCCAAAGAAAAACCTGTAACAATGCGTCATAAAACATCCGGTAAAGAAATCGTTGTTGTTAAGGCCGGTGTTAAGGACAAACAAAAACTTGGTTATAAAATGGTCAAAGAAGAAGATGAACTTCAAGAAATGAAAGATATGATTGATGCTTTAATTCTTGAATATGAAGCAAAAGGCGGCGTATACAGGCATCAAGGTTCCTATGGTTATGGTGGCAAGGGTGTTGAACATGGTCAAACTGATTATAAAAAAGAAAATGATTTAGCCAAAGCCGCTGATAAACCTGCTCGTAAAAAGTATGGTTCTCGTCAAAATTATGTTCGTTCTACTCGTGTCAATGAATCGTTCACTGAATTGCTCGAAAAGTATACTGAGGGTGGCATGAAAGGTTTAAATGAAACTCTTTATGTGATCCAAGAGGAAGCTGATAATGAACAATTTACAAAAGAACTAGAGAAAGCCAAAAGAAAAGCCGCAGGCCAAGACCGTAATGATGAAAACATTGCTAAGGGTTCAGTGCAAGCTGTAAAAAATGAAGAAGTGGAAGAATTCGATGAAGCTATGAGTCATCAGGCCAAAACTACTATGAAACACGTTAAGAATCCTACGCCAGGTGAAAAGAAGGCTGCTAAAGATATTAAACCTGGAGTTGGTGGTTATAGTGATCGTTATGCAATGCTTCAAAGTGCCAAAGCTCGTGGTGCATTGAAGGAAGAAGACGCACTTGATGAAGAAGGTCCACAAGGTAAAGTACCAATGACAAGTTTAATGCCAGGCCACAGTGATAAGGCTGCACGATTTGCCGCTGTTCAAGCAAAAGGTAAATTGGTCAAGGGTAAAGCTCAAAGTGCTCCACAAAAAGAACCTGGTATGAAAAAAGAAGAAATTGAAGAAATTGATGAGCGTAAGATGACAGAACCAGAAATGAAAGAACGTGAGCGAATTGTAAAAGGTATGAAAAAAGGCCTTTCTGGTTTCAAGCAGCGTTATGGTGAGAGAGCAAAAAGTGTCATGTACGCTACCTCAGCTAAAATCGCAAAAGAAAGAGCATAATGAAACATTGGCACCATATTGTTCCCAAACACGCTGGCGGAACTGATGATCCATCAAATCTTATTCAACTTACGATTGAAGAACATGCTGAAGAACATAAAAAACTTTGGGAACAACATGGTCGTTGGCAAGACAAAATTGCTTGGCAAACATTATCTGGTCAAATAAGTATACAGGAAGCTCGTGAAAAAATGATGAAATATAACAATCCAATGCACAATCCAGAAGTTATAACTAAAATGTCTGGTAAAAATCATTGGGTTAATAGGGAAGGCAATATTTCTAATTGGATAAAAGACAATCCAATGCACAAACCGGAAATTATAGTTAAAATGTCTGGCGAAAATCATTGGTCTAAAAGGCCAGGAAAAGTTCATAATTGTCCAGAAGGTCCTATGAAAAATAAAAAACACGCCGAAGAAACTAAAAGAAAAATTGCTGAAACTAATATGGGAAGAGTACCTTCGAATAAAGGTCAAAGAGGTATTTTTGGTTGGTTTAATGATGGCGAAAAAAATTATCAAATAAAGTTAACCGAAAAAATAGATTCCAATTTAAAAAAAGGTAGATTAAAATGGATACAAAAGGACTAATATGAAAAAAGTCTCCGAATTCTTTAAAGAACTTGAGGAAGAAAAAAAAGACAAGTATGATGAAGGCGAATATGACCAAGAAGGTGATATGGCCAAGTCAGACCTCCGTTCAATCATAGCCAATGCACAAAAACTGCACGATATGATTGATGATGCCGACAACCTTCCTGAATGGGTACAATCTAAAATTACAGTGGCCGAAGATTACATTTCAACCGTTGCAAATTATATGACGGCTGAAATGTCTGAGGCCGCTAAATTGACACCTCAACAAAAGTTTAAAAACAGTATGAAACGTGCCGGTTATGATATGGATGCTAGTGCTAAAAGATTGCAAGACCTATTAGCAAAGCAAAAGAAAGAGCGTGAAGAGCGTGAGAAGAAAAATATGGCGGAAGGCGACAGTGGAGCAAAATATAAAGTAAAATCTATTGGTAAAGATATTAAGGGTGATTACTATATCAGTCCCAGCTCTGATAAAAAAGTTTATAAGTCAGGAGTAAATAAAGGCGATCACGAAAATCCTAAAACAGGAGAGATTAAAAAGATTGTGGCGGAAGACACTGAACTACAAGAAGCAAATGCTGCAGCAATAGCAGCTGCTACCGCTATCGCAAAGAAAAAATCTGGTAATTATGACAGTGAAGGCATGAGAAAAACACCTTATAAGAATCCCGATGCACCAAACAGAAAAACAAATACTGAAAGAAAAAGAGAAATGGATGAAAGTTATTTGGAAGAAAAAAATGTTCCAACAAACCCTTCTCTTTGGTCAAGAGCAAAAGCTTTAGCTCGTCAGAAATTTGACGTATACCCTTCGGCCTACGCAAATGGTTGGGCTTCAAAATGGTACAAATCTAAAGGTGGAAGCTGGAAATCAGTGAGTGAATCTAAAGAAGATTTGCCTTTTGAACCAGATCCACCTAAAAAGAATAAAAAACCAGATCACGGCCCAATGTCGAGAGTTAGGCATTTAGCAAAACAAGCTATGAAAAAACAAACTGAAAAAATGAAACCAATGAAAGAAACCATTGAAGAATCACGCAAAGCTGAAATTGTCAAAGAGATCGTTAAAAAAAAGAAAAATGAAATGAACGGTAAATTTGAAGCCGACCCAGTTTTAACAAGTTCAGTTGTCAAAGAGAATAAATAGAAGAATAAATCAAATTTCTAGGAGAAAAATAAATGGCACTTTGGTCAAATACAGACGCTAATACTTCGGCACCAGTTTTCGCTGTTGCTAGTGGTCGTGGCGTTTCAGCAAACGGCTTCACGCTATATGCAAATACGCAAGCCGATGCTTTTATCACTGGTCTAAATGTTGGTGTTTTTGGTGTAGACACAACAGAAATTGGTCTCGCTAATAACGCCACACAAAAACCAGCCCATGCTGGTTGGGTACTTCGCACAGAGGGTTCTGGTGGTCGTGCAGGCCGTATTCAAACCGAAGTTATTGTAGCGATGGGCTCAATGACTGGTGACGGTGGCGCAACAATCAATGACAACCCAATCTACGCAAATACCTAATATGAGGTTTAGTCAATACATTTCTGAAATGGAAGAACCCATTATAATGACAATGGGTTCTTTTGATGTTTTTGATTCTTTAAGCCAAGAATTGGATTCAAAACTTTCAGAAACATTTTCATCACCCGAAGAAGGTATTCAAACAATTCGTGACATTATGGCTAATTATGGTGCTAATTTGCCAATGATAAACGATTTGAATTCTGAGGGCGATGAGATAGCTCTTGATGTAGAAACGCCTGAAGGTCCTCTTATACTTTATATTATATACTCTTTAACAGATAACGATGACTATGAATTTTATGCTGAACTCACTGATGATGATGGTTTAGAAGAAATCTTATCTGATGAGGATGAAGAAGAAAAAGATTAATGTTTGAAGATTTAAATAATGAAAACTTTATTATCTATGCAATGAAGGCGTATGACAAACCAAATTGCTTAATGAGTGAGTTTAAAGAAGATATGAAGAGATTTAATTATCTTAAAAGACTTTTTCACAAATATCGGAAAAGTGGTGAATTAAAAGAACAATTAGTATTAAATCATCTTATTGTAATTTATAATGTGTTTGGGCCAGAACCAGCAACAAGAATGTTATTTTATCGTATGGCTAAGGAAGATTACTCGGTGTTAAAAACGTATCTTATTTTTTTAAATTCAATGCCAACGATCATAAAAGGTATTTGTGGACAAGATATAAGATCATCAGACATAGAAGTTGATATGATGGTTGCAGAGGAATTAAGAAAAATTAAATAAATGGCTAACGAATTTAAAAAAGAATGTGGTGAGGGTATGTATTGGTGTAATACCGATATGAAATGTAAACCTATTGAAGAATCTTGGTCACAAAAATATAAGAGGTCTATTGATTGTAATAATCCAAAAGGTTTTTCACAAAGAGCACATTGTCAAGGCCGAAAAAAGAGAATGAAAGAAGATGCTCCAGTAAATAATGTAAGTGGTGGTCAAATCGCTGGCGTTGGTGTAGGGCCACAAGGTGAACCGGGCATAAGTAAGAAAAAGAAAATTGCTTCATTTATTTCATTTATTCGTAGGAAATAAAAATGTTGTTTATACTAGAATTTCTTCCATCATGGGTATTTTTAGCATTTCTTGGAATTGGTATTTTGGGTTATGGCTTGACACATCTACTTAAATTTGTACCTCTGCCAATTGTCTATGTTTACAAGACACCAATACAAATCGTATCAATTATTTTAATGATTACTGCCACGTTTTTGTATGGTGGCGCATACAATAACGATTCTTGGATGGCCAAAGTAAAAGAAATGGAAGACAAAGTGGCCATTGCCGAAGAGCAAGCTAAGAAAGAAACGGTGAGAATTGAAGAAAAAGTGGTAGAAAAAACCAAAGAGATTAAGGTAAAGGGCGATACAATTATTAAAGAGATACAGGTACCGGGTCCCGAACGTGTCAAAGAAATTACAAAAGATATGTCAGAAGACCAGAAAAAAGCCTATGAAGTCAAAGTTGCTGAACTCGAAAATGCAGTGAAAAACTGTCCCATACCACAACTTGTTTTAGATGCACACAATAAAGCTGCAAATCTTGTATCGCCGCCTGTTAAATCGACTGGAGAAAAGAAATGAGAAGTATATTATTGTCTCTGGTGATTTTACTTTCTGGTTGTGCCATGTTTCAAAAGCCCGTACCTATAGCACCAAAGTGGCCTGATGCGCCAGCTGCACTTAAAGAAAAATGTGAAGCTCTTAAAACAGTTGCAATGGATAAAGTTTCAATTACCGATATGATGAAAGTAATTGTTGAAAATTACACTCTTCATTATCAATGTTCAGCCAAGGTTGATGGTTGGAATGAATGGTATGATTCGCAAAAGAAAATCTATGAAACTGTGGTTCCAGACAAGAAAAAGAAACCATGGTATAATTTTTGGAGTAAATGATGAAAATGATAACATTTCTTATCTTTTGTGTGTTTCTTTCTGGTTGTGCTACCAGTAAGCATGAACTTTACTATGAAACTGCAAAATCAGTAAGTAAAGATAATACAATGTCACAAACAGCCTGCTGGGCAGCTATCAGTGAAATTGCAAAAAGTTCTGACAGTGCCGTAAAAGTTGGTGCTATTGCATTAGCCGAAAAATGTAAAAATGATACTGTAAAAATAGAACCACCAAAGTCTAATTGGCTAGGACTCTAATATATGGAATTAACAGAACAACAATTAAAACAATTACTTCCAAAGAACCCTTATGTGAGTTACTGGCACACAGCACTCGCACAATTGTTTCCTGATTATGAAATTAATACACCACAAAGAGTGGCTTCATTTATAGCACAATGCGCTCATGAATCTGGTGGATTTATGGTTCTACAAGAAAATTTAAATTATAAATGGCAATCTCTTCGTAAGGTGTTTCCAAAATATTTTCCGACCGATGATATAGCACAACAGTACGCAAGTAAACCAAACAAACAAGAAGCTATTGCTAATCGTGTTTATGCCAGTCGTATGGGAAACGGTCCCGAAGAATCTGGTGATGGTTGGCGTTATCGTGGTCGTGGTCTGATACAATTGACCGGCCGTGATAACTATGCTTGGTTTGCAGCATCATTACAAATTTCACCTGAGGAAGCAACCGAATACCTTGGCACCTTCGAAGGTGCTGCACAATCGGCCTGCTGGTTCTGGGAAACCAATAAACTTAATCAATGGGCCGACAAAGGAGACATTGTAACATTAACAAAACGCATTAACGGTGGCACGATAGGACTTCAGGATCGCATTAAACATTATGAACATGCGCTTCATGTCCTGGAGGTGTAAATGGTGGCAGATCGAAAACTATTTAAATTTTTATTGTTTTTAATTGTATTACCAGTTGGTCTTGCCATTTTTGGTGGTGATCGTTTTCGTTATCCATGTCAGGACCCTCAGAATTGGGATAAACAAATATGTAAGTTTCCTGATTGTGATGTTACAAGAACTTGTCCCGAGCATGTATTTAAAGGGCAACGTGACCCAAGATTGGGACCGCCCCCCAATAGAAATGAACCCGCTATGATTACAAGTCCTTTGACACAACAAAATTGTCCTGCACCGGCACAAGGAGCAAATTGTGGAAAATAATAATTTCATATATACCGAAGAGCAATTAATGGCTCGTTTGAAGTTTTTTATTGGCGTTTGTTTGGCGTTGACACTGACTGGCATTGTTTTTGTTGTGTTATATTCTTTGATTTTTGTTACGCAGCCACTGAACGCTATTTCACCAATTGACCAAAAATTCTTTGAGTTAATTGTGCCAATTGCAACATTTTTAACTGGTACACTTTCTGGAATTATGTTAGCTGGTGCCAAAAAAGAAGATCAAGAGGCTATGTTAGCAGCACAAAAACTAGCCAATGATAATTTTGAAGCTACAAAGAAGGCCATGACTGCACCGCCACCGCAACAATCAAGCATGCCAACGGTGACATTAGGAAATAATGGTGCAATTACAATCGGTGGTGGAAGTAATCAACAATCTGGTCAAGTTGTTCTAGGTTTTGGTGGCAAACCCGCACCTCCAATGGCACCGCAACCAGAACTGTAATGAGAGATTTTGTTTACAGTATTTTTCGTGACAGTATTGATGGTTCATGGAGTAGTCGTAGAATTATAACGTTTTTAGCTTTTGTTTTTTGTAGTATTGCATTTTTTGCCGATTTATTTTGGAATCGTACAATTAATGCCTCAATGTTTGAAGGAATGATGTATATTGTTCTAGGTGGACTTGGGTTTACGGTAAGTGAAAAATTTGCCAGTAAGCCCACAAAACTTTTTTACGGCACACCATTGCCAAAAATCAAAGAGGGAGAGTTATGAAGTATTTTATTACATTTTTTACAGCCATTGCTATGGCTTCTGGTGTTTATGCCGGAGAAGAACCAAAGAAAGCCGAAGTCAAAAAAGTTTGTGTTGACAAGGTTACAAAAGATGGTAAACCTGTCATGGATAAAGATGGAAAACAAGTTCAAGATTGTAAAGAGGTGAAAGTCCATCAGAAACTTGAAGGCACTAAAGTACCCGATAAGAAATAAACCATGGCCACCACCACTGAACGTCTTGGTATTGTAGAAACCAAGATAGAAAACATTAACGAAAAGGTCGATGAATTAAAAGTCGATGTAAAAGACTTACATGATTGTCTAGACAGAACTAGGGATGGTTTAAATGAAAAACTAGACATTATGTATGATGCCTCGTGTTCACAACATAAGGCATTATCCGACGAAATAAGTAAAATCAAAAGAGATAAAGATAAAATTGTTTGGTTAATTGGTGGTGGAATTGCCTTGCTTGGTTGGTTAAGTGGTCATTCAGATAAAATTTTGGATGTAATTAAATCTTTTGCTTGACTTACACCTTCGGGTGTTTTATAATTAATTATTATGTTATCGATTGACGTTAAATATCTACGTCTTCTTTCTTCTCGTTTGCGTAATTTCAAGCAGAAGAAAGAAGGTCTTTTTAATTTCTCTTGCCCAATTTGTGGCGATTCAAAAAAGAATCTATCAAAGGCTCGAGGTTATGCTTTTTCTAAAGGTAATGATTATTTTTATCGTTGCCATAATTGTGGAGCAAGTACAAATGTTGGTAACCTCATTAAACACATTGATGCTTCCCTACACAAAGAATATATCCTTGAAAGGTATACCTCCGGTCGAACCAATAATGCTAATTCAGCCAACTCAGTATTACAAATATCCCCACCAAAATTTGGAAAACTACAGAAGCAAAAGATTTTCGAACATGCTGAATGGTGCGACAAGTTACCATTTGGACATTTTTGCCTAGAGTATTTAAAAAGACGAAAGATACCTAAGGATGCATATAAGTTACTGCTCTTTACAAGCAAGTACGCAGATTTTGTTACATCAATTTATAAAGACCACGGAAAACAACTAATTAATGATGCTCGACTGGTGATCCCTTTCTACGATGAAAACAATGATTTAATTGCTGTTTCTGGCCGAGCTCTTGAAACTAGCGATAATTCTCTTCGATATGTGACAGTAAGAACTAATGAATCAAAAACTAAATTAATTTATGGTATTGACAAATTAAAATCGTCAGAAAGAATACTTTTGGTTGAAGGACCTATAGACTCTCTTTTTCTAAATAATTGTCTGGCGTCTGGTGATGCAAATTTATTATCAGCTGCAAAAGAAGTGCATGGAGATGTGACTTTAGTATTTGACAATGAACCTAGAAATAAAGAAATATGTAAAATGATTGAAAGAGCCATTCATTTCAATCAACCAGTTGTTATTTGGCCTGATACTATAAAAGGTAAAGACATCAATGAGATGGTAATGAATGGTTTCCTGCCAGGCGAAATTTCAGATATTATAAGTAGCAATACGTTTAGTGGTGTAGCAGCAAAATTGAAATTTAATATGTGGAAGAAACTATGAAAGTTAGACTAGTTAGTTATACAGAACCATCAAGTGAGATAATTGATGATTTCAAAAGTGAGCCCAATTTACAAGACCTCATTGCATATTGCGCCAGGGTATCAAACCCAAGTAATCAGACAAATACAGAAACTTCAGAACGATTGTTAAAATACCTCATCAAAAATAAACATTGGTCACCACTTGAAATGGTGAATATGTGTTTAGAGATACAAACAACCAGAGATATAGCAAGACAAATATTGCGACATCGATCATTTTCATTTCAAGAATTCAGCCAACGATATGCTGATCCAATTAAAGATTTGGATTTTGAAATTCGTGAGGCCAGATTACAAGACACAACAAATCGTCAAAACTCTATTGAAACAGATGATGAAAAATTATCTAAAAAATGGGAACTTGCACAACAGCGAGTTATTCATGAAGCAAAATCTGCCTATGAGTGGGCTATCAAAAATGGTATTGCAAAAGAAGTAGCTCGAGCAGTCCTACCAGAAGGCAACATCTTATCAAAAATGTATATGAATGGCACTCTTCGTTCGTGGATCCATTATATTGAATTGCGCTCAGCAAACGACACACAAAAAGAACACAGAGAGATAGCATTGGCCTGTGCAAAAACTATTACTCAAGTTTTTCCAATAGCATCAGAGTTCGTATCACAAAAATAACAATAGGAGTACCGCATGGATGATAAGATTCACGGTATCACGGTCAATTATTTCCGTGATGGTTTGTTTGACGATTTAGGTATTAAAAGATTAAAAGAAAGTTATATGAGAGATGATGAATCCTCACCACAAGAAAGGTTTGCGTATGTCTCAGCAGAATTTGGATCCAATTCAGAGCACAGTCAGCGTCTTTATAATTATAGCAGTAATCACTGGCTCAGCTATAGCACTCCAATTCTCTCTTTTGGACGCTCAAAGCGTGGTCTTCCTATTAGCTGCTTTTTACCTTATTTGGATGATTCTGCTGAAGGTTTGGTCGACACACTATCGGAAGTAAATTGGCTATCAATGTTAGGAGGCGGAATTGGAATTGGAATTGGTATTCGTAGTGCTGATGATAAGTCTGTCGGTGTTATGCCTCATCTCAGGACTTACGATGCGTCTTCTCTCGCTTACAGACAGGGCCGTACTCGTCGTGGCAGCTATGCTGCATATCTCGACATCTCTCATCCGGATATTTTAATGTTTCTTGATATGCGTAAGCCCACCGGTGATCCAAACATGCGAGCGCTCAACCTACACCATGGTATCAATGTTTCGGATGATTTCATGGAAATTATTGAACGTTGTATGATTGACCCAAAAGCCGATGATACATGGGAACTTAAAGACCCACACAACGGTACAGTAAGAGAGAAAGTTTCTGCTCGTGAACTATGGCAACGTGTTCTAGAACTTAGGATGCAAACTGGTGAGCCATATTTACATTTCATTGATACAAGCAATGAAGCTTTACCAGAATTTCAAAAAAAGATTGGTTTAAAAATTCGTCAAAGCAATTTGTGTTCTGAAATTATTTTGCCTACTGATAAAGAAAGAACAGCGGTGTGTTGCTTATCATCTGTAAATTTGGAGTATTTTGATGATTGGAAAAACGATAAACTTTTTCTACGGGACATTGCAGAGATGCTTGATAATGTATTGCAGCACTTTATTGTTAATGCTCCTGATACTGTCTCTAGAGCTAAATATTCTGCTACTCGTGAGCGTAGCATTGGTGTGGGCGCTCTCGGCTTCCATGCTTACTTACAAAGGAATTCTATACCTTTTGAAACTGCCCTTGCCTCAAGCAAAAATAGAATGATGTTTAAACATATTCGTGAGGAATTAAATTCCGCAAACATTGAACTTGGAAAAGAAAGGGGTGAGGCTCCCGATGCTATTGGTACAGGCAAAAGGTTTTCTCATATGACAGCTATAGCACCTAATGCTTCAAGTAGCATAATCATGGGAAATACCAGCCCAAGTATTGAACCATATAGAGCAAATGCTTATCGTCAAGATACTTTATCAGGTTCTCATTTGAATAAAAATAAATGGCTCGATAAAATTATTAAGGAGAAATGTGATGCCGATTCTAAGTTGGACTATAACGAAATCTGGTCAAGTATTATCGCAAACGACGGAAGTGTTCAACATCTTGAATTTCTTGATGACTGGACAAAAGATGTATTTAAAACATCAATGGAAATCGACCAAAGATGGATCGTACAGCATGCCGCTGATCGCCAGCCCTATATTGACCAAGCGCAAAGTCTCAATCTCTTTTTCAGACCGAACTCAAACATTAAATACATTCATGCAGTACACTTCTTGGCATGGAAGCAAGGACTCAAAACGCTTTACTACTGCCGCAGCGAGAAGATTTCGAAAGCTGATAAAGTCTCTAAAAAAGTAGAACGTAAAATTATTGAAGAATTGAATCTAAAACAATTAGCAACTGAAGAAGTTTGCTTAGCTTGCGAGGGATAAATGGTAAAAAAGAAATCTAAATTAACAGAAGAGCGAAATCACTATAAACCCTTTAATTATCCATGGGCTTATGAGGCCTGGCTTAGGCATGAACAAAGTCACTGGTTACACACAGAATGTCCTCTTTTAGAAGATGTAAAAGACTGGAAAAATAAGTTAACAGAGCACGAAAAGAAATTTCTTACAAATATCTTTCGTTTCTTTACACAAGGTGATATTGATGTTGCAGGCGGTTATGTTAAAAATTATTTACCATATTTTCCACAACCAGAAATTCGGATGATGCTTTGTGGGTTTGCTGCAAGAGAGGCTTTACATATTGCTGCATACTCACATTTGATTGAATCATTAGGAATGCCCGAAACCACATATAATGAGTTTTTGCAGTATTCTGAGATGAAAGAAAAACACGATTACCTTTTAGATATTAGTTCAAAAAATACCACTAAAGAATCTACTGCCACACACATTGCTGCGTTCTCAGCATTTACAGAAGGCATGCAGCTCTTTAGTTCTTTTATTATGCTTCTTAATTTTCCTCGTCATGGTGTAATGAAAGGTATGGGACAAATTGTAACATGGTCGATTGTTGATGAAACACAGCACGCCGAAGCCATGATTAAATTGTTTCGCACCTACATAGAAGAAAATAAAGAAATCTGGAATGATAATCTTAAATCACAAATTTACACGATTGCTACCAAAATGGTGGAGCTTGAAGATAAGTTTATTGATTTGGCATTTGGCGTGGTACCTATGGTCGACTTGGACGCTGCTGACGTTAAACGTTATATCCGCTATATTGCTGACCGCCGTCTTATCAGTTTGGGTCTTAAAGGAATCATGAAAGTTAAAAAGAACCCTCTTCCATGGGTCGAAGAAATGATTAATGCACCAACGCATACCAATTTCTTTGAGAACCGTGCTACAGATTATGCAAAAGGTGCCTTAGCTGGTTCATGGGAGGATGTTTGGGCTAAGGCCGCATAATGCCCACGCTTAAACATAATTGTGGCACTTGCGATTCGATATTTACAATAGACTATGATGAAGAGGTATGTGAAGATGCACCACATTATTGTCCATTTTGCGGAGACTATATAATTGAAGAGAATTATATAGATGAAGAAGATGAGTAATGTGGACATACAAAGGCCAGGAATTTTACGAGGAGCATATCGGTTCTACTTACGGTTATGTTTATTGCATTACCAATCTACAAGATGGCAAACAGTACATTGGTAAGAAATTTTTCAGCAAGGCCGGCTACAAAACTGTAAAAGGTAAACGCAAGAAGATTCGAAAGCCCTCAGATTGGTTAACCTACTGGGGGTCTAACAAAACTCTACTTGAAGATATAAAAAGACTTGGCGAACAACATTTTCGCCGAGAGATTTTACATTTATGTGCCACAAGAACAGATTGTGCTTATTTGGAATTAAAAGAACAAATGGATCGTCGTGTGTTAGAGTCGGACAATTATTATAACGATTGGATCATGGTAAAAGTTCGTAAAGATCATATAAAATTTCATAAGGTGAAATAGTTTATGTTGCACCTGCACAGCGAAAACATATATAATATTGTGGTTCTTATAAAAGCCAATAACAGGAGAATATATGTTAAAAAAGATTTTTCAATTTTTTAGATTGGATTATCAGTCAATGTTAGATGACTACATTTCAGCGAGAAATCCAACTTGCGAACAAGATGTTGAAAGGCTTATTAAAGAATTTCACCGCAAACAATTTGGATACTATTAAACCGTTTAAAGGAAATAAAAATGATTGACAATTTCATCGATACATTTCAAAACTATAAAAAACAATTTGTAACCACCTATGTTACTGATAAAACAACTCGTGAGGCCTTGATTAAATTTGTAGATGCACAAACTGATTTTGCAAAAGAATCATATAAAACGTTTGAGGCAATTTCAAAAGCTGGTTATAAATTTAATTAATTTTAAAATTTTCTAGGGCATACATAAGAGTATGCAAAAGAAACTAGGAAAATCTCAATCTTTCATTGATATTGAAAGTTCGAGCACTTCATACATGCCAGTAAACAGAAATGGATGGTGGATAAAATACTCTTGTCTTAAAGGTGAAACAATTTTACTCCTCTTTACATCAATGTTTACTGGTCAAACCATCATACGTTATTTCGGCAATGAAGATGAAGCTATAAAGTTTCTTAATTTCATTATTCATTGTAATCCGGCAGAAGAGTTAATGTTTTAATAAATTGCCTCTTTTGATTTTTCAATGTGTTAAAGTGTTGAAATGCACATACAAGGCCGAATAACAAAACAACAATTTCGTGCAATTGATTTTTTTGCTGATTGTTTATTTTCACATCAATTAAAACGACATTTGTGGATTGAAATTCGCAATCGAAAAATGAATGAGAATGAAATGTATGGCTATGTTTTTGTTGAATCTTATAATATTCGTGGTAAACCAAGGCATTTTGTTATTGTAATGAATTCAAAATTGTCGCCCGAATTAAAAATAAGAACATTAGCACATGAAATGGTGCATATAAAACAATATGCTTATGATGAATTAAATGAAGAAATGACAATGTGGCGTGGTCATAAAATCGATAGTGATAAAATTTCTTATTTCGAACAACCATGGGAAGTTGAAGCATGGAAAAAAGGTGATAAAATTTATGAAAAATTTTGGAGGTTAACATGACAACAAGTAATATCAGCCCACTTACGGTGGATACTCTAGCAATTGATCCCTACACTACCACTTACAGACCGTTTAATATCTTAAAGCCAATTGATTCTATTCAAGGTCAAATGATTATTGCTACAATTAAAGTCAATCATGAAGAAAAAGATATGATTGGCATGTCAGCAGCAGAGTTCCAAGAAATGATGAAAAAGAACTTGTGTATGGCTTTAATTGAAGAAATGGTGAAAAATAAAGTCATTGAATTTACCAGTCAAATGGATCCAGTTGAACTGGTAACTACATATCGTGCTAGAGTATACGCAACACCCGACACAGAAATTAGAGTGATACGCAAAAGTCAATCATTTTAAAATATTACAAAATTGTTTAAGGAACAATAATTTCTAAGTAAAGAGGGGCAACCGCTCCAAACAATTTTCTTCGGAGAGAAAAATGAAACTAGAAATGACCGTTTGGGATCTCAGTGTTAATTTGTCAGTCAAAGGCAATAACGAATTGTCACAAATTGACCTCTTAGAAAAAGTAAAAAGTTTGCTAGAAGAACTTACAGCATTTGATGAAGTAAACGTTAGTATTCAAAGTGTTACTCCAGAAGATGGTGAAGAAAATGGCGATGAAGAAGCAACAGTTGAGGATGAGACTGAAGATAACTCCGATTATCGCCACGCAGCCTAAGAAATGAATTATCGATCTATCTTTATATCGGATATTCATTTAGGAAGCAAAGGTTGTAAGGCAGACTTACTTATCAATTTTTTAAAATTGAACTCGGCTGATAAATTATATCTTATAGGCGATATAGTAGATGGATGGAAAATTCAAGAAAATAAATGGTATTGGAAACAGTCACACACTAATGTCGTAAGAAGAATTTTAGGCTTTGCGAAACAAGGTTCAGAAGTTATATACATTGCTGGAAACCATGATGAATTTTTGCGGCCTATGATTCCTTACGGCATTTCCTTTGGTCGAATACAAATTGCTAATCAATTTACGCATGAAGGTTTGGATGGTAAGAAATACCTTGTGGTGCATGGAGACTTATTTGATGGCATCACCAGGCTTGCTCCATGGGTTAGTTTTATTGGTGATCGAGCCTATGATATATTAATTAATTTAAACACTAAATTTAACTGGTGGAGGCACAAACTTGGATTTGGTTATTGGTCTCTTAGCCAATTTCTTAAACAGCGTGTCAAGCGTGCTGTTGATTTCATTTTCCATTTTGAGCATAATCTTGTTAACTATGGCCGTAAGCGTGGCTATGACGGAGTCATCTGTGGACACATACACAAAGCCGAAATCAAAACGGTAAATGGAATAATATATATGAATGATGGTGATTGGGTGGAATCATGTACAGCCCTAGTTGAACACCACGATGGCCACTGGGAAATTGTCACTTGGAACAATTTAATTAATGAAAAAAATACTGATTATAACGGACAATCTAGCAAACCAAATTAACGGTGTTGTTACGACCTATACAAATCTTGAGGCGCTGGCGTTTCGTGATGGTTATCAGTTTGTTTATATTACTCCCGATGAGTTCAACCACTTTGATTGCCCTGTCTATAACGAAGTCAAGATTGCCTATCCATGGGAGATGGGCAAGAAGATTGAGGAGATATGTCCGAATTATATCCATATCGCCACAGAGGGTCCTGTGGGTTTGTGGGCTCGAGCATATCTTACAAAACACGATTATCATTACAATACTGCTTATCACACTAAATTTCCTGAAGGGCTCAAAACTTTGGTTGGAATTCCTGAGTCCGTTACTTGGCGCTACATAAAATGGTTTCATAAACATACTGGTAAAGTTTTAACAACAACCGATAGTATGGTGAAAGAATTAAAAGATCATGGTCTAACCTCAAAAATTATATCATGGACAAGAGGTGTTGATCGAACAATTTTCAACCCCGATCAACGAAATAAAACAACAAAAGAAATCATTTTATTGTGTGTTTCAAGAGCAAGCAAAGAAAAAAACCTTGATGTCTTTTGTACGATTCAATATCCAAATTCTAAAAAAATATTTGTTGGTGATGGGCCTTATTTAAAAATTTTGAAGGAAAAATATGATGATGTTGAATTTGTCGGGTTTAAAACTGGTAAAGAGTTAGCCCATTATTATGCCAATGCCGATGTATTTGTATTTCCATCGTGCTGGGAAACATTTGGTATTGTAATGATTGAAGCTATGGCTTGTGGAACACCTGTAGCCGCTTACCCTACGCAAGGCCCTTTAGATGTTGTTGATGAAGGTAAAACTGGGTTTTTACATGAAAATTTAAATATAGCCATTGAAAAATGCTTGAATATGGATCGACAAGATGTTATTAATTATAGCTATCGATGGAGTTGGTCCGAGGCGTGGAAAATATTTAAAAATAATTTAATTGACTGGAAATGAAAATGGTAAAAAAAAGAAAAGAAGAAAAAACAATAAAGATGAAAATGCCCGGCACTCTTGGGAGTGCCAAATTAGTTTTTCCTGAAGAAAAAGAGATTTGGCCTAAGGTGACCAAAGGTTTTTATTCAACCCGCATCGAACATGAAAATGGTACAGTTGATTTTCACACTGATTGGAAGGCCTTAAGTGAACATGTCGGCCAAGCTATTAAAGAGCTTAATGCTAAAAAATAGTGCCAGGTATACGCCGACAAAAAGAGTGCCCAAATTGTTCGATTAAACACCGAAGACGAGGGCCTTTTTGTTCTAAAGGTTGCGCTAATTCAGCCAGAATACCTACAGAAGGTATGATTGAACATATGCGAAAAGTGGTCACGGAATACAATAAAACACCAGAATCCATTGGTTATAAAAAATTATTTCACACAGGTATGTCACCCAATGATTATGCGGTTGATATACCTGATTTTTATGATATGCCCGATGGTTATGAAAAATCCGAAGATTGGTGATGTTGCGTAAAAACAACAACGCCCTTGACAAATAAACTGTGTTTGTGTACCATATAATTTTAAAAAGGGTAAAAAATGGGTTTAGATATGTACGCTTGGTCGGTTGATGAAAATGATGTAATCTCTGAAACCAAGTTTAATGAAGAGAGCGATAAGGTAGAGATTTTTCGTTGGCGGAAACACCATAACCTTCATGGTTGGATGGAAAAGCTATATTATGACAAAAACGGCGAAGGTGAATTTAATTGTGTACCTGTGCGCCTTCGTATCTCCGATTTAGTGGAACTTCAATCTGTAATTCTGGCGCATGGGTTGCCAAAAACCGAAGGGTTTTTCTTTGGCGATAACCCACCCGATGAAGATTCCGATGAGCAGGATTTATTGTTTATTGCAAAGGCTCTCTCGGAGATTAACCGTGGCCGTGCGGTTTTTTATGATTCTTGGTGGTGAAAAACAGTAATTTAATGAAAGCATTTATTACCGGTATAACCGGGCAAGACGGCTCTTATTTAGCGGAACTTCTTTTAAATGAGGGCTATGATGTGCATGGCCTAATTAGGCGCACAAGTACATATAATTTTCAAAACATCGAACACATTCAATCAAAATTAAATCTTCATTACGGAGACTTATCGGACGCACCAAATATACACAACATTATTATGGACATTAAACCCAATGAAGTGTATAACCTTGCCGCACAATCACATGTTTCGGTTAGTTTTAAATTGCCTGCATATACTGCTGAAATAAATGGCATTGGTGTGCTTTATATACTTGAAGCAATACGAAAACTATCTGAATATCAAACCTGCAAATTTTATCAAGCATCAACAAGTGAACTTTTTGGTAAAGTCCAACAAATTCCGCAAACAGAAAATACGCCATTTTACCCACGAAGTCCTTATGCTGTAGCGAAATTATACGGCTATTGGACTACAGTTAACTATCGTGAAAGTTATAATTTATTTGCATGTAATGGTATTTTGTTCAATCACGAAAGTCCACGAAGAGGTGTAAATTTTGTTACAAGAAAAATTACACATGGCTTAGTGAGAGCAATTCGCGGTGAAGGCCCCGTTCAATTAGGTAATTTAGATGCAAGAAGAGATTGGGGCCACGCAAAGGACTTTGTTGAAGCAATGTGGCTTATGCTTCAGCAATCAAAAGCCGATGATTATGTAATTGCAACGGGTGTTCAACGAAGCGTCCGCGAATTTTGCGAAGTTGCCGCTAAGGTTTTAGGAAAAGAAATTAACTGGGTTGGTTCTGGGCTATTAGAACAAGGCTTAGATAAAATGTCTGGTAAAGTTCTCATTGAAGTTTCAAAAAAGTTTTATAGACCAGCTGAAGTGAATACACTTTTAGGAAATTCAACGAGGGCGAGATCCATTTTACAGTGGGAACCAAAATATAATTTTTATGATTTAGTGAAAGAAATGTGTAACGAAGAACTTAAAAATTGAATAGATATGAAAATAGTATTAGCAACTGGTGGTTTTGATCCTCTTCATAGCGGCCACATTGATTATTTTAATGCAGCAAAAAACTATGGTGATATTTTAGTTGTAGGTATCAATAGTGATGCTTGGTTAACAAGAAAAAAAGGTCGTGCATTCATGCCCTGGAATGAAAGATTTTCTATCATTTCAAATCTAAGCATGGTAAACAAAGTTACTGAATTCAATGATGATGCGAATAATAGCACTCATTGTATTCAAAAATTATTAAAAGAGTTTCCAAATGATGAAATTATTTTTGTAAATGGCGGAGATCGTGATTATACAAATGTGCCAGAACAGACACAATTCAAAGATAATTCTAGAGTTAAATTTGAATTTGGTGTAGGAGGAAATGATAAAAGAAATAGTAGTCGTTGGATTCTTGAAGAATGGAAAGCACCAAAAACAGAACGTGTTTGGGGGCACTATCGAGTAATTCATGAAACAGGTAAAAAATTTAAAGTAAAAGAATTAATTGTTGAACCGGGTAAAACTCTGAGTATGCAAAAACACGAAAACCGATCAGAATTTTGGTTTATTGCTGAAGGATATGCTACGGTTTATACAATGAATAACATCGGTACGGAAAAACTAATTGGTGTGTTCGGAGAGCATCAGGACATTTGGATACCAAAACAAAGTTGGCATCGTCTAGAAAATGCAACAAAACAAACCTTACGTTTAATTGAACTTCAATATGGAGAGGAATGTTCAGAACTGGACATTATAAGACAATGATACAAATACCAATCAGTATTGGGGAATTGATTGACAAACTCACTATTCTTCAGATAAAATTACAACAGATTGATGATCCTGAAAAATGGAAGAATGTAAAGAATGAGTGGGATATTCTATTCAGACTTCCTGAATACAAAGACGTTGCATATGAGATTGCACCATATTTCACCAATCTCTATGTTGTCAATATGGAACTATGGAAGATTGAAGATGATATTCGTGGATGCGAAAAAAATCAAAACTTTGATTTGAGATTTATTCAATTGGCAAGATCCGTTCTACACTGGAAACCAAAATATAATTTTTATGACTTAGTAAAAGAAATGTGCAATGAAGAGTTTAAAAAGTAGGTTTCGGGCGCAGTTTTTCGCAAAGGCTCTCTCGGAGATTAACCGTGGCCGTGCGGTCTTTTATGATTCTTGGTGGTAATTTTAAAAAATCCATTGATTTCATAAATATTATTTTTATTTTCATGGAATCAATAAAATGAAAACATACAAAGAATTTGTACAAGAATCTTCATTGTCACGAGTACATTCGCATACACAAGGCCGAAATATAGGTATGATTACGGCCCATCGTGGAGAAAATACAGCCGAAGAAAATAATCGAAACAATGATTCTCTTAAAAAATCTATAAGAGATGCTGGTTATGGGTTTATTCCTGTCCGAGGCCGTTATATAGAAAACCATGGCACACCACAAGCTCGTCCTGTTGATGAAAAATCTTTTTTAGTTGTAGGTAAAAAGGGTGATGATAAAGGTGAACTTAAAAAATTTTTAATTAAACATGGCGAAAAACACGGCCAAGATTCAATTTTACATAAACCCCATGATGAAGAAAATGCTAAATTGCATGGAACTAAAGAGGGTGGATTTCCAGGTAAGGGGAAAACGCATGATGTTGGAAAATTTCATCCAAACCGTGCTTCTGAATTTCATACGGCCATGAAAGGTTCCAGAACATTTGCATTTGAATCATTTGAATTTTTAAATTCCGTTGGGTTTTTTTCACGGGAAGAAAAGTTATTTTAAAAGTGTCGTAAAAAAGCAACAGTTGCCTACATACAACACCGCCTTGACAATTGCCAGAAACCAGACTATAATTGATTCCATGATGATTGATAAGGATACGAAATGAGAGTTAAGAGAATGATTGACGGCCTCGATAACGGCCAAAAGATTCGGGTGATTGTTGATGGCGTTGGTTTTCACACCACGGTCAAGGGTGCCTTTGATTTGGTTTTCTACCATCACCGTGTGGCTGCTGTTCAGGCACTCACCAGCCTGGCTCTTCAACGTATACTGGCTATGCAAGGTCATGGTCAAGTAACCACGAGCTTTGCCACCCGGTACGAAGTCCGCAAGGATGACGGCAAATTAATTCCTGTTGATGTTCAAGTGGATTTGTACTAAAATGTATAGAACATTGTATTATGTGGCCTTGAACCACCTAAAAACCTTTTCCGACGGTGGCTGGCGTGATTATATAGCCACGCCAAGTCTAGGTAGGGCGAGGTACTATGCCAAAAAACTTAAACGAAAGTATAGGCAAATTGATGTTTATGAAAAAGGTAAGAAACCGTATGTGCTGCCCAGGAGCTGGTTATGAATAGCCAGGAAATTAGCGATGCCGTGTATGCCTACGCAAAAGGTCGTAGCGACTTTACAGCACCCTATGGTGTTTTACAAGGTGAGCATGTCAATCGAAAAGGCACCAAGTTTAAGAGTGTGACTTTTGGCCGTGCTCGTACACTTGATGCTACAGTGGAAATCTATAATAGGAATTTTATGATTCTTCGGTGTAGTGGTGTTGCTAACCGAGTATATGAAAATTATGATGATTTAATGGTCGCATTGCGGGAGCTATAATGATGAACGAACGAATTCGAGAACTTGCTGAACAATGTTGGGATCAGCGATTAGATGGTCGGCATTTCGATCAGGAAATGTTCGCCGAGTTGATTTTGAAGGATGTATTCGACCGCTTCGGTGATGAAATTTTGAGCTTACACTATCTTAAACAGGAATGTTGCCAAGATTCGGTGCATTTGCTGAAATCAAAAATACAAGAACATTTTGGAGTTGAATAATGAACGAACGAATCAGAGAATTGTATTTAAAATCTTTAAGTGACAATCAAGAATTCTGTTATCAGAAATTCGCCGAGTTGATCGTTCTAGAAGTGTTAAATGTACAGGAAAACCTTATGGCTAATGGCCATAATGCCTGGCACCTACACAAACCTACTAAAAAACATTTTGGAATTGAAGAGTAAGAGCTATTGCCTTGTTGCAAAAAAACAACACGCCTTGACAATTTCCCACTTTCGGCATACCATTACTCCATGATGAATAAGGAAACAATGATGACTGACAAAACGATTTTCGCCATTGAAGGTGTCGGTGAGTATGGGCTCGACGTTGACCATAGCCCTGGCAACGGTGGCTATTATGTTAAACTTTATGATGGTTCTTATGACGCTTCAGGCTTCTATACCGAAAAAGAAGCCCGTGAAGAGCTCGAGTACCTTACCAACCACTGAGATATAGCCATGATTGATAACCACCTTACCGATTACCTCACCGCCATACGCACCAGCTATGCCGACCACCATATCAAAATGAATAATGGTGCTGACGATACAACTAAGGCCATCCGTGCTGAAATGTATGATGATTTTTGTGCCAACCTACGCTTTGAAGCGGGTAACAAGTATATAAAGATTATCACCAAGAATTCCGTACATAGCTTCATTGTGAACACCGATAAAGACCGAGAGTTTAAGAGGGGTGATATACTGAAAGCCAATAGTTGGACAGCACCGGCCCGTAACTTTGCTCGAGGTAATATAGTGAAAAAGCAATATGGAAATTTATCTTGGACCGGAGTAGCATAGTGGTGGTAATTGGGATAATGATTACTATTTGAGAATGATTCTTAATTGGAAAAAACTATACCGTTGCGAAAAAACAACACCTCACTGTTGCCGCAATACAACACCGAAAGTTGCGAAAAAACAACGTCTTGACAATTGCCCAAAATCAGACTATAATTGGTTCCATGATGAATGAGGAAACGAAAATGATTGATTATGTTGCTGCCGAAGATGGTTGTATTGAATTTTATGCCGGTCTTGGTAACTTGGTTGTAAAGTCGAACGATATAGAAGTTTTAACGGCTGCTGTGAAGGCTGCTGGAGGCTTTGCTAAGAACCTGATGGCCTCGAGCTCTTGCGATTTTGCGGACGAGTATGGCTTCCCCACCCAAGGTGCCTTTGATGCTTTACTGATGGCTGCTCTGGAAGCCTAAGATTGCCTCTGGACTCTGAAAACCTGTATATAATGACGGTGCTACCTATGATAAATGATACCGATTTAAACCTGCTGTGTGCTGAGATAGCCGCTGAGACCTTGAGCTGTTATACTGAGGACCTTTGTGATGATATGGAGGTGGAGCTTCTGGAGCTAAACAACCCCCGCTACCATGGCCCAGATTATGATGAAGGCTGTGAGTTTGACCCGCTGTTGGGATAAAACAACAGGCTTGACAATTGCTCAGAAAAGCGTATAATTGGAAACATGATGAATAAGGAATTGATGATGTTTGTAGTAAGTACCCCCTCCGAGGTGGGCCACGAGGTCCTCTCCACTTTTACCTCCCTCGATGATGCTGTGGCTTTCGTCGATGGTAACCCCGCTCTGACCGTCACCGAGTGCAAATTGGTGGTTGGTCCGTTCGGTATGAAAATGATCCCCGTTTGAAAGGAAATTGAAAATGGCTGCTGTTGGTTCTCTCAATAATCTTAAAGACACCCTTGCTGCAAAGCGCACGGCTCTCAAAGCTCTGAAGGCTGAGGTCGCTGAATTGGCTGGTAAGGTCAAAACCTATACCGCTGACAATAAGGCCATCAAGGCTGCGGCTCGAGCTGATCGAAAGGCTGCTAAAATTGCGGCTCTGGAAGCCAAACTGATGGCTCTGAAAATTGGCCCGGTCGGTGTGGTTGCCAAGAGGGCGGCTCGTAAGGCTGGTCCCGTAACCGTTGTGGAGGTTGTATAATGTGGAATCTTGAAGGCCTCACCGTGCGAGGCCTTTATATGGGCGAGTACCCGGTAAGTGGCCGGGTGGAGCTTTCAAGGGTCAAGTATGGCGGCGAAGTTCAGCACACCGTGGTTTTGGACAAGGCAATAAAGTTTCCGTGGCGAACAGAGCCCGCTGAGAGGCTGCTGCTGGAGCATAAGTATATCGAGCAGGTGCAAGGATGAAACAAAAACCAGTCCAAACCTATGTGAACGAAGACGGTATATTGGTCAAAGTTTATAAGGGTTTCCCAGCCCGAGCTGAAGAGAAAATGAACTACAATTTTAACCGCTATAGTGTCGCCAACGTTGGACGGAAAGCTATGACGCTAACTAAGGCAGGCTTCGCAGGCCGTCACGTTATGTAGCGGGGCTACATATATTGGTATGGAAACTAAATCTATATGGGGTTTAAGGATCCCTTACTGGGTGTCAAGGGATCCACTAAGGGATCCACTCACGCTCTCTATTTCTCTCTTTCAAAAAATCCGCCGGAGTCCAAAAGCCTCTGGAGTACGAGCTCCAAAAAAACCTCCGGATCCAAAATACACCAGGAGTACGAGCTATGTGGGCTCTTAAAATCATAGCCATTGGTTTCTTTTCTTCTATTGGATGGTATGGTGCCGAGCGATTGGTCATTGAGCCCTACCTAAAGCCCAAAGAACATATCGAGGAGGTTAAAAATGGGAATGCTTGACTATGTTTTATGGAATGGGTTTCGGTATCAATCCCGGACTACACCAGCACAATTTCTGTATGAATATAAAATACAAGCGGATATAGAAACTGGTTTGGTTTCTCTATGGGTAGAGGAACACGATAGCAACCCTCTACTGGACTATGATAAAATAAACCCTCGGTGGGTACTATGTGAGGACTTTACTGGTGAGGTTCGGTTTCACAGGAGCCTCGATAAATCCCATACCAAATGGGAGGAATATTCGGCCTATTTCGTTAAGGGTAGGTTGAGAGAGATAAACAGGTTGGATGACAATGAAAATATGGGTTGACCCGCCCAGTGGATGGCGTTATGGATTTCCTAAGATATACAATACTGAAAGTGGAATGACTATCATGGAGTGGTTGGTATCTGAAGGTTACCCACAAAAGGAAATAGATTACTTGGGTCGTTTATTTTATATGAGACAATGGAAGGTTACAGAAAATGAATAAATCAATTAAAGTGGTCATCAATGCCGATTATGGCGGATTTTCTTTATCGGGAGAGGCCTATGCGATCATTGCAAAGGTCAACGGATGGACAAGGTGTACAAACGATTATGGTTACGATTACTTAATGGATGAAAAAGGAAATCGATTGGACTATTGGAAAATTCCACGAGACGATCCGGGGTTGATAGAGGCTGTTGAAACATTGGGTTCCGAAGACGCCGGTGGAGAACATTCAACACTAAAAATCGTGGAGGTTCCCGAGGACATTAATTGGTATATTGCAGAATATGATGGAAATGAATGGGTAGCCGAAAGGCATCGAACATGGAAATAAACATACATAAACTGGCAAAGAAGCACCTCTATACGATTGAAGGTTCACCGTTCTGGGAGGCAGCAGGTTATAAAGAGTTTGCCGAAGAGATTATTGAGGAGTGTGCCAAGGTCGTGGATCATATTTCCATGAGCGGCGGTGAAACCATTGGAAATTTAATACGAAAAAAGTTTACACTCAATGAAAACTAAATTAGCACTTTTCAATCATCACCCCGAATGTAGCATTGATTGTTGCAATGGTATGGTTGAGGCGCTTTCTTCGGATTATCGAGTGGATTTATTTACGCAGCATCAATTCAATAAGGTCATACTCAAGGACTATGCGGCTGTCATGTTTCCTGGAGGGATTGGAGACTCTCATACACATTATAATTTTTTCACCCGCCGGCAAGGTAATATGTTGGCTGAGTATGTGGAGGCTGGTGGCAAGTATATCGGTATTTGTATGGGTGCTTACTGGGCAGGTCCTTGGTACTTTGATTTATTGGAAGGCATTGATGTTGTTCAATACATTAAAAGGCCTGGAGCCGAAATTAAAAGGTCCTACGCCACGGTAGCCAATGTGGTGTGGGGTGATGAATCGGAGAATGTTTTTTTCTATGATGGTTGCACATTCATTGGAAAGAATGAAGCCTTTGAAACGGTGGCCTGGTATGCCAATGGCGATCCCATGGCTATCGTACAAGGAAATATTGGACTGATTGGTTGTCATCCGGAGAGTCAGCAATACTGGTATGATCGTAAATACTTAAAAAAGCATTGGCATGAAAAGAAGCATCATGTACTGTTAAAAAACTTTGTGAATAATTTACTATGAATACACTTTGGCTTCTTTTAAATATATTTTTTGCGGCGTGGATGTATAAATCGGCCGATGATGAGCTCTACGAAAAAAGTAAATTCGTTTGGTTTTTGTTTTTGTTTACTTCAGCATGGAATGGAGCTTCAATAGCAAAGGCCTTGTTGTAAAAATGCAACAGTTGCGTAAAAACAACAGGTCTTGACAAATGGAGCGGGTTGGTCTACAATAGAAGCATGAAAAGACGTTCTGATAGAAACTATGTGCTCTACTCGGTGACCTGCTCGGACACCGGTGACTTTTACATTGGTTTGACCGTGGCTACTGGCCGTGCGTTCCTTCGTTCCGTCAAGGTTCGTTGGCAAAAGCATGTATCGAGAGCCTATCGTGAAAACAAAGCTTGGGCATTTTGTGATTTCCTTCGGAATAACGCCGAGGCGGATTTTCGCTACGAGGTCATTGAAGTAATCCGTGGCCGTAAAAATGCCTATCAGCGAGAGCGTGAATTGATTGCTGAATTTGAACCAACATTAAATACATTTTGAGAATAAAATGAGTAGAATAAGTGACTTGCTTCTGGACATACAAGAAGCTATTTGTGAAGATGCACTGTCTTTTAGTCAGATAGCTGCAAAGTTTAATGTGCCGCTTTCATGGGTTACGGAAGCCGCTAATATGATGGATGACATTGATGATTCCATGGACGGTGACCATGCTTCGGCTTTAGCTTCGGCTGGTTTTGGCACCGATGAAGATTATTTTTATGTAATGGAAAATGATTATGACGATTCCTTCTGAGAAGCGTTACTTTGTCAAAACGCTTTACATGGATAAATTTTGTGTGATCGACCGTGCTACTGGTCGTGTTATGAAAACTTTATCGGATCCTGTTGCAGCTTTTGAATGGCAGGATTATTTTAATGACCTAGATAAGCAAGATATGTGGGAGAAAGCCTAATGCCCGGTTTTATTAATAATTCTTATGATCGGAATAATTTAAATTTTCTGTTATGCCTTGACAATCACTCTTTAAAACAGTGGTATAAAGTTTGCAGTGATGATGATTTACTTTATGCTAAAAAACTTTTGGATGCATATTCTTTGGAAATTGAAGAAGAAACTAAAAAAAATTTAATTGAAGAAACACTAAACAATACAAAATATTTTACTGAAGCAACAGCCGTACTTTCTTACATAAGGGAAAAACAATGAGCTACCGAAACATCCGTACCAATGGTATTGTTGGAGTTTACGAAAACAAGGATTCTATGAATTCGGTAGATTTGCATTTTGCTGAGTGGTGGTCTGGCGAGGGCGCCGACTTTACTTTCGACGAAGGTAAAAAACCTATTAGCCTTTCTCTTGAGGAAATGAAGGCTATTGCTATTGCTGCCGGCCTGATGAACATGTTTGATTTTGATGAAGTGATTCAGGAGATTTCCGAAATTCGTGCTGAATCATTAAGGCGTCAACGTGAAATTGAAGAAATTGCTGCAAGTATGAGATAAATATGGAACAATTAGAACTTTTTGAAGATAAACAGAATCGCCGTTTTGGTGTTTACCTTGACCACGAAACTGCTGATCGAATTACGGTGGCCAATTTAAAGAGCTATCGAGACTCAATGATTGAAACTTTAAAAGACCATCGTGAAAATGGATCTTGGCTGCACCCCGAAGATATACCACAAATAGAGAGATCAATCGAGGCCATCCGTATCGTTTTAAGAGACTATGGTGAACACAACTAAAAAACGAAATTTAATTGCAAAGGATTTACGCACTCCTAAATATCGTATGCGCGTTGCGGCTTCAAAAAAACAATTTGATCGCAATGCCGAGAAACAGAATACACAAAAGGAATTGTCTTATGTTGAAAGGTTGCGAAAATACAATTTTAGAAAAAACATATGATGGGTTTTATTTTACACCCGGAGATCATTCGGGAGAAATTGAATTGTCTTTTTTTAAAGTGAAATCGCAAGAAATGGGAAACCCAATTGACTTTACCAAACTTGGTGATATGTTCCATGTGGCTTTCTTTCGAAGAGATACAACCGGTCGACCAGAATTTGAAGAAGAATTTGAGGCTATTTTTGCCGACCCAAAAATCTATGTGCAGAATTTAATTGGATCGGAGATATACGGCACTTTTTTGCGTAAGACCGAAAACTCTGGTAAGTTTTGGAAAGATTACCTCGATGATGCAAAGAAAAGGTGTAAGATAAACAAGTTAAAATTTCTCGCTGAAGCTATTATTGAAACAAAAAAGTAAAGTTATAAGGAATATATCATGCCTAATTGGTGTAACAATACTATCACTATTCGCTCCAACAAAAAAGAGATTGATAGGATTGAAAAATTTTTAAATGAAAATGAAGGTAAAGACTGGTTTACCTACTTTCGGCCAATGCCGGAAGCTCTAAAAGAAAACGGTTGGTACGAATGGTCAATCAACAATTGGGGTTGCAAATGGAATTGCGATGCTCAAGATTGGGTCCGTGAAGACGAAGAAACAATTTCCTTTTGGTATGATTCACCATGGGGGCCTCCCATGACGCTTTATGAATACATGACCGAGTTGGAATTTGATGTCCGTGCAATGTATCATGAAGAAGGTATGTGCTTTGTTGGTGAATTTGTCGATGGGTTTAACGACCAATACGAATACAGTGATTTGGAGTCATTGGAGTACATTCCAGAACATCTAATTGAACAATGGTGTCTAAGAGAAACGCTCGAGTATCGTGAAATTGAAGAGGATTATGAGGATGAAAGCGATGAAATCAAGTGAATTTGCAACGCCCGAGGGTAAAGAATGGATTCAAGGTCTATTGAGGACTGAAATCGTTACTGTAACCTTTGAAAAAGTTGATGGATCGACACGGGAATTACATTGTACACTGATTGAAAGTAAAATTCCCGATGAAATGAAGCCAAAAAACAGTGGAAAGTCAAAAAGCAGTGAAGTAATCGCTGTTTTTGATGTTGAAAATCATGGCTGGCGTTCGTTTCGTTATGATTCCGTTCGTAGAATTGAATTTTCTTTAGGAAAGAGTATTGAAAATGAGTGAAAAGCGTCTTTTTGTTGTTGAAACCGTGAATACTTTCTCGGATGTTCATGTTGTTGAAGCAGAAAATGAAGAAATGGCGAAAAAAATTGCTATAAATTCTGATTACAATGCTTCAAAATGGCTCGGAACTCAAATTTCTAACGTTTATGAGTTTGATGAGCGTGAAATGCCAAGACTTTTAAAGATGGATACATATTTTTTCGATGGATATGCTGTCGTTGATGAAGAAGGCTATTTGTACTATAAAAAAATGAACGGCGAAGTGAACGGAAACATGCGCCGTGAGAAAATTTTTGAAACTGGGGATAGTGAGTGACTTGTATCATTAACGGTGAGCTAAAAATGCCGCCAAGAATGGCAAATTCAAAAGGCGGCACTGAAAATATGGCTAGGCTTTTTATGAAATATGTGCCGCCAGACAGTTATAAAAATTTTCAAATACATATTTCAAAAGTTTCACAAGAAATCGATCCTACAAAAAAACAAATTTTGTGGGAAATGGATAATCACTGCGATCAAGACACTCCGGTCGGTCGATTTTCTTTTGATGAGTACGTTTTCATTTCGGATTGGCAAAGGCGTGAATTTATACGAGAACATAATTTGCCTCCTGAAAAAACTTCGGTTATTGAAACCATTATAGATTTTGTGCCCGATGAAACAATACAAAAACCGACCGATAAAATTAATTTTGTTTATGCAAGTGTTCCAGATCGCGGCCTTGATGTTTTGTATGAAGTTTTCAATCTACTGACACAAAAATACGATAATTTACATTTGACGGTATTTTCTTCATACAAACTTTATGATTGGCCCGAAGTTGATGAATATTATACTGAACTTTTTGAAAAAATTAAATCACACAAGAATATAACATATCGAGGGTTTGAGCCAAATTACGACGAAGTGATACGAGCAAAATATAATTCACATTTTTTCGTGTACCCTTGCACTTGGCTCGAAAACTCTGGAATTAGTTTAATTGAATCGTTGGCTTGCGGTTGTGTTTGTGTTCACACCGACTTTCATGCACATCCAGAAACATCCGAAGGGCGAAGTATTTCTTATTCGATACCTCCAACGATGGAAGATCACATTTATGCTTGTTATGGAATTACCGATCAACTTATTCAAAGGTATCTAAGTGAAGTTATAAAATTTCCTTTGCCTTTTCCAAGAGTATTGTACAAACATACTCCAGCGCATCTTATAGAAAAATGGACACAATTATTTAAACGATTGGATGTATAATGACAACTTGGCCATTGATGAAAAATGCCATTACTTGGCGTGATAAACTTGCACTGATTCGTTTTTTGGTGGCAAGTGATAAATTAACAAATGGACCAAAAGTCCGTGAATTTGAACAACAATGGGCTTACTGGATTGGAAGCAGACACGCTCTAATGGTGAGTTCCGGTTCGACAGCTAACTTTCTAATGTTAGCGGCCATTAAAGAAAAGTTTGGTTTGAAAAATGGTGATAAAATTGTTGTGCCTGCTTGTACATGGGTGACCAATGTAAGTCCAGTCATACAATTGGGATTTCAACCACTTTTTTGTGATATTAATTTAACCAATTATAGCTTCGATATAAATCATTTAAAACAAATAAGTTTAGTTCATCCTGATGTTCGTGCTATTTTTGTAACGCACTTACTTGGATTTAGTGCAAACAACGAAGGCTATCAAGAAATTTTTCCAGAGGCCTTGATTATTGATGATGTTTGCGAAAGCCATGGATGCCGAGCGCCCGATGGCTCTCGCCGAGGTTCAAATAGTTTGGCCGCTAGTTTTAGCTTTTATTATGGCCACCACATGACAACCATTGAAGGTGGAATGGTCAACACAAACGATTCAGAACTTTATGAACTGATGCGTATGAAGCGCTCACATGGTTTAGCAAGAGAATCGGGCAACCTAGAAAAATATACAAAACAATATCCACAACTTCATGAGCAATTTTTGTTTATGACCGACGGGTATAATTTCCGTAGCTCTGAAATCAATGCTGTAATTGGTCAAAGTCAATTACAACGATTGGATTCTATGATCGAACAAAGAAGAAGAAATTTTAAACGGTTTACACAAATCATTGAAAAAAATTCTGATAAATTTCATCCAGTAATTCACCAAGAAACCAACAGTAGTTTTGCTTTACCTTTTATAGCTCATGATCCAAACACGACAAAAATCATGAAACAGTATTTTACAGAAAATGGTATAGAACATCGACCAATTGTTGGCGGCAATTTACTTCGACAACCTTTTTTAAAGGGCTACAATTTCGCTTGTCCTAGAAAACAGTACAATGTCGATTTAGTAAATGACCAAGGACTTTACATTGGCAATAATCATTTCGTTACTGATGAAAACATGGATTGGTTAGAAACTATATTGAAAAACTTGCCGCTATAGCTCAGAGGTCAGCAGCGCCCGGCTCATAACCGGTGGGTCCTTGGTTCAATTCCAAGTGGCGGCACCAATTTTTAAGTGATAGACATGAAAATATTAATTACTGGTTATAAAGGCTTCATAGGTTCAAACCTATTTAAAAAATTATCAGAGAACCATGAAGTCATAGGTTTTGATTGGGGTGATGAGTTCCCTGATATATGTGGTTTTGATTGGGTAATTCATTTAGGTGCAATAAGTGCCACAACTGAAAGTGACGTTGAAAAAATTATGAAATGTAACTATGATTTTTCAGTTGAACTTTTTGATGCTTGTTTTGATTGTCAGGTTAATTTACAATATGCTTCTTCAGCTCAATTGTATGGACTTGGCACAAACTTTAAAGAAGATGCGCCGCCAGATCCAAGATCACCATATGCTTGGACAAAATATCTATTTGAACGATATGTCAAACAAAATGAACCACCACATATAACCGTTCAAGGATTTCGTTATTTCAATGTATATGGTCCTGGTGAAGAACAAAAAGGTAATCAGGCTAGTCCGTTTACAAAGTTTCGCAAACAAAAAGAAGAACGTGGCTACATTGAAGTTTTTGCACCAGCAGGTAAATATAAAAGGGATTTTATTCATGTAAATGATGTGGTCGATTATCATATCAAATTTTTTAATGTAAAAGAAAATGGTATTTGGAACATTGGCAGTGGTGAAACAAGAAGTTTTTTAGATATAGCCAAAGAAATTGGTGGTGAGATAAGAGAGATTCCTGTACCTGATAATATTCGGCCATTTTATCAAGAATGGACCTGTGCCGATATGACAAAAACAAGACAGACATTATCTAAATATAAATAGTAAAATGAACTATATATTGGTTCTCTGTGATTGTTGTGATATGATAAACAATCACAGGGGAACCTATGAAAAAGATTTTAGTCGCTCTTTTTATAATTGCAGCGGCAGGCTTTGTAAGTGCTCAAACAAATACCAGCACACAAACAACTAATGGTGGCACTACCACCAGCACAACAGGTTTAATTAATCAAGGTGGGTATGATGGTGGCAAAAGTTTAGTTGACACCAATTCTACCTCCAATAGTACCAGCACTGTAACAACCAATAATAATAGTGTAAGTACAACTAATTCCGTATCCACCAGTACAGTTAACAGTAATTCAGTTAATACAAATAATAACAACAACACTAGTACTAGTGTAAATACCAATAACAATATACAAAGTGGTACAGTTACCAACAACAATAACAATAACTTAACTGGTTCAGTAACCTATACTAACAACAACAATAACGTTAGTTCTGGTTCAATGACATATAATAATAACAATGTCAATTCAGGAACTCAAACGTTTAACAATAATAACAATAGCACCAGCACCAGTACAGTTAATAATATAAATTCTGGTACACAAACTTTTAATAATAATAATGTTATGAGTGGCACTTTAACAAACATTAATCAAAACACATCCACAACTACCAATAGAAATGAAAACATAAATTCTGGTACACAAACTTTAAATAATAATATGTCGGGTAGTGTAACCTATACCAATAATAATATAAATTCTGGCACTCAAACCTTCAACAACAATAACAACAACACTTCAACCAGTGTTAATACAAATAATAATGTAAACACTGGCACCATGACATACAACAATAACAACAATAGCATATCAACTAGTGTTAACACTAATAACAATGTAAATACGGGTACTATGACTTATAATAATGTACAGACTGGTGATATGACTAATCGCAATATTAATCAAACTACGGCCACCACTAATAATACCAATAATAACATTCAAACTGGTGACATGACAAATCGTAATATCAACACTAGTACCAGCGTTAACACCAACAACAATATTCAAACTGGTGATATGACCAATAGAAATATTATCACAAGTACCAATACTAATAATAATATCCAAACCGGGGATATGACTAATCGTAATATCAACACTAGCACCAGCACTAACACTAATAATAACATTCAAACAGGTGATATGACCAATCGTAATATAAATCAAACTACGGCCACTACTAATAATACCAACAACAATATTCAAACTGGTGACATGACCAATCGTAATATTAATCAAACTACAGCTACTTCAAACAGTACAAATACAAATATTCAAACTGGTGACATGACCAATCGTAATATTAATTCAAGCACTGCAACCACTAGCAATACCAATAATAATATCCAAACCGGGGACATGACCAATCGTAATATTAATCAAACTACAGCTACTTCAAACAGTACAAATACAAATATTCAAACCGGTGATATGACCAATCGTAATATAAATCAAACTACGGCCACTACTAATAATACCAATAATAACATTCAAACTGGTGACATGACAAATCGTAACATCAGTACAAGTACCGCAACTTCTAATAATACCAACAACAATAATAATGTTAGTAGTAATGTAAATCAAAATATTCAAACTGGTGATATGACCAATCGTAATATAAACGAAACCACTATAACACAAAAAGTAATTCAACCTCCACCAACTGCTATAGCTCCAGCAATGATGTCTGGCGGTAGCCCCGATCTATGTACTACAGGAGCAAGTGGAGCATTACAAACTCAATTGTTTGGTATGGCTCTTGGTGGAACAACAAGAGATATGAATTGTGAAAGACTAAAACTTTCTAAAACTCTTTACGATATGGGAATGAAAGTAGCTGCAGTAGCGACCATGTGTCAAGACAGAAGAGTGTTTGATGCTATGATGATGGCGGGCACTCCTTGTCCTTATGAGGGGTTAATAGGCGAACAAGCAAGAGAAGCCTGGCTTAAAAATCCTGAAAAAATGCCTAAATTAGTTAACGAAGGTTAATATGAATTTTAAAAAATTAGTAGCCTTTGTTTTATTTTTGATAAGTATTCCCCTATGTGCTCAGACAGTTCCATCGTACTCGACTTCTTATTCTCCGCCCACTACTGTTAACTCTACTGGAAATCTTGTAAACAATACACAAACTGCTACGCCTTCAACATCAACATGGCAAAATGCTGTATTTCAAAATTCATTAACTTGCTGGGCATGGGGAG